GGGCCGTCCCGCCGGCCTGGCCGATCGCGTTGTTCCCGTTCGCCCCCGTCCCGGCCGACGACCCGCCGCCCCCGCCCTTAACCGACGTGTTGCTGGCCCCGGCCCCGCCGCTGTACCCGGCCGACGGGAGCGACCCGCCGGACCCGCCGCCGGTCCCGCCGGTCCCGCCGGTCCCGCCGTTGGCGGCACTCAGGCCGGGCTGGCCGCCGAACGCCAGGACGTGCCCGTCTTCCCCGGTAAAGATCGTCAGGCCGCCGGCCGTCCCGTCGGACCCCGACCCGCTCCCCCCGGCGGCGCCGACGGTAACCGTGTACGCGGTTCCGGGGTTGACCCGGATCAGGAGGGTGCCGTACCCGCCCCCGCCGCCGCCCCCGCCCCCGGCCGTCCCGTTCCCGGCCCCGCCGCCGCCGCCCCCGCCCCAAACCTGGACCTGGACCTGGCCCACGAAGTCGGGGCAGGTCCAGGTGCCGGAGGTGGTAAAAGTCTGCGAGGGCATGTGCCAACCCGCTGGCGGTTAGAACCGGACCACGGCCTGGTTCGGGGCCCGGGCCTCGACCCGGGGGCCGAACGCGGCCCGCAGGGTGGGCTCGACCCCCGGGCACCCGGGGAGCCCGCAGTCGTCCCAGACGATCACCCCGCCCGGGACCATCCGCGGGGCGAAGTAGGCGACGGCCGCCTTCGTCGTCTGCTCGATGTCCCCGTCCACGTGGACGAACGCGTACCGGCCGCCCGGCGGGGCCGTGGCCGGGAAGACCCCGCGGTGGAAGACGGCCGCGGGGTGGGCGACCGTGGCCCGGGCCTCGGCCTCGTCGGCCGCGAAATTCCCCTTGGCGTGCCCGCCCGGGGCGGCGTCGTCCTCGGGCATCCCCTCCCAGGTGTCGAACAGGTGCAGGGGCCGGCCGCCCGCGAACCGGGCGATCAGGCGGGCACTGCCGCCGCGGAAGACCCCCAGTTCGGCGAAGTCCCCCTCCGGGAGCCGGGCCGCCCGCCGGGCCTCGTCGCGGATGACGGCCAGGCGGTCGGCCCCGATCAGGGACCGGCCGCCGGCCAGCCCGCGGGCCAGGGCGATCTCGTCCACGTGCCGGGCGACGGTCCGCGGCTCGATCGCCCCGACCGCCGGGCACTGCGGCTTGCACCGCTCGCCGAGCCAGGAGGGGGGTTGCCACCAGCACCCGGTGCAGGAGAACGGGCCGGCCAGCCAGGACACGTGCGGGCCGTACCCGGCGAAGACGCACTCCCCGGTGGTCGGGCCCATCAGGGCCAGGGTCGGGACGCCCAGGGCGCAGGCGACGTGCGTCATCCCGGAGTCGATCCCGACCGCGGCCGCCGCCCGGCGGAGGACGCCGGCCGCCCGCTCGGCCGACGCCCCGGTCACGCACTCGAAGTCGGCCAGGAGCCTCGCCCGGTCGTCGGCGGCCAGGAAGACGACCCGGTACCCCTTCTCGGCGAGCAGGGGGGCGACCGTCTTCCACCCCTGGACCGGGTACTCGCGGTCCGACCCGCGGGAGAAGGGGAGGATGCAGATAAAGGGCGGCGAGGTCGCGAAGTCGGCGCTCTGCCGGTCGCACTCGGCCGGGTCGCGGAGGGCCCACACCGGCGGCGGCGTGGCCCCGATGTTCCGGGCGTACCGGGCCAGGCGGGGCTCGGGCCCCCGCCGCCGCTCCTCGACCCGGTAGTCGGTGTTCAGTTGCCGGTCCGGCCCCCGCAGGACCCGGCGGGCGTCCTCGTCGTACTCGAACGGGCGGTACTCGTCCGGGCCGGCGAACAGCCGGGCGAACGGGAGGCCCCAGTCGCTCACCCGGTAGACGACCTTCTTGTCCGGGTGCTCGCGCTTGAGGGCCGCCACGGCCCCGGCCCCCTGGACCGCGTCCCCGACCCCGCCGGCCCCGTGGTTGACGACGATCGTGTCGGGCCCGGCGTCCGCGAACGGGTCGGGCCGGAGGGCGTCGGCGAAGTGCTGCCGGGCCCGGTGTTCGAGCGGCAGGCCGAGGGAGACCAATTTCGGCTCGGACGTGTGAACGATCACGTCCCGCCCGCGGTACTGGTAGACGTACACGTGCCGGGCGTCGGGGTGCCGCCAGAAGTCGCCGAGGTCGTGGAAGGCCCGCCCGGTGATCGCCAGCGCGGCCCGCCACGCGTCCTGGTCGCCGAGCATCCGCGGGAAGTAGTACCCGGCCCGCGAGCAGACCCACCGGGCGATCAGGAACTCTTTCCAGACGGCGTCCTTGCGGAACGCGAACTGCCCGGACGACAGCGGGCGGGGGACCGGCCGGGCCCCCGGGGCGACGGCGTCCGGCCAGACCTCGGCCCAGTTGAGGACGTCGGCCGACGGGTGCGGGTCGGTCCACGCGGCCAGCCCGTGGTCGGCCGCGAGGTCGAGCAGGAAGGACGGGTCGGCGGCCGGCCAGGCGTCCGAGTCGAGCCACAGGACGTCCCGCCACGGGGCCCGGCGCATCATCTCCAGTTTGGCCGCCCACCCGGCCCACTGGGGCCGGTCCGGCGGGACCCCCGGGGGCTGGTAGTCGGTCGCGTCCAGGTCGACGCACTCGCACCCCAGGCCGGCCAGGCGGTGCGGGCGGGCGGCCCCGGCGGTGGACCGGTAGAAGGCGAGGACGGGCAGGGCGCACCCGACCTCGCGGAGGGTCTTGACCAGGACCTCGACGCCCGGCCAGTACGCCCCCTCGCCGGCCGTGACGAGCCCGCGGCCGGCCAGCCCGGCCGGCGGGTCGAAGGCCGCCTCGGCGTACAGGCGGAGGGCGGCCAGGTGGGCGGCCGACGGGCCGGGCGGCCAGTCGTACCGCCCGGGGTCGGCCCGGCTCGCCTTCGGCTGGTGCCGGGCCAGGCAGTGGGCGCAGGTCCGGCCGGCGGCGTCCGGCCGCCCGCCCGACGTCCCGCCGCAGGTGCAGTGCACGACGGCCATCAGCGGGCGCCCTCCCGCGGGGGGCTCGTCCAGTCCAGGTCGACCTGGTTCTGCCCGAAGTCGTTCATCCGCCGGGCCATCCAGGTCACCTCCAGGACGAGTTCCTGGAGGTCCGGGCGGTCGCCCAGTTCCTGGTACAGGGCCCCCAGGAGCGAGCAGACGAACCGGTGGTGCCCGGGCTTGTACAGCCACAGGTCGGCGTTCAGGTGCCGGGCCTGTTCGAGCCGGTCGGCCGCGGTGAACGGGGCGAACGGGACGGTGTCCCGGACGGCCAGGAGCCGGCGGGGCCGCCCGGTCCCCGGGTCCGGGCCGGCGGCGGCCGCCGGGAAGTTGGCCGCCCGGCAGTGGGGGCAGGTGACCTCGGCGGCCGCCCGGCCCCGGCTCCACCCGCCGCAGACGCACTCGATCCCCGGCATCAGACCCCGGCCGGGTCGACCCCGACCGCCCCCCGGACCGTGGCTTCCCGTGCCGCCATCGCCGCCGCGAACCGCAGGGCGGCCGGCCGCGGGACGCCCGCCGCCGCGCACGCCCCCAGGCACGCCAGGACCATGTCCCCGCACCCGGTCGGGTCGGCGGCCTCGGCCGGCGCCGCCGGGACCGTCACCGCCTCCCCGCCGGCCCCGTGGTGGGTGAGCCCCCGGGCCCCGTCGGTCACGACCAGTTCGACCGCGTGGGCCCGCCACCAGTACGGCGGCCTCCCCCGGGACGCGGCCTCCCACTCGGCCCGGTTGCACTTGACCAGGCTCGCCCCGCGGTAGGCGGACCAGTCGCGGCCGCGGGCCGGGTCGACGAGGACGGGGACCCCGGCCCCGGCGGCCGCCGCGAACACCCCGCGGAGGAGTTCCGCGGAACACGTCCCGAGCCCGTGGTCGGCCACCAGCACGGCCCCGACCCGCGCGGCCAGGGCCGCCGCCCGGGCGGCCACGCACACCGGCCGGGCGTCCACGTCCCGCCGCCCGACCATCGCCCCGCCGACCCAGAACCGCTCCCGGAGGGCGGTCGGGAACCCGGCCAGGCTGACCTGGGCCCCGAGCGCGGCGGCCATGGCCGCGACCGCCCCGGCCCCGCCCGGCCGCTCGACCCGCCCGGTCTCCCGGATGACGGGCACGCCCGGGGCCTCCGGGGCCTCGCGCTCGACCACCCCGGTCACGTCCCGGTCCGTCAGGTGGTCGCCGACCACCAGGACCCGGGCCCCCGCGAACGTCTCCCGCCAGCCCATGCCCCGCCCCCGGAACAACACCGCCCCGCCCGGACCGGGCGGGGCGGCGGCGTAACGACCGGTCGCCACCGGTCGGCCCCTCGGAGGCCCGGCTACTCCTCGCAGGTCGCGGCGAACATGAGCGTCGGGGTGCCCGGGCTGGTGCACTCCAGTTGGGCCGACTGGGCCCCGGGGATCTTGATCTCCTGCCCCGGGTAGAGCATGTCGAGGATCGCCTGCTGGGGCTGCAACTCCCACCACAGCCCGCCGTCGGACGGGCTGGTCGGCTCGACCGACGCGTTCGCCCCGCAGGTAGTCTGGATCGTCTCCGAGTCCGTCGGGTCGTTCTTCCCCGGGGTGGCCCCGGTGAAGGTGCCGAAGTTCGCCGTCGACCGCGTCAGCCGGATCTTGACCGGGGTGTCCGTCCCGCCGGCCGGCTGCTTGCCGAACAGGCGGAGGCCCTTGATCAGGACCCGCTGGTTGGCCGCGGCCTTGATCTGGAGCAAGGACTTCGCGGTGCTCGCGACCAGCGCGGCTTCCCCGCTGTTGACGTGCCAGAGAACGCCGGCCATTGTCAGGTACCTCGGTAAACGGGTGGTCGGGTCAGGGGGCGGGCCCGCCAGCGTGTTGGCAGGGCCCGGGCGGGTCAGCCGGTGATCGACACGGCCAGGGGCGGGACCAGGGCCAGGAGTTCGTCCCGGATGGTGTGGAACACGTCGTTCCAGTCCCGGGAGTCGATCGCGAACGTCCCGTCGGCGGCCGGCCTCTTGGCCGCGTACTCCTCCGCCAGCGCGGCCCGGCGGCGGTCGGTCGCGGTCGACCCGTCGTGCAGGGCGGCGGCCAGCCGGTCGGCCCCGCTGGCCAGGGCGGCCTGGACGCGGGCGACGTCGTCCCCGTGGAAGACGTGGTCCCGGGCGGTGTGCACGCACACCAGGTCGTGCTTGATGACCGGCTCGCCCTTCTTCCGGGGGGACTCGCCCTCCTCGTGCAGTTTGAGGTGGGCGGCCTTGGCGGCGGCGACTCGCTCGGCGGCGGACGGGGGCATGGGGGACTCCTACGCGGGTGAAACGATCCTTTCGAGGCCGTCCCGGATCGACTCCAGGAACTCGTCCAACTGGGGGGCGAGCAGGTCCGCCAGGACGTCGCACCCCATCCGGTTCCCGGTCCGCTCGTCGCGGAACACGATCTCGGCCCCGGTGTTCTTCTCGACCACGCCCGGGTTCCGCCCGAGCCGGACGGGGGCCCCGGCCGGCAGGGCGGCGATCTCGCGGATGGTCATCCGACTCTCCCGGCCGCGGCCGCCCCGACCCGGGCCATGGCCACGAGCGGGGCGGCGTACCGCGGGTCCTTCAGGTGGTGGCACCGCAGGTGCATGAACTCGGTCGCGTACCCCTGGGTCGGGCCGACCGTGTTGATCTCCTTGACGACCAGGACCAGGTTCAGGGCCTCCGGGGCCCGGGGGACGACGACCTTGCCGGTGAACCCGGTGACGACGATGAAGTCGTCCTGGAGGACGTCCCGCCAGTCGCAGTACACCGCGTACCCCAGGACCTCCGCCACCCCGCCGGCCGCCGTCACCTCGGTCCACCGCGTCCGGTTCGCCCGGCCGAGGAACCCGAGGAGGGGGTCGACCCCTTCCACCCGCATCTGGTCCGCGTCGTTCGGCCCGACGACCGGGACCGGCCCGGCCGCGACCGTCCCGCCCTTCTTGTCCCGCTCCGGGGTCGGGCGGAACTGCTTGAGCGTATGAATATAGGTGTAGACGCGGGGGTTCTGTTCCACGTCAGCCCCCGAACGGCATCCCCGGGCAGTTCGGCGGGGCGCTGGTGACCCGCCGGGTGGTCGCCGGCCCGGTCCCGCCGGCCGCCCCCGGGGCGAGCGGGCCCTGGGTGAAGGACGCGACGTCGGGCGGGCGGGCCGACTGCGGGGCGGCCGGCTCGGAGGACACCGGGACCGTGAGGGCCGGGGCCTCGTGCGACACGCCGACCGTCGAGGTCGACATGGGCGGCGGGTCCATCGCCTTGGCCCCGGCCCGCATCTCGCCCGCCCCGGCCAGGGCCTTCTCGGCCGCGGCCGGGCTGGACCGGCCGAAGACGGTCGCGCCCGGGACGACGACGGCCCCGGCCCCGCCCGCCTCCTCCATCCCGCACCCCTTCAGGCTCATCCCGACGCACTTCCCGTCGGGCATGGCGTGGTGCTCGAACTTGACCGGGCTGACGCCCTTGACGGCCATCTGCTCGCCGTGCCCGTCGGCCGGGCGGCCGGCCCCGTGCGGCTCCAGCCCGGCCTCGGGCGTCCCGCCGGTCGCGTGGGCGTCGGGCCCGGCGGTCACCCCGCCCTCCCCGTGGTGGCTCCCGGTCGCGTGGCTGGCGTACGGCTCGGTCATGGCCTTCTCCCCGGCTTCCCGGTACGCCGCCGCGGCGGCCTGGTCGGCCGGATGGCCCGCCCGGACCATCTCGGCGATGTTGTGCGAAATCACCGCCCGGCTGCTCCCGCGTTCGAGCGGCATCCCGTCGCCCTCAAGGAACCACCCCGTGGCACCCGCCCGGGGTCAGGCGCTTGTACTGGCCCAGGAGCCCGCGGACGTTCGAGAACAGGTACTCGCCGGAGAGCGTGGCCCCGAGGGCCCGGCCGTACGAGTACCCCTCCTCGCTCTCGCTGGTCGTCACCCCGAGGTTCGACAGGTGCACGTACCAGATGCACGCCGCCTGGACGACCGCCAGTTGGACCGCCCCCGGGATCGTCTGGACGGCCGGGTCGTCGGACACCGTGTACCCGCCCGAGTACGTGACCTTGACCGTCCCCGGGGCCTGCTCCTTCGAGTACCTGATCAGGTCCTGCCGCCAGAACCGGGAGAACGGCCAGGTCTGCCCGGTCCGGTACAGGAACCCGGTCGCGCTCCAGACCGGCGGCCCCTGGAGTTTGGGGTCGACCGCGTCCAGGGCGAGGTAGTAGTCCGCCCCCGGCTGCATGACCGTGGTCGACGGGCAGTCCGGGGTGAACGTCCCCGGGGTCTGCCCGAACCCGCCGGTCGGGTCGTACATCACCGACTGGACCGCCTCGACCGGGGTGAGCGACAGGACCAGCCGGTCGTCGTCCCGCGGGCTGAACCACTCGGTGTACGCCGCCCGGTAGGTGAACGCCGGGCGGTTCAGCCAGCCGAGCATGGCCTGCTCGATCTGGGGGACCCAGACGGCCAGCCACGACGCGGGCGGGGTCGGGGTGCCGGTCGACACCCCGGTCAACAGCTGCGCGTCGGTGATCAGGGTCCCGATCGCCATGTCAGCCCGTGTCCCCGGCGACCATGCGCCTGACCCCGATCGTCCCGAAATTCCGCTTGGTCTCGGCGTTGAGCAGGCGGTTGACCGACCGCCGGGCCTTCCGCTCGTTCGGGGTCGTCGCCCGGCCCCCGCGGGTCGCCCGCTCCAGGGCCCCGGCCGACCCCATCCCGGAGTACCGGGCGGCGTTCCGCCGGGCCGTCTGGTAGGCCGGTGTCTCCGCCGGTTTCTTCGGCCGCCTGGCCATCGCCCGCCCTCCCGGTTAGCCCCCCGCCCGTGGACAACGCCCCGCCGGAGATTCTTGCCCGACCCTCCCCTCACGGTCCCACGGCCCTCACGGGTCTAGGGGTTGGGGAGACTCGACGCCCGGCGGGGCGTGTGGTCCGCCAGTCCGCTGGCCGCCCGGCCCGCCCTACGGCATGACCGACGGCATCGTGTCCGGCTTGCCGGCCCACAGCCCGGCGTACGCGACCGCCAGGGCGAAGACGTTGACCGTCCCGTTCGCGCTGGCGGCGATCGTCATGCGGACGTTGTTGAACCCGTTGTTGATGTCCAGCTGCGCGTCGTACACGTCCATGACGTACAGGCAGTTCGCGTTCGTCGCCGGGGCCGGGAGGCTGAAGGCCACGCCGGGCGAGCCGATCGCGTTGGTCGTGACCGCGTCGGTCGCCCCGGTCTGGGACTGGGCCGCGGTCGACCAGTAGTAGTCGGTCTCCAGGGTCTTCGCCCCGGTCCCCGACGAGTCCTGGGCCTGCTGGAGGCCGACCGCCGGGGTGTCGGTGGCGGTCGCCCCGGTGTACGTCCCGAGGACGAACGCCACCCGCTTGTACTCCTTCATCAGGACCCAGAGCGAGTTCTTCGCGGTCTGGTTGGCCGAAACGGGGGGCAGGACGTACGCCAGTTTCGTCCCGTCGACCAGTCGGCCCAGCATCCACCCGGCGGCCATAGCGGAACCCTCGCGAACAGAGGTTTGAGCGGTCACCCGGGCGGGCCGGGGGTTGTCGTGCGGCGGAACGGCCGTCCGTCAGGACGTCGCCCCCTTCGTAACTGAAAAATTCAGGACCGGCTGCTCGGTCGTCGTCCCGCCGGTCGTGAACGCGGTGATGTTGAACGACCCGGCCCCGACGGCGGTCACGAACACCTGGTACTTGTCCGTCCCGCTGGCCTGGACCACGTCGACCGTGTCGGTCGCGGCCACGGTCGAGTTCGTCACGGTGAACGTGAACGGGGTGGTGCTGCCGGCGGCCGAGACCAGGGTGATCGACCCGGTCGGCTTGTTGATCGTCACCCCGGTCGTCCGGCTGGTCGCCTGGGTGACCGTCCCGCCGGCCCCGGCCCCGTACCCGAGCCCGCCGGTCCCGGTCACCAGGGCGCTCGTGCCGAACGTCGCCGGCTTGGCGAACGAGATCCCCGGGGTCGACGAGTTGACCGACAGGTACGTGTTGGTCCCGTCCGAGATGGACGTGGCGACCGCCGCCCCGGACGGGACGGTGACCGTGTTGGCCGCGCTCGCCCCGGTCAGGTTGACCCCGGACGTGAACGTGGCCTGGCTGGCGGCCGTGTTGTTGACGATCGTCGACAGGGTCTTGGCGTCGGTCGTCGAGGCGTCGAGCTCGACCGTCAGGTTGCCCTGGGTCAGGCTCGTCACCGCCGCCAGGACGACCTCGGCGTCGAGGTACGTGTTGGGCGGGATGGGCAGGAGGTACGTCTTGGTCGCGTTCGCCGCCGGGGCGATGTTCGCCGCCGCCCCGGCGATCAACTGCTGGGTCTGCCCGTCGAACACCGGCTGGGTGACCCACACCCCGCCCAGGGTCAGGAGCTTCAGGGCGAACGTGCAGTTGTACGTCCCGGACAGCTGGATCGTCAGGAGGTTGTAGTTCCCCTGGAGCGGGCCGTTGTTGGCCGCCAGGGACACGTCGGCCGCCGGGTTGAGCCCCTGGGACAGGGTCAGCCGGTCGGCGGCGTTCGCGAACTGGGTCGTCGTCTTCGACAGGACGGGGGGCATCTCGGGTCCTCGCCAGCGGGTTGGCAGGTCGGGTCACCCGGCGGGCCCGCCACGCGGCGGGCCCGGGCCGGGCCGGGCTGGCCGGCTCTTACTGGAAGTCCCCGCCGGTCCCGCGGGTCTGGAGGGTGACCGCCCACGACTGGGTCGGGCCGCCGGAGTGCGGGGTCAGGGCCTTGGTCCACCACGGCTTCCCGTCCATGCGGATGATGAACCGGAACGCGTACTCGTTCGTGTCGAAGTACAGGTGCATCGACACCGCGGTCGCGATCCCGCCGCGGGTGGCGCACAGGTACTGGGACAGGTCGGCGCAGATCAGGTCCCCCTCGGTCCCGAGCGGCTGGCCGAACTCCATCGGGATCATCGGCTTGCCGAACAGGGTCGCGTACTGGGCCCCCGACACCCCGCCCGCGGGCAGGAAGGCCGGCCAGAACGACGACCCGCCGACCGTCATGTTGTACAGGGCGGGCTCGATCGACTGGTCGTACAGCCAGACGGCGTTCGGCCGGCACGACAGGTGGACCCGGGACCACATGTTCATCACGTCGGTCGACGAGATCGTGGCCGTGGTCTCGGCCGCGACCTTCGGGCACGCGATCTTCGAGGCCGCGTTCATGATCCCGAGCGGGGTCCCGTTCCCCTTCCCGTTGATGATCGCGTTCCCGAGCTGGAACTGGATTTCGGAGGCCGCGATGGTCGTCAGGAAGACCTCCAGGGCCCCGCCCGAGTCGGCCAGGAGTTCGTCCGTGACCCGCATGAACACCATCAGGCTGTTCAGGGTCAGGTCGACGGTCATCAGCCCGGGCTTCGTCGACTGGACGCTCTGGGCCTCGCTCCGCCAGTACGAGTTCACCCCGCCGTACCGGGACCCGTCGGCCCGGCTCGTCTCGTTGATCGCCGGGATCTTGATCATGTTCCCGCCGAGCGGGAAGATCGTGGTCCGGCTCATGATGTCGTTGTTGTACATGCGCATCAGGATCTGCGCGACGAACTCGGGCGGGATCAGGACGCCGCCGTCCGCGGCCGAGAACGACTCGCTCATCCCGAGCGGGGCGTTCGCCTTGACCCGCTGGTCGACCTCCTTGTTCCAGCGGTGCAGGCACGTCTTGTAGTGCTCGGTCTCGTCCGGCCCGTACCCCTGGTTCGGCTGGGACGAGAACCGGACGGCCTTCAGGAACTCGCCGAACCCGCGGCGGAACGGCCCGCGGTCGCCCGCGTGCATCTTCTTGAGCTCGGCCATCGGGGCGCCGAACACGCTCCCGGGCAGGCCGGACGACCCCCACGTCCAGCCGTTCGCGTCCGGCTGGCCGATCACGGTCCCGGGCAGGTCCTTGACCCGGGCCGCCTCGGCCAGGGCGGTGTCCATCGCGTGGGACTCGCGGGCCGCGCCGGCCAGGGCCCCGCTCATCTGCGCGATCCGGTTCAGGGTGTTCAGGCTCGACATCGCGGGGTCCTAGTGGCCGGCCCGGGGGCGCGGCGGGGTGGGTGGGGCGGGGGCGGGTCCGGCTCAGCGGAGCGGGAACCCCTGGGTGAGCTTGGAGATCTTCTTCCGCAGGGCGACATTGTCCGCGGTGATCTTCTCGATCGCGGCGGCCTGGTCCTTCAGGGCCTTCTCGACGTCGTCGTCCTCGACCGGGTGCAGGGAGATCCCGCCGTCCCCGATCATCTCGTTGAGCCGCTTGACCTGTTCCAGGGCGCTCGCCCGCAGCCCGTCCGGGATCGGGGCCGCGGCCGGGAGCTCGGCCAGGGTCTTGAGGACGGCCGACGCCCCGTGCACCCGCTTGTGGTGGGCCCGGGTCCAGCCGGTCGTCTTGACCGCCCACATGAGCGCCTTCCCGAGCAGGGTCTTGTACTGCTGTTCTTCCGTGAACCGGCTCTCGTACACGTCGGCCGGGGTGACCGCGGCCCACGGGGCCGGCTCCCCGTACAGCCGCTGGTACTCGTCGGCCGCCTTGACGCACATCTCGCACTGGGCCTTGACGTACTGGCTGGCGAACTGCTCGGCCCCGCCCTCGACCGAGGTCATCGACTCGGTGACGGACAGGACGTTGAACAGGGCGACGTCGTGGATCGCCTCCAGCATCTTCTGGCTGGGCTTGCCCTCGTAGTCGCCCAGCCGCAGCCCGAGCCCCTTGCCGACCGCCTCGTTCCACCACTTCCCGTCCTCGGCCAGGGCCAGGACGTCGGCCGGGATGGCCGCCGGGGTCGGGGTCGGGGTCGCCGCCGGGGTCGGGGTCGGGGCCGGCGGGGTGGTGTTGGGGGTGGTCACGCCTTTGTCCTGTTCGGTGGTGGCGGCGGGGGTCGGGGTCGGGTCCGGCGCGGCCGGCAGGGTCGCCCCGGGGGCCCAGGCGGCGCCCGGGTCGGCGTACGGGGCGAGCAGGCTCTTGAGCACCGGCAGGAGCGGGACCGGGGCCGTCCCGCCGCCGCCCGAGAGCCCCTTGCGGACGACCTCGGTGATCAGGCTGCGGTCGTTCTCCGGGATGAAGACCAGGCTGGCCTCGAACGCCTTCGACTTGCGGATGAACGTGGTCGCCGGCCCGTACGGCTCGGCCGGGTCGTCCGGCCGCCGGTCGTAGTCCTTCCAGGCGGCGACGAACCCGATCGAGATCCCGTTCAGGACCTTGGACTCGCACAACTGGAACGCCTGGACGGCGAACGGGGCCATCGGCCCGGTCTGGACGAAGTAGCCCGTCCCGAGCAGGGTCTTGCCGGCCCGGCGGACGGTGAAGGACTTGGTGTTCGGGTCCTGCCACAATCCGAGGGGGACGTCCCGGTGGTGCTGGAAGCACATCATCGGGTTGCGGCCCCAGCCCGAAGTATCGAGCCCGTCGAGGACGAGGACTTCCTTGGCCCGGTCGGGCTCGCGCTCGTCCGAGATGACCCCGGTCACGCTCATGGTCTTGCCGTCGACCGTGAACGCGTTCTCGCCCTCCCGGGCCGCCTTCGTGGCGATGGCCAGGGCGACCTCGTCGGCCGCCCGCCCGGCCCCGGGCAGGGGGCGGAACACCTCGAACGCCGGGTCGGCCAGCGCCCGGGCGGCGACGTCCTGGTACTTGATGATTTCGAGTGCGGCGAGATCCATTCGGCGGCCCCGGGCTGGCGGCCGCCAATCGGTTGGCGGCGGCGTCAGTGAGCGCCGTTGGCACCGGCCCCGAGTCGCCCGATCCCGCGGTACAGGTCGCGGACGAGGGTCAGATTGGGGACGGCGTCCCCGGGGAGGAGTAGGTCGGTCGGGCGGACCGACGGCGGGCCGGCGAGTTGCTTCCGCGGGGCCCGGGACGTGGTCCGGGACCCGGCGGGCCCGACCCGGCCGGCGGGGCCGGTCCGCGAGGCGGGGCCGGTCCGCTGGGGCTGGTCGGGGCCGGGCGTACCGCCCGGCTGGCGACTGCCGGCCGGGCTCGACCCCGGCGGCGGCTTCCCTCCCGGCCCGGAACTGCCAGAGGTGGAAGAAGGATTCGCAGTAGTATCGGGGACCCCCTCGCCGAGGTCAATACCAAGTTTCTTGGCGAGCACCCCGGCGACGTCGGTCCCGATCAGGAGGTCGCCGATGTCGGCCGGGAGCGGCGGGAGTTTCCGCCGCTTGCGGGCCTCGTTGAACGTCACGTACCCGTACCGGCAGTCGAGGTCGTGCTCCCGCTCGGCCTGCTCCTTGTCGTGGATCGGCGGGGTCGGGACGTGGACCTCGATGTCCCCGCCGAACGCCGGGGCCAGGTCGTGTTCGAGGGCGTCGGCCAGGAGTTGCAGGATCGGGGCGACGGCCTGGTCCATGAAGCTGATCATGGCCGCGTAGTACGCGGCGTACGCCCCGGGCTCCTGGAACCCGCACGCGATCGGGGTGACCCCGAAGAGGCCGAGGATGTTGTGCCCGATCGCCGTCCGCCCGTTGGCGTAGTCGAGTTCGCGGACCGACCGGTCGGCGTCCGCGATCTCGACCCCCTTCGGCAGGCGCATGTGCCGGCCGACGTTGTCCGGGCCGCCGAGCCGGCTGCGGATGATCGCGTCGAACCGGTCGGACTCCTCCCGGGTGGGCTCCTCGGCCGCGTTCTGCATCTGGAAGATGTACCCCGGGCGGAGGGTGTTCTTGAACCCGGCCCAGGTCGCCCGGTCCAGCTGGTTGCCGACGTCGATCCACAACTGGCCGGCGTCCATCGGGGAGAGGGCGTCGGTCAGGAAGCACACGTGCGGCCACCGGATCGGCATGACCTCCCGGCCGTCCACGACCCCGCCACTGATCATCAGGTTCATCCACGACACGTCGCCGAACGGGTCGGCGTCCGGCCGCATCCCGCCGAACGTCCCGACCGGCATGACCCGGTACGCCCCGTTCGGGTACTCGCGGGCGTCCGGCGGGACCGGGAAGGTGATCCCGGTCGGGATGATGTACAACTGCCGCGGCGTCCCCCGCCGGTCGAACCGGCGGACCCCGTCCCGCCGGACCCACATGAGCGTGGTCCCGGTCGCGCACGACTGCTGCGCGTGCTGGAACAAGAACTGCCCGCGGGTCATCCACGGGTTCGGCCGGCGGAGCAGGCGGTTGAGGGGGAAGTCCGGCGGGAGCGGGACCGAGTCCCCGCCGTCGTGGTTGGACGCCTGGACCGTCGCCTTGAAGTGGTCGTAGACCTCGGTCGGGACGAGCCCCTTCCGGTGCGCCTTGTGGGCCCGGTGCAGGATGTCGGCGGCCCGGGCCCCGGTCGCGAAACAGATCGGCTGGGCCTTCGCGCACACCCGGGCCACCGCCCGGACGGCCGCGAACGTCCACCCGGTCACCAGGCGGGATTCTACGAAGTGGTTGGACGCCCAGCCGCCCGGCCCGCCGCCCGCCACGTACAGCGGGAACTGGCTCGGGACGGCCGTGTTGAAGCCCTTTTCGGCGGCCGAAACGGGGGCGGACGGCCCCTCGGGGCCGTCCCGCGATTGCAACCAGCCTGCGACGTTCATAGCCGGGGATTATCCCCGCCGCGGGCCGTTTGGTCAACCGGACTGGTGTTCCGCGGAACGCCAACGGGTTGGCGGGGAACGAAAAAACCGGGGCCGGGCCCCGGTTTCTGCTGCATACCCCCTCGCCCTCACCCGCACCTCATCCCGTCACCCGCGTACCCTCACCCCATACCCCTCACCCGCGAACCGCTGAACCAGTCCCACCTCACCCGCGAACCCGGACGCAGTTCCCCTCACCCGATCGGTGCGCCACCCTCGCCCGCGTGGCGGTGGACCCCTCACCCGGTCGCGAGACGTCGTCGAAAAATCGCGGGCCGGCCTACCCGGGTCGCCCCGGATAATCAGCCGGTTACGGGGCCGACTGGGACCCCGTGCTGGCCTGAGAGTGGGCCATTGTGTCTCGCGGAACACCCGTCATCGTCAACGCCTCACCCGCGGGATCATGAGCCCTCGCCCGGCTTCCACCCGTCTCACCCGACCGACTTTGCGCCTCTCGCCCGCGGGTCCGGTTATGATCCCCTCGCCCGACCGAACCTCTCACCCCTCACCCGCGGGTCTGAGCCTGTGACCCCTCGCCCGCGACAGTTCCCGGTTCTTCTGCCCCTCACCCGTCGAACCTCGCCCTCACCCGCGGCCCTTCGCGAACTCCTTCCCCTCGCCCGGATGTCCTGGGTCTGGTTCTCCCTCATCCGCGACCCCACCCGCCAGCCCATCCCCGCTCTCACCCGCGACTCACTCCTCCTCGTCGGCGAAGACGACCACACACCCCATCTCCTCCAGCTTGTACCGGAGGCTCTGCCGGAACTGGGTCCAATTCCACGGGTGCCCGGCCAGGCACCCGACCGGCGGCCCGCCGTTGAAACTGCGGGTCGGCAGGGCGGCCACGCGGACGATCCCGCACCGCCACTGCCGCGCCCGGTCGGCGATCCGCCGGGTCCAGGCGTGGTTCCGGGCCTTCTGCCCCTCCTCGCGCTGGGCCGTGGCCCGGGCCAGGGTGGCCTGGTTGACCGCCCACCCCTTGCCGAACCCCCACGGCCGCCGCGGGCTCCCGCAGTCGCCGCGCCGCCGCTCCAGGGCCGCCCGGCGGTTGGCCGCGTAGGCCAGGAAGGCCCGGACGTCGGCCGCCCCGAGCGTGTCGGCCGTCTCCGCCCCGTCCGGCCCGGCCAGCCCGAAGAGGGGCAGGTCGGCCGACGGGTCGCGCCGGCCCTCCGGGACCAGGTCGGTCGCCCCGTCCCGCGGGGTGACCACGAGGGTCCGGGCCGGGTCCAGGTCCGCGGCCGACCGCGGTCGCTCGTGCGACACGGTGGCGAACAGCTTGCCGTCGACCTCGGACAGGAAGACCGTGCCGAGCTTCCACCCGTCGGCCCCGTCCCGCAGGGCCTGCCACACCCGCCACCGCCCGCCGTCGAGGTTCTGGGTCAGTTGGAAGGCGACCTCGCCGATGTCCCGGTCCCAGCGCAGGACCAGGGCCCGCTTGTCGAGCCGGGGCTTGGCCGTGGCGACCGGGAGGCCGATCCCGCGGCGGTTGAACTGGGCCAGCCCGCGGGCCCCCTGGAGGACCAGCCAGCCGCGGGTCGCCTGCGGGAACTCCGGGTCCCGGGCCTGCCACGCGGTCTGGAGGTCCCGGCGGGCGCTGTCGTTGACGAACGCGAGCATGGTCGGCAACTGGCGGGCGACCTCGGCCCGCAGTTCGTACACCGGGCCCCGCGGGATCTTGACCTGGTAGACCTCGCCGTCGCCGCGCTTGCGCTCCTCGGGGACCACGACCTCCGCCGTCGCCTGCCCGTGGGCCAGGGCGGCCAAGACTTTGGCGTTGTTGTTGCTCGGGGTCACCCGGCACTCGTCCCCGGTCCAGGTGATCTCGGCCCCGGCCGCCCGGGACTCGGCCATCAGCCCGTAGCAGTGCCGCAGGCACGCCCGGTAGGCCCGGACCGACGCCACCACCCGCTTGCGGTCCTCGGCCCGGTCGGCCGGCATCGCCAGATCGACCCGGAGCGACCGCTGGACGCCTTTCGCCTCTGCTGCCGCCATGCCGGAACTCCGTGTGCCCCATGACAAGCCGTCACCCGCGACCGGTTGCCACCCGCATCCCCTCACCCCGCATCCGCCGCCGGAATAGCCCTTCACCCGCGACCTGCCACAGGTCGGTTCCCGTCACCCGCGGCATCTCCCGCCGATGTTCCCGTCACCCGCAGTTCAGATTGAGCCATCACCCGCTGGCCCGACTGTTCGTCCCCCGATGCTCACCCGTCACCCGCTGGCGACCGCTGGGCACACCCCGTCACCCACTGTTCCGAACCTTGCCGTCACCCGCGGCCGGCCATTCCGGGTTACCATCACCCGAGACACCCGAGAGCCAACCGTCACCCGCGGGCCGGGCACGCCACCCGGATGGGACCCTCGCCCGGTCGCGGTGTCAAAGAAAAGTCGCGGGCCGACCTGCCGGGTTGCCCCGGTAATCAGTCGGTTAGCCGGCCGACTCGGGCCGGCTGTTGGCCTGAAGGTGGGCCACGAACTAAATCTATACACACCGACAGGAGTGGTCAAGGGGCCGGGGACGATTCTGCCAGAGTGTTGTCAGGGGTGGCGAGCCAGGCGGCCAGGGTGGCGGCCGACAGGCCGACCGGGTAGACGTCCTCGGGCCGCGCGGCCGGGGCGCGGGAGACCTGGAGGGCGTGCCGAACCCCGCGGTCGGACACTTTGGCGTCGGGAACGGAGCGGCCGTTCCCGCCGACGACCCGGGCCGCCCGCTCGCAGAACAGGGGGTCGAGCCCGGGCTCCGGGCCCGGCCGGTTGTGCGGGGCCTTGCGGGCCCACCGCCGCCAGGCGGCGGCCCGGCGGACGGCCCGCCAGTAGCGGGCACTGAGTTTCCGGAGCAGGCAGAACGTCGCGTAGTCGACGGGGTGGTAGCCCCAGCGGGACTGGTAGGTGGTCACTTTTGAGCACTCCCGAGTAGCGGAAACGAACGAAAAAAGCCGCGGGCCCGCCCGGCGACGGGGCCCGCGGCCACGGCGGTCAGTTCCCCGCCCCGGTCCTCCTCGCGGAACTCCTCCACGGGCAGGCCGGCGGCGGTCAGGCGGGCCCGGGCGGCGGCCAGGGCGGCCTCGTCGGGGACGGCGAGCAGGACGAGATGGGGGTGGGGGAGGAAGGCGAGGGGCCGGGAACGAACCGCCTCGATGGCGGCGTGGCACGCCTGAACGGCAGGCTGGGCCCCGGGCAGATCGGCGCGGACGAGGACGTACAGGTAGGACGGCCGGCGGGGCTCAGACGGGCCGGCGCATTCACGTAAACCCGGACATGGGAACCTCCTCAGACCACCCGGTCGGGATCGAACCGACGTGTCACCGATTTGAAGTTCGGTTGCCGTTCCACTTGGCTACGGGTGGAAGATTAAGGTAACCGGGGGCAGGGGTCGAACCTGCGACCACGGCTTACAAGGCCGCCGCTCTTGCCGGTCGGGCGGGCGGTTTACACGGGGCCGCGCTAGCTCGGCCGTCCCCCGCCTGCCCCGTCGGCCCCGGGACCGTCCGCTTGTACCTGCGGCGCAGTTACCGGCCTTCTGAGCTACCCCGGCACGAAAAAAGGGCGGCCCGAGCCCGCCCCGCACACTCTGTCACCGAACCGCACATGGAGGGAGTCGTTCGGATGGAGGAAGTCACTTGCGATCCGGGGTGTCCGCCGACGGTTCCCGGCTTGGTCTGCCGGTCGCCTGAAGCGGACGTCACGCCACCTTGGGTTGTACGGTTGCCAGTGAGATCGAATACCCGGCGGGGGAGTCGAACCGCCCATCTCCGGCTTAGCCGCCGGTGTCCTCCCAGGGATTGACGGGTGCAGGCGGTACTCGGTCGGGCGTCGTTGGGTGACCTGCCACTTACCGACACCGACCGCACCTGCCGTCTCGCCCCTGCCTCCGCTGAACGAGCCGGGCTTGTTTAGGTCCGGGGCGACGAAAGAGGTGTCGCCCATTCACCCGGAGATCCCCGCCCCGGACCAGACGCCCCACCGGGACTCGAACCCGGACCTGCCCCTTTGATAGGGCCGTGCTGCCATCGCACCCTGGGACGAAAACCCCGGCATCCTCTTCCGGGGCGCCGGGCCGCGGGGAAGCCCCGACCTCTCAAGGAAGGGCCCGCGGCGACCGACTCCCTAAATCTATACGCACAGGCACGGAACGTGTCAAGCCCGGGCAACGGCATTCTCGCGCGGCCGGCGGACCGGGCCCGGCTTCCGCGGCGGGACCGGCGGCCCGGCCGGCGGGGCCAGCACCCCGCGGGCGGCGGCCCGCAGGACGGCGTCCCGCTCCTCCCACACCAGGTCCGCGATCACCTCCGACTCGGTCGCGAACGGGTCCGCCAGCAAACGCTCGGTCACCAGGATCGGGTCCATTGTCGCACCTCCGGAACGATAGGCGACGGGTGGTCGCCCCCGGCGGTGCAAATCGCGTTCCGGAGATGAGGCAAACCGTCGCCGTACCATTATAGACGGCGGCGGTCGGGAGGTGGTTCGGGCGGTGCCAAGCGGTTGGCGGGCGGTCAGGTGAGGACGCGAACTCCTGTCGCACTGGTCCCCGTCTTGTACACGTACAGGGCGACCAGCGGGTAGACCTGGCCGACGTCCGCGGCGGCGAAGGTCCAGGTGTCGACCGACCCGTCGAAGGCCACGAACTTGACCGTCCCGGCCCCCTCGACCCGGACGTACCGCCCGTAGGCGCCGCTCGTGGGGCCGGCCTGGGCGTTCGTCGGGTCGGCCGGGGTGGTCCCGGCCGGGCAGGTGAGGTCGACGTCCTTCGTCGCCAGGAGGTCGTCGAGCGGGTAGCTCCCCTTCGGCGGGGCGGCCGAGACGGCCACGCCCTGGTTGGGGAAGTCGGTGACGTTGGTCGGGGCGCTCATGGGAGGGAATTGTCCCCGCCCGGGGCCGGCCTGTCAACGCCGGACCGGCGGGAGGCCGGCCCACTCGCGGCCGAGCGCGACCAGGGCGGCCGACAGGGCGAGTTCCGCGGCCGCCCGGGACGGGTAGTCGCGGGTGGTCGGCCCCCGGCCGCCGCGGCGGCCGGCGACGTGGCCGCCCTCCAGGCGGGCGAAGACGGCCGGGGGCAGTTCCCACGGCAGGGAGTCGGCGGCGTCCGACTCCCGCCAGAAGTAGTGGTGCCCGTCGCGCACGATGCCGCCGGGGATCAGGTCGCCCGGGTCGGCCGGGCGGGCGTGCTGCGGCTCGACGGACTCGACCGGGCAGACGCGGAACACCGCCGCGAGCCCGGCCCCGGTCGACCCGCGGCCCTTGCAGGCGTAGCACGGCGGGTCCGGGTCCGGCCGGCCCGAGAATAACCGCCCGGTCCCGGCGCACAGCCCGCACACCCAGCCCCAGAGGTCACTGCCGGGCAGCGACAGGCGGCCGACGAACCCGCGGACGAACGTCGCCCCGGCCCGGGCCCGCTGGCTCACCCGGGCGGCCGGGATGCGGGCGCTCAGTTCGGCCCGCAGCCACCGGGCCTGGTACCGGGCCAGGATGGTGCTCACCCGGCCCTCCAGTTCGTCCTGCCGGCGGTCGTTCGCCTCGCTCGCCGGGTACCTCCCCCGCCGCTGGTCGGCGATCTCGACCTGGACGCGGATGAACTCGGCCCGGGCGCGGAATTCGGCGGCGTGCGTCCCCTCCCCGCCGCAGTCCGGGCAGACCATCGTCGCCGGGCCGGCGAACGACCCCCGCCCGCGGCAGGCCGGGCAGGCCCGCGACGACATCGGGGTCAGGGCGACCCGCCGGCTCCCGCGGCACCTCTCGCAGGTCCAATTCGTCCGCCCGCCGGCAACGCGGCCGTGGCCGGCGCACGCCTGGCAGGTCGCCCCGGCGGCGTGATCGTCCAGCCAGTCGGCCGCCTGGAGGCGGGGCAGGTCGTCGGCCGGGTCGGCCAGGATCGCGGCCAGCGCTTCGGGCGGGATCACGGGCGGGCCTCCAGTCGCTTCCGGGTGTCGGCCGTGTGCAGCCCGTACTCGTTTGCACACCGCAGGCACGCCTTGACCACCCACCACATCCCGGACCGGTTGACGTCGTGCCACGGCGGGCAGGCCGCGTACAGGTACCGGTCGCCCGGGCGGATGGCGTGGTAGGACTGCTCGGTGCACCGGTGCTCTTTGCGGGCCGTCCGGATCGTCGGGGCGCTCACGGCCGGGCCTCCCCGGCGGCAACCGCGTGGGCCTTCTGCATACACCGGACCAGCTCCCGGACCCGGGTGGCCCACAGGATGACGACGTCGGCCGGCGGGTGGGCGGACTCGCGGAGGGCCCAGATCGCCTCGGCGTCGGCCAGCCACCCGAGGCGGAAATCGCCCAGCCCGATCTCCTCCAGCGCGGCCCGCAACTGGGCCCGGTCGGCGTCCAGCCGGTCGAGCAGCCAGGCGGCGTTCTCGGCCGTCGTCCGGTTGTCCCACTCGTGCCCGGGGCAGTCGACGACGGCGCCTCCCCACCGGGCGACGGCCTCGCCGTACGTTTGCGGGACGGCCGCGGTGAACCGGGCGAGGTCGGCGGCCAGTTTGTCCCGCTCGATCTGAAGATAGACGTTCCCCGTGGCCACCCGCATGGTGACGGCGTCGTCGGCCTTGGCCTTCTCGCTCACGTCGTGGATCGACCACTTGCCCGAGGTCTCCATGACGGCGAACCCGGCGTCCCGGATCGCCCGCCGCAGGTGGTCCCGCTCGGCCTCCAGGTCCGCGTAGGTCGGCCAGTGCCCGCCCTCGCACCGCCGGTCGATGAACCGCTCGCAGTTCCGGAGCATGGCGAGCTTGTCCCCGACCCGCCGGTCGCACTTGATGCCGTCGCCCAGGGCGGCGTACAGCCGGTCGTCGTCAAGGTGGCAGCGATCATCCGCCCGCTGCGACCGGTGTTCTCGTATGGCTGCTTCAAGTACCGCCACCCGGGCGGTGAGTTGGTCGCTATCCACCCCTGCCCCCTCAGTGAGAGACCACCCAAGTCCAAGCTTTGCCATCGCGAATTCGGGCAATAATTGCCCCGTCAACGCCGTGCTCTCTTGCCAGTTTGGCGATCAATCCTCGCGACGGTTCAGAGGCGAGTGCTGCCTTAATCCTGCCAACCTTCTCCGGGGTCAATTTTGCCACAGGGTGCCTGTCGCCGAGTAGCTTCCGGCCGTGCCTTGCTTTGTCATCCTCGTTGTCCTTGTAGGTGCCGTACTTGAGGTTCTTGGGCCGATTGTCTCCGGGATTGCCGTTATCGTGGCAAACGAGCAGGCCCACTGGCCGCGGGCCAATAAACGCCATCGCGACGATCCAACAGACGAGCATCCGGAACGTCTTGCCGCCCCGCCTAAGGGACACGACCGGCCGACCCGCCTTATCAGGATCTGCCTTCAACCGCTTCCACTCCCCAATCCGCCCGTAGCCGTAGCCGGGTTTGCGGCAACTCCACACAGAGCCATCATCTCCCACGCGGTACCCCGGGAACCCCGAAACGTCCCTGTAAGTGACCGCAGGCTGACATTCAGACATGATTCGCCTCCCGGTCGTCCGCCTTCTGGGCCCGGTGCTCCCGGATGGCCGCTTCGAGGGCCGCGACCCGGGCCCGGGCGGCGTCCCGCTCGGCGATCAGGAACTCGGCCACGGCGGCGCCGGGGTCGGGCAGGGGATCGGGACTCACGACGGATCTCCGGGTGGGGTGCCAAGGGGTTGGCGGGCTACAGGGTGTTGACCACGTTGATGACCAGGGCGGCCGCCCGGACGTCCTCCTTGTCCCGGGCCTTGCGGACCATCGCGGCCATCACGTCGGCCACGTCGTCCGGGGTAACCTTGGCCAGGATGGCGGCCCTCAGGGCGGCGGCCCGGTCGGCGGCCTCGGCGGGGGCGGGGCAGGCCCCGCGGACGGCGGCGACGGACCGGCGGCCGGGGCCGTCGCCAGCCGGGACAAGAGCGCCACGGTCGGCAGGTAGTGGTCGGGGGCCCGGGCCCCCGACGGCTTGTTCCGCCTCAGCCGGGCGATCAGCCCCCGGGCCTCCAGTTCCGTCACGTAGTTCCGCCGCCCGCCGCCCGTCCGGGCCGCCCCGATCGAGGTCGACAGGCCGCACGCCGAGAGCCACTCCGCCCGGGTCAGGGCCCGGCCGGCGGTCGCCAGGGCGACCGCCAGGTGGACCTCCTTCGGCCGCAGGTCCGCCGGCAGGTTGTACGCCCGGGCCAGGGCCTCCGCCCGGGCCCGCTCGGCCAGCAGTTTCCCCCAGCTCCCCCGGCTCGCCAGGGCCGCCATCTTCGCCACCGCCGCCGAGCGGGCCGGAGGGCCCGGGTCGTTCGAATCCGTCACGGGCAAATCCCTCCCTGACCGCCGTGGCCACCGCTTCGAGGGCGGCCGCCTTGTCCCGGTCGACCACCCGCCCGTCCGGGGCCAGGACGGCCCGCAGGTCGAACCGGGCCCGGGCCTCGCGCTGGGCGACCCGCTGGCGGCTCATGCCCAATTGCTCCCCGATCTGCCGCATGGTCAGCCCGTCGAACGCCCGGAGCCGGAGGATTTGCAGGTCGAGCGGGCGGAGGACCCGGGCGGCCAGGTCCCACAGGTCGGTCACCTCGGCCCCGGGCTCGACCCCGCGGTCCGGGACCAGGTCCCGGCCGGCGATCTTGCCGTCGTCGCCGCCCGGCCCGCCGCCCATGTCGTCGAGGCTCGGCCCCCACCCCCAGTAGAACGCCGCCTTGGCCTCGCCGCAGTTGACGTGCACCCCGCGGTTACTCTCGGCCAGGACGTGCTTGCGGATGGCCGAGTGGATCGAGTGCCCGGCGGCCGTCTGGAAGCTGGCCCCGCGGGTCGGGTTGAACCGCCGGGCCCCGATCACCAGCCCGAATTCGGCCGCCCCGCAGATGTCGTCGAAGTCGAGGGCCGGGTGGTTCGCCGCCCACTGTTTGGCGTACCGCCGGGCCAGGGGCCGCCACTGGCGGATGTGGGCGTCCTGGCACGCGGCGCACAACCGGGGCGGGCCGGCCATCGGCAGCGGGCGGCGGGCGTACCGCCGCGGGGTGGCCGTCGGGTTGAGGCGTTTGGGCGGGGCGGTCGGCGCGGGCAAGGGGCTCCCTCCACTTCAGGACCCGGTGAACGATTCGAGCGGCGGCGGGGCCAGTCGGCCGGCCGGCGGGGGCGGGGTCTCGCCGTCCGCTTCCGGCGACAGGGCCCAAGCGATCAGGGCGGCCGACAGGGCGCCGACCGCCTCGGTCTCGGTGTGGAACGTGACCCACCCGTACGGGACGATGTGCCCGCCGGCCAGGGCCTTCATGTGCCGGCAGACGCCCTCCGGGAACGCCCCGGGCACGGCAATTTCCGGGTAGTACCAGCCGACGTCGGCGTTGCGCGGGGTCAGCCCGGCCAGGCCGACCCGGGTCACCGGGTTCCGCCGGCACACGTGGGCCGCCACCCCGGGCAGGAAGAACAGGGCCGGCACCATCTCGACCCGGTCCAGGAACCCGCGGGCGTACTCCTCGCGGGTCGCGTTGAAGGCGGTCAACCTCGGGCTGACTCGCCCCGCGGTGTCGCACCCCCACCGCCGGCCGTGGCGGATCATCGTCTGCTCGCACGTCGCCTCGTGGGCCAGCCACTCCCCGAGGGCGATCTTGTACGCACCCAGTCGCCGCGTCGTCCGGCTCGGCCACAGCCCGGCCCCGAGCATGACCTGGACCAGTCCGGGCCGCCGCGGCTTGGGGTTCCGGGCGAGCCACACGGCCGACCGGATGTACACGCCCCGGTCCGGGTCGCCGGCCTCGGCGCACCAGTCGGCCGCGACGAGCCGGGGCGTGTCGTTCCCCGGGGCCGCCCGGATGCCGGCGACGAGCGCCAGCCACTCGGAACTCCCGTACGGGTCGGTCATCCGGCCTCCGGGCGGGCGGGCCGGCGGGACGTGTCGACCAGGACGGCCAGGGGCTGGTCCGCGGCCACGGCGGCGGCCAGGGCGGCGAAAGCGTGGGGCGAGTGCACGGTCACCTCGGTACAGAACCCGCGGGAGAACCGCCAGGCGGTCGAGTACGACCGGAACGACGGCCGGGGCGTCTTCAACCGGACCAGCCACCGGATCGTCCCGCCGCCCCGCCACGACCGCCCGCGGACCGAGGCCAGGTGGGCGGCCTCCCCGACCAGGACCGCGCCGCCGTCGACCACGCCCAACTCGGCGTTCCACGAGAACGGCGGGGTGTCGGCCGCGACGGCCGCCGGGACGAGCCGGGGCCAGTTCCCGCCGAGCCAGGCGTACGCGGCCTTCGGCATGTACACCCGCCCGCCGGCCCGGGCCGGGCACGCGACCCGGATGAACTCGACCGTCGCCGCGTCCCGGTCGCCCGCCCCGAACTCCTCCAGCCAGTCGGCGTAGCCCAGCCGGAGGACGTCGTCCTCGGGCCGGGCCCGGATCGCCGCGAGCAGCCGGTCCCGGTCGGTCACCACTCGCCCCTTCCCGTCTCCGTGTCGACCAGGGCGGCCGCGCGGGCCCGCAGCCGCCGCCTGCCGTGCCGCCCCGACCCCTTCTCGTGCCCGGTCTTCCGCTTGGTCGACACCGCCCGCGCGGCGTGCGCCGACCACACCGACACCACCCGGACGGCCTCCGGGGCGAGGAACTGGACCAGGAAGACGGCCTCCCCGTGGACGAGGTACGTCTGGTGTGGCTTGGTCGGGGCGGCCCTGCGGACCCAGGCCGGGGCCGGGGCGGAGTGCCGGACCTGGTCGACGATCAACTCGTCCGTCGCCGCCGCGTTGAACCGCTCGCGGAATCGCTCCCGGGCGTGCCTCGTCAGATATACGGCCTGGATCACGTCGGACTCCCTCCGGCGGCGGGGCCGAGCAGGTCGTCCCCGGGGCCCGCCCCGCCGCCGGGCCCCGGGTCGTCGTCGCCCCCGTCCACCGGGCCGCGGAGCTCGCGGGCGACCGCGGCGGCCACCCGGGCGAACTCGGCCCGGGACAGGTGGCAGAGCGCGGCCACCAGGACCTCGCACTGCCGCTCGTACGTCGCGCGCCCCGGGGTCAGGACCGATTCGACCAACTCGGCGCAGGCCAGTTTCGGGTCCGCGACCTCCCGGGCCAGCTGTTCGACCTCCGCGGCGACCGCCTCCCGGAGCGGGTACGGGCTCCCGGGGTCGCCGAACCCCTCCCGGGCGGCCTTTCTCCGGCCCCGGGCGGGCCCCCGGGGGTCCCCCGGGGCGAGGCCCGGGCCCGGGTCGGCCAACCCGCTGGCGGCTTCCTCGGCGGGGTCGGGCCCCAGGCCGTCGAACAGGGACCGCTGGGTCTTCACGGGGACCCCCGCCAGTGGGCCCAGGCGGCGGCGACCACCGCCCCGGCCAGGAGGCTCACGACCGGGACCAGGCACCCGCGGAACCCGCTCACGGCTTGGCCCTCATCACGCCCCGGGCCACGTACGCGCTGATGACGACCTCGTCCGGGTCCCGGGCGACCGCCTCCGCTTCGGCCCGCGGGACGACGACGCACCCGGCCGGCCGCCCGTCGGCGTCCCGGGTCAGGACCCGCAGGGCGACCAGTTCGTACAATTTGTCCCCGGCCCGGACGGTCACGGGCAGATCGGCCAGGTTCATGTTCACTCCCGGATCACGCCGTCGACGACCTCGCCGTACACGTCCCCCCACCAGTCGCAGGTGAGCCGGACCCTGGCCCCGACCTTCAGGTCCCGGCAGTCGGCGTCGTCGCGGAGGTACAGGCGGGCGATCTGGATCGCCCGGCCCGCGTCGTCGACGACCCGGACCGTGGTCCGGGACGTGTTGTAACTGAACGGGGACGCGCTGATCCGCATCCCGTTGTCGGTTACTTTGACCGCCCCGTACCCGGCCAGTCGGTCGCGCCGCTCGGCGGCGCGCTCGGCCTGGGCGCTGTACCCGAGGGGCACGCACGCCACGAGCGTGCCCACCAGGCCCGCACCGACGAGGGCCCCGACCAGCTTCTTCAGGTCGACCGTCAGTTTCACGACCCACCTCCGGGACCGCCCGCGGCGCGGGCGTGGAACTCGCACCCCAGTTCGGCCGGGGGCGGGAAGTCGGCCGGACTCCGGGTCCGGCCCGCGTCCCGGTACGCCTGCGGGGTGCACTCGCGGACGGGTTCCGGGACGGCCTTCAGGGCGAGAAGCGACCGTTCGACGGTCGCCAGCTCGTCGGCCGTCATCTCGTACAAGACCCCGGCCCCGTCCGCGCGGCAGTCGCGCAGGCACGAGTCGATGCTCCCGTCGTCGAAGTTGTGGTCGCCCCAGACGACGTGGGCCGGCCCGTGGTCGAGCAGGTCCCCGCCGTGCGCGGCGTAGACATCCCGGATCACCCGCGGCCAGCCCCAGTAGCACAGCCAGCACGACCCGGCGGACGGGGGCGGGTCGGCCGCCCTGGCCGGTGTCGCCACCCCGGCCAGGGCGGCGGGCGGCGGGAGGACCAGACTCGGGGCGAACCCGTCGAACAGGCTCCGGCCGTACGCCTCCAGGGACGCGGCCGACGCGGCGTAGTTCGCCCCGATCGTCGTCATCGTGTCGGCCAGCAGGCGGGCCGGGACGGCCAGGGCGGCCACCACCTCGGTCACACTCGGGGCCACCTGGCGGATGAGTTCGGCCAGGGCGGCCCCCGGGGCCTGCGGGTCGACCCAGGCGAACCCGGGCTTGCGCAGTTGCCGCAGGAGCCAGTCGAACCCCTCCCCGGTCGCGTCGTGGTCGGGCAAATCCTCCAGGGCGTCGGCCAGGATCGGCAGGAGGTCGGCCCGGTGCCCCTTGCGAACCTGGTCGAACAGGATCGCGGCCGTCGCCCCGTAATCGCCCGGCTCCCAGTACCGGTCGGCCGACTCCTTCCACCCGCCGGCCAGGTACCGGGTGGCGGCGACGAAGTGGCGCAGCTCGCGGTCCCGGTACGCCTCGACCCGGACCTCGACCCGGCACCCCTTGGCATCAGCAGGGATAGCAAAGAGGGTCACAGGTCGGCCTCCGGCGCAAACGCCCCCACGTCGATCCCGGCCGCCACGTACACCTTGACCAGGGCGCCACGGGTCGCCGCCCCGACCGCGGGCAGGAGGTCGAGCGGGTCCCGGCCGTAGGCGACCCCGACGAGGGCGACCAGCTCCCGGCACTCGGCCGCGGATATCGTGGCGGTCCGCTTCTCGGCCTCCCGGGCGGACTCCCAGGCGTCGAACGCGGCCCGCTCGGCCCGGACCCGGACCGGGCACGTCTCGGCGTGGTCGTGCGGGGCCAGGTACCCGTTCGGCCGCGGGCACCCCGGGCAGTCGAACGGGACGTAGAAGACCCCGCCGAACGAGGACCGCTGGGGCTGCACCGGGAGGCCGGCGCGGAGGCAGACCGCGCACTCGCCGGCCGGCTCGACCGGCTCGCGGCAGAGGTCCCCGAACCGCCCCCGGTTCTTGCCCAGGCACTCGCGGCACACCTTCGGCATCGTCCGCCCCTCCCGCGAGCATCTTATACTAAATCTGCATCTCCGTCCAGTGCCCCGCCAGCGAATTGGCGGTCACCCGTAGCGGAAGTGCGTCTCGCCGAGCTCGGGGCTGTAGGTGACGGCCCCCGGGCCGAATTTGGCGGCGCACTCGGCGCGCACGAAGGCGACCAGGGCCCCCCAGTCCTTGCCGGTGGCCAGGGGCGGGCGGACGACCAGATCGACCGGCCGCCCGCCCCGGCGGTGGACCGTGTACCGGCAGTGCAGGCGGGGGTCGGCCGGGTTGTCCGGGGTCGGGGTGAAGTGGAGGGCGGACGCCCCCTTCCAGATGAGCTGCCCCGGCCCGAACTGGGCGGCGCACGCCTGGTAGGCGGCGGCGAAGACGACGGACTCCTGGTCGGCCCCGGGGAAGACGGCGGTCCGGACGTGCAGGGTCTGGTCGAAGTCCCGGTCCGGGCAGGCGACCCGGACGTCGGCCGCGACTTGCTCGCGGACCGCGTCGGGCCACCACTCGCGGAACTCCAACTGGGTCCCGAGGACGGGGGCCGGGAGGGCCCGGCACGTCCCGCGGGAGACGCCGAACCGGAACCGGCAGGCGGCGGTGATCAGGTCGTCCCGCCACACCCCGCCCGGGGCCGGCGGGCGGACCCCCGGGTCGACGAACCAGACGGCGTGGGCCCGGGCCCGGTACAGGACCCTCGCGCACACCCGGTCGCCCGGCAGGTCCCGGGCCAGGCCCTGCGGGCGGGTGGCGACGTTCTTCCCGTCTTCGAGCGTCCTGACGACCTCGGCGACCCGGTCGTCGGAGGTAATCAGGGGCGCGGGAAACTGGTCGTCAGACATGGTTACTCCTGGAACTCCGATAAGGGCGACCGGTTCGCGTTCGGCCGGTCGCCCGGACGGGGCAGGGATTCCCCGGCGGTCCCGGTCGCCTCGGGCCCGCCGGCCGACCCGTCGACCCCGGAGCGGCGGGCCCGGGCCTCGTTCGCCGTCTGGAACCCGGCTTGGAGCAGGTCGCCGACGACGTCGCCGCGGCAGGTCGCCTTGTACGGGTAGTGGAACGGGCTCTGTCGCGGGTCCGGGCCGAGCGGCGGGACTTCGTGCCGGACGGTCACGTGCACCTCGACCGGCCCGACCAACCGGACCGCCCGGGGCTCGTCGTCCTCGTCGTCCTCGTCGTCGTCATCCGCCTCGTCGTCCCTGGCGGCCGGCGGGGCAACCCCGGCGGCGGCCATGGCCCGCTCGTGGGCCCACTCGGCCCGCTCGTGGGCCTTGTCGGCCGCGTCCGTCACCACCCACCAGACCGCCCAGATCAGGACGCCGGCCACGACGGCGGCGCCGGAAGTGGCCCAGTTCACGACTTCCGGGTTGGCCAAGACGCGGTTCCAGTCCACGGGGAAACTCCGGGGTGCTAAGGGGTGACGAGCACGTGCTGGGGCAGGAACAGGTGGCCGAACAGGACGCCGGCCAGGAAGGCCAGGACGATGGCGAACCCGCGGTAGCGGACGCTCGTCCGCCACAGCCGGACGCTGATCGTCGCGTCGTTCCCCCGGATCGCGTACGCCAGCACGTCGTACATGAGCCAGGCGAGCAGCCCGCCCACGATCACCAGGGCGGTCACGGTCGCGTCGGTCATGCGGCCTCCGGGTCCGTCCGGGGCCGCCAAATCCTTGGCGTCAGCCCGCGGGTTCGAGGTTCTTGGGGTCGACGCACTGCTCGCCCCACTCGGCGAACCGCACGGCCAGGCCGGGCGGGTGCGTGCCGGCCGCGCACAGCTTGCACGCGCACGGCCCCAGGACCTCGCCGACCTCGCCCGTGTGGGACAGGCCAGTGTACCGGACCATCGCCCCGGCGGCAAACGCGGCCGCCCCGGCCACCGGAACCGTAATCAGGGGTACGAATTCCGGCGGGACGACGATGCCGCCGCCCGGGGCGGGCGGTTCGACCAGCCGGGTTTCCATCCCCTCGGGCAGGGTGACCGGGGGTCCGGTGGCCGCCCGGACGGCGGCGGCCGTGGCCGGGTCGACGACCGCGGCAACCGAGACGGGGATGGTCATCCGCCGCGTGGCCAGGGTGATGCCCGGGCCCAGGGGCTCGGGCGGGTGGGCCAGGGCCAGGCCGGCGGCCAGGCACACGACCTCGCCGACGGCGAACCGGGCCCCCGGGGCCCGGGCCCCCGACTCGTCCGGGGTCAGCCACTCGGCCAGGAACGACCAGTGGATGCCCGCGAGGTGCACGACGGGGCGGCCCGTCTCGACCTTCTCGACGGTCGCCGCCCTCCCGCCCAGGGCGTTCATCTGCTCGACCCAGAAGACGCCCACGTCCCGGCCGGACACCCGACTGCCGGCCGCGGGCGGGGTGTCGGTCACCCGCACCCGGTCGCCGACCGCGTACCGGACCCGGGCGACCACCCGCAGGTCCTTCTCGGAACAGTGGACGACCCCCCGGCCGGTCTTGACCTCGACCGTCGTCCCGGTCGCGAACGTGGCCCAGCCGGTCACCTCGCCGACGCACCGCCCGCCCGGCCCCTCGGCCCAGACGACCGTGTCCTGGATGCGGACCCGACCCAGGACATCCGGGCGTGCCGGCCCGGCCGCGACCGGCATCCCGCCCTCGGCCCGGGCGGCCGCCACGAACCGGCTCACCGGGGTCGGCGGCGCGGCGAACGCCGGGAACACCGGCTCCGGGGCCTCCGCCGTCCCGCCCAGGTTCGCGTGCTCGTACAGGAACTCGACCGCCGCGAGGTCGGCGCTCCGCCGGGTCGCGATCAGGGCGGCCCCCGCCGGCAGGCCGCCGGTGACGGCGAAGGCCGGCGCCCCGTGGGTGAACCACTCCGCCAGCACGTCGGCGGTCACCCGCACCATCCCGAATCCCATGTCGTCCCTCCGTTCGGGTTCCGAACTAGCCCGGGGCCCGCCACTAGGCCCCCGCGGTCGCCTTCTTCCGCCCGGGCTTGCCGGGCGCCTTGGCCGCCGGCCGGGCCGCCTTCGCCCGCGCCCGGTACTCCTCCCACGGCATCTCGTACACCCCGTACTCGGCCGCCTCCCGGCCGAGGTCGGTCAGCGTGTACGTGGCGGCCAGCGGGTCGGGCCCCGCCTCGGCCACGGCCAGCAGGCCGATCGCGACCAGGTCGGCCAGGAAGCCCCCGCCCTTGGTCCGCCGGCTCATGTCCATCCGGAGCGTGTGCCCCGGGGACGGCTTCCGGGTCCGGGCGACCTGGCGGAGGGCCCGCCATTCGAGGTGGCGGATGTGGAACTGCACGGCGGGGGTCTCCTGTTTATCTGGTCGGGAAATTCGGAGTTCAACATCTCTCCGGATATGCCGACTGTTCAAATCTAATCTATACCAGACACATGGCGGGGTCAAGCGGCGGGAGGCCGGCGGCCTGGCGGCCGAGTCCGACCAGGGCGGCGGACACCGCCCGCAGGGCCGCCGCCCGGTCGGCGAAGATTAGACTGCGGGCGTCGGACAGGGCGCACAGCCGGGCGGACGGGACGGCCCGCCACAGGTGGTCGAACAGGTCGTCGGGCAGGCGGTACGTCGGGGCCGGCGGGTACCCGATCCAGGCCCCGCCCGGGAGCCAGTGGCACGGGCGCAGGGGGCCGTGCGGCTGGCGGGGCTCCCACATGAAGACCTCGACGCGATCGACCGGGTGGCGGCGGAACCAGTCCGGGAAGTAGGCGTACCAGGTGGAGGCGGCGACGTACAGGTCGGCCACGAACCCGCGGCGGAACGCGACGTGCTGGGGGGCCAGGGGACTCGCCCACCGCCGGCCGTGCCCGACAATCAGGGCCGCGGCCCGGCCGAGGCGGCGGCTCGTGGCCCCGGGGTCGGCCGGGTCGTCGGCCGCGCACTGGAGGCGGATGAGTTCCGCCCGGGCCGGGTCGCCGTGCTCGTCCAGCCAGTCGGCGAAGACGAGTCGGTGCGCGTCCTCGGCCGGGTCGGCCAGGACCCGGGCCAGGAACTTGCCGGCGTCGGGGTGGTCGTACGGGGCGTCGGTCATGGGTGGTGCCAACCCCTTGGCGGTCACTCGGGCTCGTCGGCGTCGGCGGGCGGCGGGAGCAGGCCGTTGAGCAGCATGAGGCGGATCACCCGGTCCCGGAGGCCCGGCGGCCGCCCGGGCGGGGGCTCGGGCCGCCGCGCCTCGGCCAGGCGGTCCAGGGCGGCCCGGATGGCGGCGTGGTTCTCTTCCAGCGGGCGGGGGTGGCCTTGGGCGGAGGCGATGGCGGCCTCGACCTGGTCGTCGGCCGCCTCCATCGTCAGGGGCGGCAGGCCGTTGCGGCGGCGGATCTCGGCCACCTGCCCGCGGATCTCCTCCAGTTCGGCCCGCAGGCGGCGGACCTCCTCTTCCCGGTACCGGGCCAGGTCGCGTTCCAGGTCCGCCCGCGGGACGAAGACCGCCCCGGCCTCCCGGGCGGCGGCCTCGGCCTCCCCCTCGTCGCGGATCTTCTCGGTCAGCAGCCAGTCGGGGCACTCGCCCGTGAGCAATTGCACGGCCAGGGCCGCGGCGTCGGCCGACGGGCGGTGCCCGTCGGGCAGGGCGGACGCGGTGTTCCCGAACGCGGTCACCTCCAGGAGCCCGAGGCGGTGCCGGCCGTGCTCGCGGAGGAAGCGGACGGCGCTCGGGACCGGCCAGATCATGGGGTCGTTGCCGGCGACGGCGAACAGGTAGTCCCACGCGGCCGACACGAGCGGCCAGGCCCGGTACAGGGCGGCGGGCAGGTCGGGGTTCGGCCCGACGCTCGCGGACGTGCGGCCCGCGCAGTCGTGGCACTGGTAGGCGTAGTACCCGCTCGACATCCGCGGAACTCCTCCGAAGTCAGGTCTCGCCCGCGGCCAGCCGGCCGGCCAGGTCGTCGGCCAGTTGGCACACGGGGATCAGATCGTCCGGGTTGGCCAGCACGGCCAGGGCGAGCCGGGCGGCGTCGGCCTGAAGCGGGGTAAGTTGCGGTCGCCACTCCCCGCACCAGTCGCCCGCGTACACCGTCGGCCGCCGGAGGCCGTCCGCGACCAAGGGCGGGTGCCGGGCACACCTCCCGACGACGCCCACCGGGACCGGCTCCGCCGGCGGGTAGCCCATCAGGAACCGGCAGTTCGTGCATACCCGGTCGGTCATCGTGGCCCCTGGGGAACGGGGATCACCAATACCGCACCTCACCCGCGGCCGGCAAGCCGGCCTGACGATCCTGGTCGAGCGAGAACCGCCGGGCGTAGCCGACCACCTTCATGTCATCCCACCCGGCCTTCAGCGTCCGAATGTCGAACGGCCCGCTGGGCCGGAACCGCCACGGGGCCTTCCCGTCGGCCTCCACGTCCCCGACGCCGAAGATGAGGGCGTAGTGTTCCATGACCGAGACGATCGCCCCCAGGCAGAACGCCCCGGGGTCCCGCGTGGGCTTGATCGGGTCGGCCGGCTCCCACCCGCACCCGTCGACGGCCTCCCACTCCCACCCTTCGGTGTTACTGAACACCGCCGTCCCGTCGCCGATGATAACGTCGAAAACACGGGTCAACACGGCCGGCCTCCAACCGCGGGTTCCGTAACCACCGTCCCGTCCGACAGGAACTCGCCCGGCTGCGGGGCCAGGGGGTCGGTGAACTGGGTGACCGACCCGTCCCCGCGGAAGACGACGCTCACCTTGTTCTGCCGCGCGTCCAGGCACCCGTCCCCGCCGACATCCCACTGCCGGCACGCGTCCGGCCGCCACGCGTACTGGGCGCACCGGCCCGTCCCCCGGTCGAGCCACAGGCACGGGGACCCGGAGGGGTCGGCGGCCAAGTCCCGTAAGACCGCCGCGTGGGCCGCCCGGACCGCCTCCGGCATGGCCAGGAACAGGTTTTGTTCGAGCAACACCGACCGGAACCGCGGCGGGAGCAGTTCCGGGGTGTCGGCGAACTCGGCCAGGGTCGCCAGCCGCGGGTCACCCCCGAGGTCCGGGTTGCGGCACTCGAACGGCGGCAGGCCAATGGATTGGCAGCACTTGCCACCGCACGCCGCACACGGCTCGATCTGGGGGAGCGGGATCAAGACGCCTCCGTGACCGGGGCGGCCGGGAACTTGCACCGCCTCGCCTGCCCGACCACCTCCATGTCCGCCCAGCCGCCCGCTAAGGCCGCGGTCATGTCCGTCACGCCGGGCGGGGCGGTGAACGACATCCGCCACACCGGCCGGCCGTCCGCCGCCGGCTCCGGCCCCTCGACCAGGCCGTAAGCGGCCCCGACGCGGACGATGGCCCCGGGGCACAGGCACCCCGGGTTGTCCGCCACCCGGACCGGGCCGGTCTTGACCGCCGGCTCGTACCCGCAGGACCGGCCGTCCCGCTCGGCCGCCTCGAACTCCCACCCCTCGCCCGTCGCGGGGAAGTCGTGAATCATAAGGTGCATGTCGCCTCCAGTCCGCTCAGTTTCAGGTACACCGCCAGACACGCCTCCGCGTCCCGCCCGGCGTGGTGGTGGGACGCGAGCCGGATACCCAGTCTTTGACAGACCTCCGGCAGCTTATTCCCGGCCTTCCTGCCCCATTTTCGCTGGGACAGGGCCAGGGTACAGGCCCAATTCAGGGGCGGGCACGGGGCCACCGCGTCGGACAGGCAGGCCAGGAGGACCCGGCGGTCGAACGAGACGTTGTGGGCCACGACGACGTCGGCCCGCCCGACCAGAATCCCCAGCCAGTCCCGCCAGTGGTCGCCGAACACCGGCTCGGTCTCGACCCGGGCCGCCGAGATCCCGTGGATCTGGACGAACCGGGGCAGGAAGGCGCCGCGGGCCGGGCGGACGAGCCGGGCGTGCCGCTCGGTCAGTCGCCCCGCCTCCCAGGCCGCCACCCCGACCGCGCACGCGCTGCCCGGGTTCTCGTTCGCCGTCTCGAAGTCGATGGCGACGACCCGGGCCGGGGCGGGCGGACGGGCGGGCCCGTCAGGTACGCCCACGCCGCCCGCCCCCAGTCCCGGCACGCCGCCCGGAAGTCCCGGGCGAACGCCCGGTCCGCGGCCGGGTCGTTGCTCGGGATCAGGACGAGCGGGACCGCCGCCAGGAGGGCCGCCCCCTGGAGGACCCACCGGCAGAACCCCCGGGGACTGTCCACGGTGGCCGACCTCCCGCTCGACGTGCTCCAGGATCTTGGCCCGGGCGGCCGCCACTGCCTCGGCTGCCCCCACCTTCCTCGACGCCGCCGCGTGCTCGGCCTCGGCCCACGCGACCCGCAGGTCGAACGGGACGAGCCGCCAGTGGGCCGGGCAGAGCAGTTGCCCGGCCGCCACGTGGCACCGGCAGGCCGGCAACTGGCAGACGGGGCGGTCCACGGTCGGCCTCCTACCACGTCCACCGGCCGATCTGGACGGCGACCGCGGCGAGGCTCGCCCCGACCGCCGCCCCGAGCCAGACCCCGACCCACAACCCGCCCCGGTACCCGCGGTCGAACGCCCGGCCGACGACCAGCCCGATCAGGGGTGCCGGCAACTCGCCGGACGTCCCGCCCCGGGCGCGATCGATCAGCACGTCCAGGGCCGCGTCATCGACGATCTTCACCAGCGGTTTCATCGGACCTCCCGGTTAGCGGTTGCCCGCCGCCGCGGCGTGGGCGGCGGCCAGTTCGGCCCGCAGCCGCAGGACCTCCTCGGCCAGGGCCGCCGCGTCGGCGTCCAGGGCGAACGTGTCGACCCCGCCCCGCCCGGCCCCTTCGGCTTTCAACCGGGACCGGGTCCACGCCACCCGCTCCCCGCACCGCTCGCGGCGGAACCGGTACGGGCCGAGGTCGACCTCGACCACCTCGTCGGGCTTGTTCGCCTGCGCCATCGCCCGCCTCCTCAGCACGAACAGCTCAGGAACGCCTGGGCCGGGTCGGCCGGCGGGTCCCGGCCGGTCACGAGCGCCCAGGCCGCCCAGAACTTCCCGTACGACCACTCGTCCTTGTACATCGTGTCCCGCCAGTGCTCCCCGCCGTGCTCGACCAGGTAGTCGTCGAACGTGACCGAATCGTCGGCCGCGCCCAGGAGCCGGTCGTACGACATCCGCCCGTCGTGCTCGTGGACGCCGGAATGCACCCGCCCGTCCCGGTCCGTCCACTCCCACGCCTCCGCCGTCGGGGGCCCCTGGTCCAGCTCCGCGACCAGGGCGTCGATCCACGCGACCGCGTCGGCGGACTCCCGGGAGAAGGCGAGCGCGACGAACCGCTCCCGGGCCCACCGCGGCAGGTCGTCCCGGCGCATCTCGGCCAGGGCCGCCTGGTCGGCGTACCCGGCCTCTTCGAGCAGGTCGGCGAGGACCGGGAGGGCCGAGTAGTCCCGGGCCTCGCGCAGCGCGGCACACATCGCCCGGACCGCCTCGGTCCGCCACCGCGGGTCGGCGTCAGCCACGGCCGGCGCCCTCCGCCGGGGCCGCCGCGGGCAGGACCGCCTCGGCCGGGACGTGCGGGTGGGTCCAGGCGTGCCGCAGGCTGGTGACCGTGCCGGGGATGAGGAACAGGTAAAAGGTCTCGCCCGGCTTGACCGCGGCGTCGAGGAACGGGTCGACCACGCCGAGGACCCGGGCCGGGTACTTGCCGGCCGACCCGTCGGCGTACAGCCCGCACTTCCGGCCGGGGTCCATCGCCTCGGCGGCGACCACCGGCAGGACCGCCACGTGGATCGCGTCCCGCGTCGCCCCCGGCCCGGCCAACTGCCCGACCGGGACCTTCTCCTGCTGCGGCCTGCTCATGATGCCCTCGCGCAGTTGCGGAACCGCCGGCCCGTCTTCAGGGCCAGTACCTTGGGGGCCCGGGCGAACCGGGACCGCGGGAACGGCGGGACGACCGGTTCGGCCGGGCCCTTCGCCCGCCACCACCCGCCCTTACTCCGGGTGCCCATTACTTCGCCATCTCCTCGCGGGCCCCGTTGAGCAGCCCGCGGCCGAACTGGACGCCCCGCCGGCCGATCCCCTCGCCGACCTCCTCGGTCGTCGGCAGGGTCGGGCCCGGTTGGGCCGGCTCGACCTGGGGCGGGGGCGGGGACGGTTTGGGCTCGTGGGTCGCCACCTGGTACGCCGCGCACGACCCGACGACGAGCAGGAGCAGCCCGCCGACGACCAGCGCGAGCAGGTCGCCCGCCGTCACCTCGGTCGGCCGGACCCGGACCCAGTTGCGCATCTCGCCCCCCTCAGTCGGTGATGGTGACCGTCGCCTCGACCGCGTAACACAGCCCGTCGGGCGTGACCCCGTGCTGCTCGGCCCCGTGCCGGAGGTCGGCGAAGAACTTCCGCCCGTCCAGGCCCACGACGACCAGGCCCAGGACGCCGGACTCCTTCAGTTGGACCACCGTCCCCGGGTCCACGTCGGCGATCGGCCCGGGAACCCGCTTCAACCGCTCGTCCTTGAACTTCACCGCGCACCCCCGCCAAGATGTTGGCTACCCCGGCCGCCGGTACGGGGTCCACTCGCCCAGGATTTCCAGGAGCGACGGGGTCCGCTTCGGCGGCAGGACCCCGTCCCGCCGGTACCCCACCCCGGCCCAGTACGCCCGGGCCTTCTTCACGCGGTCGATTTCCGCCGGCTTCGCCGCCGCGATCGCCCGGGCGTCCTTCGCGGCCTGCCGGAGGGCCGCCGCCGGGATATTGTCGGCCCCCGCGGCGACCGTGAACCGGTCGGCCATCGCCTCCAGGGCGGCCGCCTCCTTTTCGAGGTTCCGGACCTGGTCGGCCAGTTCGCGCTCCCGCAGGGCCAGGAGCCGGGACACCTCCGCCGCCAGGTCGGCCGCCCCGGGCGGGGCCCCGGCCTTGACCGCGTCCCCGGCGGCCTTCATCAGGGCCGGGCGGATCGTGTCGACCAGGTCCACCACCCCCGGGTCCGTCGGCGGGCCCGGGTCGGCCCCGGACCGGTCGTACGCGTCCTTCCGGGAGGGGTCCCGGAGGACTTCGTAGGCGGCCTGGACCTCCTTGTACCGCGCCTCCGCCGCCGGGTTGCCCGGGTTGCGGTCCGGGTGCAGGTGCCGGGACAGCTTGCGGTAGGCCGCGAGGATCTGTTGCTGGGTCGCGGCCCGGGACAGCCCGAGCACGGCGTACGGGTCGGTCATAGCCCCTCGCGGTCGGCCGGGTTGGTCAGGAAGCGGCGGGCGAAGACCCGGCCGGTCCCGCAGAAGAGGGCGATCGGGAGGAGGACCGGCGAGACGGCCCAGCAGAAGAACCTGTGCCCGGGGTCCCAGCCATCGTGGTACCGCTCACCGAACGCGAAGTCCACGTGCCGGGCCTTGTTCCGGACGAACCAGGCGGCGAAGGCGTACCACAGTTTGGCGACCAGGAGGGCCCATGCCCAGGTCGGCAGGGCCGACAGATCGGGGACGGGGATAGCGAGCGTCACGGTCTCCATGTACGGCCCCTGCAAGTTGGGAATGCGGACGATCACCGCGGAACTCCTCGAACGGTCAGAACGGGCGGGCGGCCAGGCACCAGACGAGCACGTGGGTGGCCCCGCCGAGGGCGAGGACGCCCAGGGCGGCCAGGCCCGCCCGGGCCATGACCTCGACGTCGGCGTCGGTCGGCCCGGGGGCGTCCCCGGCCAATCGCGCGGCGAACATCGCCAGGCAGAAGACCGGCAGGCCGACCTGGCGGATCTTCCTCCGGGCCCGGGCCTTCTTGCGGCGGCGGTTCACGCCGGCCCCTCCCCGGCTTCGAGGCCGGCGAGCACGTCCCGCAGCCGGGCGACCGCCTCGGCCCCGACCACGACCACGGCCACGTACCCGTTGCACTCGACCACGCCCACGTACCCCGGCGGCTTCGCCTCGGCCGCCTCCGGGACGCCCTCAACCGGACCTGCCTTCGCCATCGGCCACCTCCACGCCCGGGACCTCGTCGGGACCGACCTCGTACACGTCCACGGACCACCCCGGGCCGGGCAGAACTATGACCTCGCCCCGGCCGCTCCGCACCCACGCCTCGACCGCCCGCGAGGCGTGCTCCTGCTGGCTCACGCCGATCTCCCGGGGCGGGTGGACGACCACCTTCATCCGGGCCCGGTCGCCGACCACCCGGACCGGGACCCGGTAACTGCCGTACCCGAACTCCTGCATGGCCAGGTCGATCAGCGGGCCCAGGATCGCCTCGCCCCGGTCGCCCCCGGCCAGGACCTGGATCGCCAGGTCCTCGGCCGCCGTCAACCGCCCGGCCGCCTTCCGCTCGGCCAGGTCCGCCAACCGGGCCGCCGGGATGTCCCGCAGGACCTGCGACTCGGTCCGCGGCCGGGCCACCCCGCCCGCGGCCGCCACCCGGTCCGTCCAGGTCGATGATAACCCGGCCCGCCGGTCGCCGGAGATGACCACCTCCCGCCCGGCCTCGAAGTGCGTGACGTCGAGGTCGGCGATCCCCCCGCCCGGCCGCCAGGCCCGCGGGTTTCCGGCGGCGGCCAGGTGCTCCCGGACGCTCCGCCACACGGCCGGCGGGACCGCGTGCGCGAACCCGCCCGCCGGCCACGCGTAGGCGTTCACCCGGACGACGGGGCCCAGTTCGACCTCGGCCACGACCGGGAAGGACGGGTGCGCCAGGCGGACGGCGACCTCGTTGGTCGAAAACCACAGGCCGTCGGAAACCCCGACGGCCGCGGCGTCTTCCGGGATCTCGCGGTCGGCCCACAGGGCCGGCTCGGTCGCCCCGCCCGCGGCCACGAACGCGTCGAACACCTCCCCGGTCAACCGCAGGACGACGGACCCCCGGGCGGCCCCGCCGGCCCCGGCGGGGCCGCGGAGGACGTCGTCGATCACCCCGATCGCCCGCTCGACCTCCCCGCCCGGCAAGACGACCTCGTCCCGCATCATCCGGTCGATCGCCCCGGCGACCGCCGGGGACACGTCCCGCAACCGCTCGGCCACGCTCACGGTCGCCGGCCAGTCCCGGTCGGCGGCCTGGGCGGCGGCGCGGAAATCGAACCCGTGCCGGGACAGGTCGTACAGGTACGCGGCATTCCGCTCGCCCTCCTCGACCCAGTGGACCGGCGGGGCCTCGCCGGACTGGACCACCATCGGCCCCTCGCCGACCCGGACCATCAGGCCCTCGCCCCGGCTCCACCAGTACGCCGCCCGCCCGCGGGCCCGGCGGTGCAAAAAGACGATCCGCCAGCCGATCCCGTGGGCGCACACCCGCTCGGCATCGACCCGGGGAAACCCGACCGCGACCAGGGCGTCCACGGCGTCCATCAGTCCACCACCAAAAGGGTGCGCGTCTCGACCCGGACCCAGCCCGGCTCCGGGTCGGGGGCGAACCAGCACAGGGTTCCCGCCCCCCCCCGCCGCCACATCTTACCGACGTACGCCCCGGACGGGTTCGACCGGTCATAGTCGCACAACTTCGCGAACGTCGTCCGGGTCACGACCGCGTGCGTCTCGTCGACCAGGACGTCCGCCCGGGCGGGCTGGTCCCAGTACCGGCCGAGCGGAGCGGTGACCTCGGGGATCGGGTGGGCGTCGGTCACGGGCACGGGAACCCCTCCCAGGCCCCGGGCAGGGGGCCGCACCAGCGGTGCAGGGCGCACTCCAGCCGCCACACCCGGCTGGCGACGACGTACCGGGCCCGCCGCTTCAGACCCGGTCGCGGGCCGGACGGCGACCACCCCAGGGGCGGACGGAGGGCGCCCACCGGCCCGTACCGGGCGAGCAGGTACCGCCGGGCCAGGTGACGCACTCCCGCCCAGCCGAGCAGCCAGACGGTCAGGGCCAGGTCGAGCGGCCAGACGAGCCGGACGGCCGCGGTCAGGGCCGGCCCGAGCAGGGCCCAGTCGTTCCCCCCGGACAGGTCGTACCCGACCGGGTCGACCCGCCGCAGGGCGCCCCGGGCGAGCGGCACGACGACCAGGCCGGCGGCCAGGTAGGCGATCAGGTAGAGCGGCCAGGCGGCGGGCACGGGCGTCTCCTCTGCCAGTTCGTTGGCTACGCGGCCCGCAGCGGGGCCCCGCCGCCGGCCAGGAGGGCGGCGACGACCCGCCCCCTCTCGGTCACCTCGCACGGGCCCGCGACCAGCCCGCGGGCGGCCAGGACCCGGGCGGCGTGGACGGCCCCGCGGACGACCAGGGCCTTCGGGTCCCCGCCCGCGGCCAGGGCCCCCAGGAGCCGGGCGGCCGGCCCGGTCAGCCGGCAGGCGGCGGCCCGGGCGACGGCGAGCGGCCAGCGGAGGTCGGGCCCGCCGCACGCGCGGCACACGTCGCCCCCGGCATATTCTCCGCCGGCCAGGGCGGCGTACTCGGCCCGGTGGAGGGCGGTCACCCCGCACGCGGGGCAGAACGGGTCGTCTCCGGCGGCGGGGGCGGCAGACTCGGGGCGGGGGCCGGGGCGGACGCGGGGCACGGCGAAACCTCCATGAGGGCCCGGGCGGCCCGGTGCAGGTCGGCCGCCGTGGTCCCGAGGACCGCGGCGACCCGGGGCAGGTGGACGAAGGCGGCCCGCGGGGCGGACCCGTGCTCGTACCGGTGGATGGTCCCGGCCCCGCGCCCGACGGCCCGGCCGACCTCGGCCAGGGTCTTCCCGGCGGCCAGCCGGACCAGGCACAGGACGGCCCCCAGGGCCTCGGCCGCCGACCCGCCCGGCGGGTAGGACGGGGCCGACTTCCGCCCCCGCCCGCGGCCGATCCCGGCCCGGATGACCCACGACCGGGCCGTCGCCCGGGTCACCCCGGCGGCCGCGGCGGCCTCGATCAGGGTGCCCCCGGCCCGGTACCGGGTGAGGACGGCGGCCCGCTCGGCCGCGGTGTACCTGCGACGGGACGTGGCGGCCATCTTGGCCTCCGGCGGGGGAGAGTGAACCGGCGAGTAGTTGACACCGGAATCCTACTCCCGCCCTGTCGGTCTGTCCAGTCGGATTTTTGCAAGATTTATACAGTCGGCCCGCGCCCCGTCAGGTCCCGGTCCAGACGGTCGGCCATGCGCCGGCCTAACTCGGCGGCCAGGGCCGCCGGGAGGTCGGCCGGGTCGGGCCCGGCGGCGACGACGTGCAGGTCGAACAGGACCCCGGGCCAGCGGAGCTGGCAGACGGCCCAGGCGAGGGCCTGGGCGGGCGGGTCGTCGGGCAGGTGCCACCGGCCCCGGGGGGCGGCCCGGTCCCGGGCCCGGACCCGGCCCATCTCGCGAGCGACCGCGTCGTCGGTGAACCACCGGCCGGGGGCGGGCGGGTCGGCGGTCAGTTTGACGCACGGGGCGCCGGGGCGGACGCGGGCGGCCAGGCCGACGTCCGGGAGGGTGGACAGGGTGACGGTCCGGACGGGTTCCGCGGCGTACACGGCGTCCCCGGCCGCGTGCCAGGCGTCCCAGGCGGCGTCCCGGACATCGCCGACGAACCCGCGGTCGAGGAACGGGCGGCCGGGCAGGGGGCCGAACCAGGCGGCGGCGTGCCCGGACCGGAGGGCCGCCAACAGCTTGGCGAGTTCGTCCCGGCGGTGGCCGGCGACCGGGTCGGCGGCGTCCTGGCGGCGCCACTTGCGGAGGCGGTGTGACCCGCACACCTTGCACGCCCGGATGCTGACCCAGGGCCAGGGGTCGTGCCGGGTGAGGCAGTCCTCGCACGTGTAGGCGTTGCCGACCTGCGGGCTGTCCCGGTCGACCGGGCCGAGCCGGGCGGCCTCGACCGACAGGCGGACGAACGCCGCCCGGGCGTCCTGGCCGGCCTCGTCGAGCAGGTCGGCGGCCTTGAGCCGGTTCAGGTCGTCGGCCGGCTCCGCCCGGATCGCGGCCAGGGCGAGGCGCCAGGTGTCGGTCGCGTACAGGTCCACTCCGGAACTCCGTCACGGGGTCGGGTCACTCGCCGCCGTCGTCCTTCCAGGCCCGGATAATGCCGTAAGCCAGCAGGGCCTGGGACCCATCTCGGCCTCCCGGGTCAGTTTCACACCTTTTTCACTCGGCCGTCCGCCTTTTGGCCGCCCCCGGGGCACGTCTCGGACCGGTAGAACGTCCCGGCGAAGACGTGCCGGGTGTGGCGGCGGATCGTGCCGCCGCGGAGGGGCACGAACCCCCGCCCGCACACCGGGCACTGGGCCGAGTGCCGGGCCTCCCACGCGTCCCAGATCCGCTGGGCCTCACTCTTCTCGGCCACCGCCGGCCTCCGGCTGGACCGACCCGAACGGGCACGGGCGGGCCGCGGTCACGGGCACGAAATCGACCGGGTAGCCGCGGAACGCCGCCGGCACTTCCGGCGGCCGGTCGCCGTCGCCGTACACGACCAGGAACGACCCCCGGCCGCGGGCCCAGTTCGCGACCATCCGGTGGTACCACGGGTACGGCCGCATGAGGGCGGCCAGATCGCGGGCCGCCGCGTCGATCGTCCCGTCATCCACGCCCGCTCTCCCGCAGGACCCGGGCGGCCTCCGCGTCGGCCGCCGCGGCACTCGCCCGGGACACGTGGGCCAGCTCGCCGTACCCGCCGACCGAGTACCCGATGAGCTGGAAGAACTCGTCCACGTCGGCCTGCGGGACCGCCCCGGCCGCCGCCAGGTCCTCCAGCCGGCCCAGGAAGACCCGGCGGGTGTGCCCGTCGGCGTCCAACAGCAGCCGGACCAGGGCGTTCGCCTTGAACCGCGGCCGCCCGTCCGCGTCGATCTCGACCGGTCGCATGTTACTACCCCTCGCCAAGCGGTTGGCACTCACTCTCGCTCCGACGCCACGAACATGGCCAGGGACAGGTCCTCGACCCCGGCGAATTTCCGCCCGACCAGTTGGCACAGCGAGTACCGCACGTCCGCGTGCGTCAGCCCGCCCTGAAGGACCTCGCGGACGTCCTCCGGGGTGACGTAGTCGCGGCCGTGCCGCCTGGCACAGGCGGCCAGCGGGTTCGCGTCCCGCTCGGCGATCCACTCGGGCCTCGGCATCAGGATACCCTCTCGGTCTTGCCCGTGGCGGCGTCGGTCATCACCCACTCGGTCGCGGCGATCCCGGCGGCGACCAGGGAGCCGACCCGGGCGGACGTGTTCCACCGCCGCCGGTCGCCGACCCGGACCACGTGGACGCCCGGGCCCGCCCCCAGCCGGCCGGCGACCGGGTCCAGGTACAGCCGGTCGCCCCCGGGGTATCCCCACTGCTCGAACCAGTGGTCGGCCTCGGCCCGGGTCCCGCCCATGACGCACAGTCGCCCGGGACCCGGGTACGACTCGGCGGCGGCCCGGTAGGCGGCCCCGGGCGACGGGAAGTCCCACCACCGGTTGATGACCTGAGAATTCACGCGCGCCCCGAACCCGGACGGGACCCCCAGCCGCCACCGCCACGGCAGGCACGACCGGTCGCCGGCCGGCGGGTCGTCCCACGAGAACCAGCCCGTGGTGCGGCCGGCCATCGGGGCCAGGTCGGCCTTCAGGATCGCCCGGTACCCGGCCTCGAAGGCGGGGTTGACCGGGGCCGCGTCGGTCCCCCAGTAGTCGGCCAGCAGGGCCAGCGGGGTCCGGTCGTCCGGGTTCACGTCCAGAGATTTGACGAGCGCGTCGGGCGTGCTCACGATCGCGACGGTCACGGTCCCTCCGATCGGGCCAGGTCGACCACGGCGGCCGCGAAGGCGGCCATCGCGGCGTCGTACGTCGGGTAGTCCCGCCACCGCTCGGGCCCGTCGGCGACCGCGCGACCGCCCGCGAGGCGGGCGAACAGGGCCGCCGGCAGGGCGTCCGGGCCGCCCCGGGGCCCGCCCGTGTACCAGCCCCACCCGGAGATCCCGCCGCCGGGCGGGCCGGCCGCGCACGGTTGCCGGCCGCACGCGACGGCCTCGATCGGGTGGCGGCGGAGGAGGTCGCGCAGCCCGCGGGTCCGGCCGGTGGCGGCACACGCCCGGCACGGGCCCGGCCCCGGCTCCCAGCCGACGTGCCGCGGGCCGATCGTCCTCCAACACCCCGCGCACCACTTCGCCCCGCGGCCGGCCGGGGTGTCGTCCCGGCTCACCAGGGCCCCGCCACACGCCCCGCAGGCCGTTTCCCGGACCGACTCGTACGTCGCGACCATCTCCCGCCCGCCGCCGTCGCAGTCCTGGCACGGGGCCCCCAGGACGGCGGCCAGGTCCACCGCCTCGACGGCCCCGACGAACCCGCGGCGGAAACGGATCTTCAGACCGGGACCGAACGCGAGGGCCCCGTCCCGCTCGACGTCCGCCGACAGGCCGCCGGGCCCGGCCCCGCCCAGCCAGTCCCGGCCGAACAGGTGGACCAGGGTGGCCTCCCGGGCCGCCATCTGGCACCCGGTGCAGTCGCACTCCAGGCGGGCGTGCGCCGCCCGGGCGGTCTCGCCGGTCCGGGCCATCCCCGGCCACGTGCGCCAGCCGAACCGGGCGAGGTCGCACTGGAGGCGGATGAACTCGGCCCGCGCCGCCCGGGCGGGCGGGCTGTCGACCTTGCCGCGGCACTCCCGGCACACGACGAACCTGACCCCGGGGATGGCAGCAGCCGTTTCGAGCCACAGCCCGCGGCCGTCGCACCGCGGGCAGGCGGGCTCGCCCGCCCGCTCGTCCAGCCAGTCGGCGTACACGAGCCGGTGCGTGTCGTCGGCGGGCTCGGCCAGGACCCGGGCCAGGAACTTGTCCTCGTCGGTCATCGGCGCGGCCCTCCCGCCAGCCCGTTGGCCGGCTGGTACCGGTCCCGGAGCCGGGTCACGCCCTTCCAGCCGCGGAACAGGTCCAGTTCCTGGCCCAACCCGTGGTCCATGAGCCAGTCCTCGATGACGGAGTCGGGCGTCACCCCCGGGGCCAGGTCGGTGGCCAGGGCGACGATCGCGGCCCGCACCGCCCGGCTGCGGACGACCGCAACATTTTGGCGGAGGGCCGGCAAAGAGGCGACCACGACCGCCTGCCCCGCGGGGGCGACCACGGCCCGCCACGGAGCGTCGACGAACACCTCGTACCCGGCGAACAGGAGCGGTTGCAGCCAACCGAGGGAGTGCGTGCTGTACCGGTAGACCCCGGCCCACAATTCGGCCGGCAGTTGCCAGTCCGGCGGCCCTTCCAGCCGCCGGGGCAGTTCGGGGTGGCCCACGGTCATGGCGCTCCAGGCGTGCGCGACCGCCCCGTCCCGGGCGATCTTGACCTGGTGCCTCTGGTAGCCGAACGGCTCGACGGTGATCACGCCTACCCCCGGGCCAGGGCCACGCACGCGCGGCACACGAGCAGGTACCGCCCCGGGTTCCGCATCTTACCCGCCAACACGTCCGGGTTCGGGACCCGGTTGATTTCGTCCGCCCACACCCGGGCGATGCAGGCGTGGCAGGTCAGGAGCAGTCGCACGTGGGGCGGTCTCAGGTGGTCCGGGATCGCCGCCGTCCCCATCTCGCGGACGGCGGCCAGGACCTCCGGGTCGGGCCCCAGTTTCTTGGCGACCATGACCAGCGGGTCGCTGCCGTGTTGCGCGTACTCCCGGGCGTGCTCGCGGACGGCGAACTCCAGCTCCGCCCGGAGCGGGTCGACCGCCGGCCCGCCGACGCGGCCGACGACCTCGTCGGCCAGGGCGGCCGCCGGGGCCAGGTCGTCCGGGTCGCGGAGGACGGCCAGGGCGAGGGCCACCACGGCCGACCGCGGGCCGGTCAACACCTCGTCCGAAACCCCCGCGAGGAGGTTGACACACCCGGCGATCCGGGCGGCCGCGACCACGTCCCGCTCGCCGGTCGTGTAGTCGGCACCCACCAGCGTCACCCGGTTCCCGGCGGCATCGTCCAGCCGCGGATAAGACCCGGGCCAACCGATCTGGTTGTGGATCTGGTTGTGAAGACTGACCCGCCACGGCTCGCCGTAGGTGCTCACGCCCTCGCCCCCGGCCGCGCCGCCGCGACGCACTTGCGGCACACGCGGAACGTCCCGTGGGTCGGGACGAGCACGTACAGCCCGTCCCGGTGCCCGCCCATCTCGTCCCAGCAGCACTCGCACCGGGTGCCGGCGTCATCCGGCCAGTACGTCCAGTCGTCGGCGGCGATCTCGGCCGGGACCGCGGCCAGGACCGCCGGGTCGGGCCCGAGCCCCCGGACCAGGTCGACCACCCCGGCCCGGGACAGCGCGTCCCGCACGTGAGCGGGCACGAGCGACAGCTGGCGGGCGACGGCCCGGAGCGCGGCGAGCAGATCCGCCCGCGGCGGGGACGCCCCGGCCTCCTGCCCGGTCGCCCGGGCCATGACCTCGTCCGCGGCCATCGCGGCCGGCGTCAGGTCGTCCGGGTGCCGCAGGATGGCCAGGGCCAGGTCCGTCAGGTCCCCGCCCCGCCCGGTCAGGGCCGCGTCCGGGACGCCCGCCAGGAAGTTGACGCACGCGATGGCCCGGTGCTCGCGCTGCCACGTGCCGTACCCGCGGGCGACCATCTCGTCGTCCCGGTCGACGATCGCCCCGCCGATGCCGGTGTGGGCCCAGGGCTCGCCGTAGTCGGTCATACCCCACCCCCGGTGACCTCGGCCACGCACGCCCGGCACACCGGGACGGCCCCGGCGGCGGCCGACCGGGCCACCCCGGCGAACCCGTCGTAGTTCTGGAGCAAGTAGCACCCGCCGCACCGGAACGGCATCCGGACGGCCTCCCCGCCGTACCCGACGTGCTCGCGGATCGCCGCCGCCACGTCCGGGTCGATCCCGAGGGCCCGGGCGGTCGCCAGGGCCTCGCCGCCGACCCAGCCCATCTCGTCGACCCGGGGGTGCCGGGCCACGTGCCGCAGGATCTTCTCCAGATCCGCCCGCGGGACGAACGGCCGGCCGTCCGCGTGCGCCACCGCCCGGGCCTGGACCTCGTCGGCCGCCATCGCCGCCGGGGTCAGGTCCCCGGGGTTCCGCAGGATCGCGAGCGCCAGCCCGGTCAGTTCGTCCCGCGGGGCGGCGCCCAGGAGGGCGTCCGGGACCCCGGCCAGGAGGTTGACGCACCCGACCGCGCGGAGGGCCATGAGACTATCGAACGTCGACGGCCTCCCGTTGCAGCTGAACCGGCCGACCCGCGTGTCGTCGGTGCCGGACTCGTCGACCTCCTCGGCCGTCCGGACCCGGGTGGCGTGGACGTCCGACCCCCAGCCCGAGACCCCGAGGCCGAGGCTCCACGGCTCGTGATAGTTCGGCCCGCTCACGCCCGCTCCAGTTCGATGTCGTAGGTCTGCCGCCCGTCGACCAGGCGCTTCGTCTTGCCCGACCAGTCGGCCCCGGGCGGGTTCCACATGACCGTCCCGGCCTGCCACCACACGCGGTCGCCGACCCCGACGGCGACGGCCTCGCCCGTGTCCCGGCGGACCTCGCGGACAACGACCGCCCGCTCCCGCCCGGCGTCGGGGCCCTGGCCGTCTACGACCAGGACCGCCGTCCCGTCCCGCTTCCGGACCACCCCGGCCACGACCCCGCCGATCATCGCGAACCTCCTGCCAGCCCGTTGGCGTCCCGCGGAACTCCGTCACGCCCCCGGGCCAGCCGGGCCCGCGCACGTCCGGCACACGAGCACGTGCTCCCGCCCCGCCGGAATAATGACGTCCCCCGCCGTCGTCCGCTCGGGCGTCCGGGTGACCCACACCCCGCCGGCCAGGTCCTCTTGCCACCGGGATCGGCCGCAGCCCGCGCACGTGAACCAGCCGGGGAGGCGGCCGGGCGTCGTAAACTCGCCGCCGGCCGCCCGGATCGCGTCGAGGACCGCCGGGTCAGGGCCGATCGCCTCGACCACGCGGTCGACCTGGTGCCGGGCGAGGCCCTTCAGATCCTCCGGGTGGACCGGCGAGGCGTCGCGGCCCGCGAGCAGGCGGACCACGTGCTCCAGTTCCGCCCGCGGGACGAACGCCCGGCCCTGGGCCCCGGCGGTCCGCTCGGCCACCCGCTCCTCGACGAGCTTGTCCAGGAGCCCGTCGTCCGGGGCCCGCCCGGCGAGCACGGCCAGGGCGAGGGCCTGGGTGTCGGTCAGCCGCCCGGCGTCGTCCTGGGCCAGGATCAGGTCGGCGGCCGCGATCGACTCGCCGGACCACACCCCGGCCCAGCCGACCGCCTTGACCCACCGCCACGCCGGCCCGTCGTTCACGGCGGCCCCGACCCCGACGGCCGCGAGGTGACACCCGCCGTCGTGCAGCCGGAAGCGGTAGACGCCGGGCGTCAGGGCGTTCAACTCCTCCCGGGTCACTTCTCGCCCCCGTCGACCAGGTCGGTGTCGGCCAGCCGGTCGGCCAGGTCCGCGGCCCACTTCGTCCGGATCTCCCGCAACGTCTCCTCGACGAGTTCGGCCACCGTCGGGGCGAACGTCTTCTCCCAGACGATGAACCCGCCGACCCCGGCCAGCCAGGCGGCCGCCCCGGTCCAGGTCAACGCCGGCACCCCCAGGGCCACGCCGACCAGTTCGGCCACCACCCCGGCGACCGCGAACGCCAGAAACCCGAGATGAATCCCCTGCCGGGTCCGGGCCCGCAACCGCCGCACACGCGCGAACATGACTCCTCCTCGGTTAGCGGGCCCCCAGCGCCTCGCCGAGCGTCGGCCCGCGGCGGAGGTCGGCCGGCATCCGCCCGGTGTCGGTCGGGTCCAGGCACTGCCGCAGGGTGCCGGCCGCGTGCCACGGGTCACCGGCCAGCGGCGGGTGGTACTGGCCGCCGCCGGAGAACACCCCGGCCCGCCCGGTCATCGTCCGGACGAGTAGCTTCGACCCCTCCCACTGCACCCGCCGGTCGGCGTCGAGCGTGAGGGCGACCATCTTCCGCTCGCCCCACGGCACGTACCGGATGCCGTCGACCGCGATCAGCGCCTCGCTCACCTTGTCGGCCCCCGCCGGGACCTGGAGGTGCCTCACCTCCCAGTCGAGTTGATTCCCCGCGAACCAGAACGGCGGGCTCTCGACCTTCGCCGCCTCCGCGACCAGGAAGGCGACCAGGGCCGCGACCGCCACCAGACAGCACGCCGGACCGCGCATGAGGGACCTCCTATCAGGCCAGCCACTCCCGCTCCGCCGCCTCGGCCAGGTAGGCCCACAGGAGGTCGGCGTCGCCCCGCCCCGCGACCGGGACGAGACCCAGGCTCAGGACCCACCCGCCCGCGTAGGCCCGGGTGATGACGTCGAACGGACTACCCGGGCTCACGTTCATCGGCGTCCTCCACTCGGGCCGCGGACGCCGCCCCCTGGTCCCAGCCGTGCTGGTGCCCGGTCACCGCCCCGCACAGGAACCCGACCGGGGCGAAGACCCAGGCCGTGGCCAGGACGGCGATGACCGCCCCGCCCAGATCCGGGCAGGCGGCGGCGGCCACGAGCCCGGCCGCCGACCACAGGAAGAGGCACCAGGACAGGACCCGGGTTGCGATCGTGGCCGGCCGGGTTTCGACCGTCGACTTGTTCACGCCCCCTCCCCGCAGCCCAGGGCCCCGACGTCCAGGCGGTCGAAGAACGACCGCCACGGGACCGCCCGCCCGGTCAGCCGGCCGGCCGCGTCCAGGCAGTAGAAGAACCAACTGCGGCACTTCGGGCCGCGGAACACCAGCGTCCAGCAGTCCCGCCCGGGCGGCAGTTCGACCCGGTGCCGCCACGCCGCCGGCCGGCGGAGCACCCGCCCCGGCCCGTACCACCGCCGCCCCGCAGCCCCGTCCGCCCGCGGCGCGTGCTCGTAATAGCCCCCGGAGAGGATGATCGAGGTGTAGGGCCACGGATGACAGTGCAAAGCGTCGTCCGAGTCCCCCCGCAGGAAGTGGTGCAGGAAGACGGCCGGGCCGGTCCCGGTCGTCCGCCGCCCGCGGAGCGTCCACCGCCGCAGGTACACGTCGTCCCCGCGGCCGATGTCGGACCGGGGTTCGACGGCCAGGCGGTCGGCCAGGCGGTCCGGCCACGTCACGACAGCCCCTCCTCGGCCCGCCACACCTCATCGGCCAGACCCAGGGCCTCGTCCGCCTTCCGCCGGGCGTCGGCCACCTGGGCCCGGAAGTAGGCCAGGGCCTCGCGGACGGTCGACCGCCAGCCGTCGTCCTGGCCCGCGGCCGGGAACAGGACGCCCCAGTCCTGCCAGCACCCGCGCATGGTGTTCCCCCCGCCCAGGCGGCGGACGATTCCCACCGCGAACTCCCGGACGGCCAGGACGGGCCCCGTGTCGATCTCGACCACCCGGGCCTGGGTGACGACGTAATTACTCGGGCTGCGGACGTTCCCGACGTCGCGCATCGACACCCGGTACACGATGTCCCCGGGCCGCCGGTCGGCCCAGAACGGCAGCAGCCCCGCGGTGGTCTTCTCACTGCCCACGGTCCGCCTCCCCTGCCAGTTGGTTGGCCGAAATGTCCCGGGACCGGACGGCCCGCGGCCCGTCCGGCGGGTCGGCCGCCGGGTCCGGGTTCGTCCGCGCGACCGCCTCGACCCACTCCCGCGTCCCGGCCGTCGCGACCTCGGCGGACACCGGGCCCCAGGTCGCCCGCGGGCCGGCCCCGCCGACGAGCCCGCAGAACCCGTTCAGGAGGCCGAGGACGGACACCGCCGGCACGCCGGCCCCGGTCTCCGCCCCGCCCCAGCACTGCACGGTCGGGTGATCGGCCAGGGCCTCGGAGCACTCGGCCCGGTGCAGGAGCAGGGCCGACACGGCCCCCCGGTCGAGGGCCAGGGCCTCGTTCAGGTACGCGACCAGCGCGTCCGTCCACGGGGCCGGGCCCCAGGCCGGCCCCCACTTCGGCAGTTGGGAGAGCGGGAGGTTGATACTCGGGGCCCGGGCGACCCGGGCGAGCACGCCCGTCAGTTCCGCGCGGGTCAGCCGCTCCAGCGCGGCCACCACCTCGGCCTCGACCGCCTCCACCACCCCCGCCCGGTCGTCACTCGCCTGGCCCACGGTCGCCCTCCCCCGGTCCGAGTAGTCCCTTGGCCGCCAGTTTCGCGCGGATCGCCCGCAGGAGCGGGTCGGCGTCGACCGCCCGCAGGGCCGCCTCCAGGTCCGCCGCCCGCTTCTCCAGGGCCTTGGCCCGGGCCTCCAGCCCCTCGATCGCCAGGCCGAGGATGCTGGCCCCGGCGACCATCGCGAGGGCCAGGAACGGGCAGACGACGCCCATGGTGCGGAATCCGGCGACCGCCGCCGGGCCCGTCGTGTCGCCGAACGCCCCGGCCACGTACAGGAGCCACAGGACGGCCAGGGTCAGGGCGGTGAGCCCGAAGGTCAGCCACTGATGCTCCCGCGCCGTCAGTTTCCGCCGCTCGTCCGCCATGTGCCCTCCCGGCCCGTCAGGCCGCCCCCGTGTCCATGAACCCGGTGAAGTCCATCCGCCCGGCCAGCCGGGCGAGGATCTTGACCTCCAGCTGCCGGACCCGCTCGCGGGTGATCCCGAAGGTCGCCCCGACCGCGTCCAGGGTCAGCCCCTCGACGAACCGCAGGCGGACGACCTCGGCCTGCCGCGGGTCGAGCCAGCGGTTGACCTCCCGCCAGAACGCCGCCCGGTCCAGGCTGGCGCCGCCCTCCTCGGTCGGGTCCCGCTCGGTGTCGTCCGCGAGCAGGGGCCCGCGCGGCGACCGGGTGAGGTCCCCCTTCGTCGCCCCGATCGGCTGGTCGAGCGAGACCGGGCGGTGGACGTAGCGCATCTCGGTCTCGTTCGGGACCCGGGCCCCGGCGTTCGACTCGCGGGCCCGGAACCGGCGGAGGCGCATCTCGACCCAGTAGGTGGCGTAGGTCAGGTACGACGTCCCGCGGGTCGGGTCGTACCGCCGGGCCGCGAGGACCAGGCCCACGACCGCCTCCTGCCGCATGTCGTCGAGGGCCACCGCCGCCCGGTTCATCTGCCACCACCGGTACGCCAGCCCGAAGGCCAGCGGGCGGAACCGGACGACGACCGCCTCGCGCTCCGGGGCGGTCAGGTAGGGCAGGTCGGCCGCGGGGCCGCCGTCGTCCGCGAGGCGGCCGAGGGCCGCCTCGTCCGCCCCGTCCCACTCGACCGGGGTGGCCCGCCTCAGCGGGGGCGGGTCAGTTCCTCCAGCCGCCGCTCCCCCGCCGGGGTCAGCCGCCACTTCGCCCCGGTCGACCACCCGGTCAGCTGGAACAGGTGGCGGTGGACCGCCATCGCGTTCCGGGTCGACTGGGCCGACCGGCCGACCGCCCGGGCCAGCACGGTCACCTTGGTCGGCCCGCCCGCGAGCAGGCGGATCAGGCGGTCCACGACGTCGCCCCCGGCTGGGACCGGGTCCGGGGCGACGGCTTTTCCCGGTGGGGCCGCCGGGCGGTCCGGCCGCGGCGGGGGCGGGGCGAAGCAGGGGGCCGGGGGCGGTGGCCCCGGGTCCGGCTGGTCGGGGTCCGGCGCCCGGGCCGGCAGCGCGTCGACCAGTCGCGGCGGCGCGTCCCGGGCGACGACGACCAGGGCGGCGATGGGTCCGGCCTCGGCGACCACCCGGACGGCCTCCCGGCCCAGCAGGCGGGCCAGGGCGTTCCGCTGGGCCACGAATTCGGCCAGCCGCGCGTCGGCCGCCGCCAGCGTGTCCGCCGACACCCGCGGCAGGACCGCGAGGAAGGCGGCCCACGGGTCGCCTTCCGCCGCCGTCAGTTCTGCGGGCGACTCTCCCACGGCCGATCTCCCCGTCAGTTGCTCTCGGTGGCCACCACGGCGTCCGGCCCGACCGGATCGCCCGCGTCGCGGAACTCCTTCAAAACCGCGAGCATGTCGTGCACCTCGCCCCGCCCGACCACGAGCAGGTAGTCGAACCCGGCCGCCTGGGCCGTCGGGATGCCGCCGCCGTCGACCGTGACGGTCAGTACGGGTTCCGCGGCCAGCCTCTCCAACCGGGCGACCACGTCCGCGAGCGTTTTCATCACCCCTCCGCCGGCCGGGCCGGCACGTTCACCAGTTCGAGCCGACCCCGGTCAGTTCCCGCCGACTCCCGGCCCCGCCCCGCCGAGCCCGCGGACGACCACGTGCCGCTCGTGCATGTCGCGGAGCACGGCCGCGTCGGCGTCGGACAGGCCCGGGATCTTCGCCGCGTCCACCACCACCCGGACGACGCCCGGCCAAAACGCTTCCCGCCGCCGGCACAGGGCGACCACGAACGCCAGGTCGGACAGGATCGCGGCCGCCGGGTCGCCCGGCTCGATGTCCTCCAGCCGCCGGGCCAGGTCGCACGGGTCGACCTCGACCGGGATCGCCTTCAGGGCGTCCGCGAGCCGGCTGTCTCGTACCGGGCGCGCCGGTCGCCCTCACCCCCGACCCCGCCGTCCAGGGCGTACTCCACGACGACCCGCAGTTTGACCCGCCCCTCCATCGCACCCCTCCCGGCCAACCCGTTGGCCACTAGCCCCGACCGTCCCCGGCCGGCGCGTTCGCCACCCGGACGTCGGGGGTGTTCTCGGCCATCTCCCGGAGGGCGCCCAGGTACCGGGCCCGCTCCTCGGCGTCCGCCGCCCGCCCCGCGACCACCCCGGCGTCGACCACCAGGACCGCCGGGGATGTCACCCCCGTCGTCCCGCCCCCGGCCAACCGCTGGACCACCGCCGCCGCCGTCAGGACGTCGTCAGCCGCCTCCCCGGCCGCCTCCATGAGCCCGAGCACCAGGTCCTCGGGCAAGACCTCCTCGCTCGCCAGGGTCGCCACCAGGGCGACCCCGATCGCCCGGCCGATCGCCTCCCCGGCCGGCCCGTTCACCCCGGCCTGCTCGGTCGTCTCGAACCGCCGGGCCCGCGACCCGTCGTCGAACTCCAGGACGAGCCGGAACTTCACCGTGTCGCCCATGTCGCCCTCCCTCGCCGCCACTAGGACCACTTACCGCCGGGCCCCGAAGTACCACCGCACGAACTGCACGTAGGCCACCCCGAACCCGGACCCCCAGACCGCGAACACGAACACCACCCCGTGCAGGGCCGGCGGCAGGGTCGCGGCCGCGGCACACGCCGCCACCCCCAGGCACCCGAACCCGAAGGCCAAGGGCTTCAGCCAGTCCCCCGCGTCGTCCATCACGCCGCCTCCAGGTCCGCCCACCCGAGTTTCACCCGCATGTCCGCCGCCGCGATCGCGATCCCCCACGCCACCGCCAAATCGTCCAGCAGCGGGGCCGGGGCCGCGAGCGTGTCCGCCTCGATCGTGATGATCTGGTCGTACAGGTCCCGGGAGTGCACCACGCACCGGTTCGCCGTGATCCGGCTCGCCGCCCGGTGGTACATGAGTTCCTTACTCCGCCCGTCCGTCGCCCACCCCTTGCCCCCGTCCGGCCCGTTCCCCAGGCTCGCGTCGTAGTCCCCCCGGTCCCGGACCGTGTGCCACCACGTGATGAACGCGTGCCCGTGGTTGTTCCGCTCCGGCATCACCCGGCACTTCGCCCCGGCCGGCTTCCGGTACCAGTCGCACAGGGCCGCCGAGTAACTGGCCAGGACCTCCGGCGTGTACTTCCCCCGGACGATCGCCACCTCCTCGCCCGACTCGTCGTCCACCACCACGAGCGCCGAGTCGCACGACGTCCGCAGGCCCTGGGCCGGGTCCCCGCCGATCGTGTACGCCCGCCCCATCTCCGGCACCCGGTACACCCGGCACCCCTGCTGGTGCTGGTACCCCGGCAGGGACGCCGGGCACCGGGCCTCGCCCTTCCCGTAGGTGGGGTGGTCCCACGCCGCCTTGGCCCGCGCCAAGGGCACCGGGTCCAGCGGCACGAAGACGTGCGAGCACCGGTCCTCCGGGAACCGCTTGTCCAACTGCGAGGCCGCCAGGGCCTCCTCGGGCGTGGCCGGGTACGACTCGTGGACCGCGTCCAGACTGAACGTCGTCGCCTTGCTGTGGGCCACCTGAGCCCGGTACCACGCCCGGGTCCGCTCCGGCCGCGCCCACCACGGCAGGAAGCACGCCGCCGCCCCCGGCAGGTTCCCCGCCCGGGCCTCCCGCCACAGGTTCTTGAACACGCTCCCCGGGGCCTTCTTGTCCACCCGGGAGATCAGGAACAGTTTCCCCCCGTTGTCCACCGTCGGCTTGACCCGGGACAGGAGCACCTCCAGCTTCGGGATCAGGTCGCACTCGTCGATGACGGCGACCGAGGCCGTGTACGAGTCCCCGGCACTGGTCGGGAAGGCCCGGGCCGTCGCCCCGTTCGCCAGGAACCACTGGTGCCCGCTCTCCCCCTGGAGCTTCCCGCCCCGGGTGAACGACCCCGCCGGGTGCAGCCACGGCGGCAGGCGGACGAACATCCCCTTCAGCCGCCGCATCATCTCCAGGGCCTCGGTGTCCCGGAGGGAGAACAGCAGGGCCGACGTCTGCGGGACGAAGAGGAGCATCCACAGCACGAACGCGAGGGCCAGCCAGGTCAGCCCGATCTGCCGGGGCTTGAGCACGTACACCTGGGAAAATCGCCTAAACTTCTGGAGCGGGTCGATCTGGGCCGGCCACAACTCGAACCGCACCCAGTCCCCGCCCACCGACTCCCCGAGCGACGTCGTCCTCGCCGCCACCTCGATACTGCAATACGTGCTGACGAAGTACCACGGGCTCGTCGCGCACTTCGCCGCCTCGGCCGCGACCACCTCCGCGGCCGGCTCGTCGTCCCACGCCGCCCAACTGGGGCGGACGTACCCCGCCACGGCCTCCTTACCCCGGGTCGCCATTCAACCCATCTCCCGCAGGGCCGCCTCGTACACCTTCACCAGCCCGTCCCGGTCGGTCGGCTCGTCCCCCCGACAAATGGCCAGGACCGCCTGCCGGGCTTCGAGCAGGGGCCAGTCCGTTGGCAGAACCCGGTCCCCGAACGGGTCGGCGAAAAAGGCCGCGTCCGCCGTCGCCTCGTCGTCGGCCATCCCCTTGGCGGCCGCGAGGCAGCACCGCAGGCAGTACGAGCCCGCCCCGGCCGGGCACGTCTCCGGGTGCGGGTCGCCCCCGTCCCGGGCGACCGCGAGGGCCAGTTCCACCACCCGCCGGGCCGTGGTCATTCCGGGACCACCTCGACCCAGTCGGTCCGGGTCGTGTACGCGTCGAGCCCGCCGGACTCCTCCGCCCGCAACCGGGTCATCCGCCCCGGTTCCGGCGACTCGGCCACCCGGTACACCGGCCCGCCCCGGCTCGTCCGTACCCGGGTCCCGACCGGCACGTCTTCGAGGGCGAAGAGTCGCGTGGTCTCCGCCCCGGCCGTGACGTCCTTCGGCACCGGGTAGACCATCGCGCCTTCCCCGATGCAGGCCCTGACGTTGTGCCGGAGGTTGACCAGTTCCAGGACCCCCGGGCCCCGGTCACTGGCGGGACCGATCACCCGGAACACCGTCTCTTTCTCCGGCGACTCGCGGAACCAGTCCCCCGGCTTCAGGTCGCCCGCCCGGACCGCCCGCGGGCCCGCGGTCGGCTCACCGGAACCCGACTTCGTCTCACCGGCCGGTCCGCCCGCGGGTTCCGGGTAGACGACCGCGTCCGCCCCGACCCGCGTCTGCCGGTTCTCGGCGAGGTTCTTCACCGCCACGACGGCCGGGAGGTCGAGCGGGCCGACCACCTCGAAGACCGTCTCGGCCCCCGGGGAGCAGCGGAACCAGGCGCCCGGCTCCAGGTCGCGGGCCCGGACCGCCCCGGCCGGCAGGGGACTCGGCTCGGCCGGCCACGCCCCCGCCCCGATCACCTCGACCCGCGTCTCGGGGTCCATCCACAGCGTCCCGCGGTCGGGCACGTGGACCTCGACCCCCCTCAGGGAGTCGTACCCGCGGACCTTGTACACACCCCCGCCCGGCCGGGTGCGGACGACCGCCCCGGCGTCCAGGTCGCCGATCCGCACCAGCCCGGCGGCGTCGGGCCCGACCGCCGTCTTGTCCCGGGCCGGGGCGGCCTCCCTCGTCGCCTCGTGGACGACCTCGACCACCGTGTCGGTCGACTCCCAGGAGACGCCGCCGTCCGGGGCGGTCAGTTTGACCCCCTTCAGGGAGTCGTACCCGCCGACCGTGCTGGCCGGGTCGCCCGGATTGCCCCGGACCGCCGACCCCAGGGGCAGGTCGCCGAGCCGGGCCCGCCGCCCGGTGGGGAAGGGGACCTCCGCCTCGGCCCGGGCTCGCCGCCTGCCAAGCGGGATTTCCGCCTGGACCCGACCGAGCAGGTCCGCGGCCAGTTTCACGCCGTCCCGGGACGCCTGCTCGACCCGCTCCTTCGCGGCCTCGACCGCCGCCAGAGCGGCGGGCACGTCCGCCTTAGCCGCCCCGACCACCTCGACGAACCGGCCGGCCGAGGCGTGCATCAGCGGTTCCCCGCCGGGCGTCTCCATCTGGACGTAGTTGGGCATCCCCTGGACCGCCGCCACCCGCTCGACCTCGCCGCCCGCGAGCGTCCGGACCAGCGTCCCCGGCGGGAGCTTGCCGAGGACCGCGAACAGGGGGGCGGCGGGCGCGGGGGCCGCCGCCTCCGGGACGACCCGCAGGGCCGCCGCCGGGAGGGTCGCGAGCCGCACGCCCCCGTCCGGCCCCATCCAGGCGACCGCCACGTCCCCGGCCGCGAGCCGCACCGGTTCGACCCCGCCCTTGCGGTGGTTGTACAGGGTGTCCCCCGCCACCGCCGAGACGACCATCCGGACCCCGCCGTCCTCGGGTTCCGAGGCCAGCCGGACCACCACCCCCTTCGCCACCCCGTCGCTCATGGTGCCCTCACGCCGTGGATTCCGAGATTGTAACGGAGTGCCGTAGGCCACCCTCATCAACCGCAGCCCGCCAAAGGCTGATCGGTTAAGTTGCCATCAAGCAGGCAGCAGACTACGCCGTGGAAGATCCCGTTTCCCAACTCCGCCCGCAGGCGTCACACCGGACCTCCTGCGCGTCCCCGCCCTGCGGGCCGGTGTCGGACCGGGCGTACACCTTCCCCGCCGCCCGGCAGAACCGGCACGGTTCGTCCTCCAGCCACGCCCAGTCCCCGAACCCGGCGGCCGCGGTCTCGGCCGCCGGGCGGAGGGGGGTCGCCCCCGCCGGCACGAACCGCCCGTCGCGGAACTCCGTCAGGGGCCGGACCCACGTCCCCGACGCCCCGCAGTAGACCACCACCGGGGTCATATCCTTCTCCAGGACCCCGCACGTGAGGACCTTGTACTCGCCCCCGGACTTCACGTGCCGCCACAACGACTCCGGCGGCGGCCCGTCCCGGGCGATCACCGCGTGCACCGCCGGCAGCGGGTCGCCGGCCAGCGGATTGGCAGGTGTGGCCGGGGGCGCGGCCCCCAGCACCCCCCGGACGGCCCGGGCGGCGGCCAGGTCGGCCGCCTCGACCGTCGGGTACTCCCGCCACCCCGGTCCCCGCTCGGTCCCGCCCCGGAGGGCCCGGAAGACGGCGGCCGGCAGGCACGGGTACGCGTCCCCCGGGTAGATCGTGGGGTCGTACCAGGCCGAAACGGTCGTGTACGGGCTCCGGGCCCGGACCGCCCGGGCGAACGCCTCGGGCGGGTCGAGCCGGTCGACCTGGTCCGCCCGCTCCCGGTCCGCCCGCAGCCGGGTCACCTCGCCGAGCAATTTCAAGACCAGCCGGGACTTGCGGCACCCGACCGCCGACAGTTCCACGCTCCCGGCCCGGAGTTCTTCTTCCTCGCCGGCCGTGATGTTCTCGTCGCTCATCGCCTTGCCCGTCAAGAGGTTAGTCCGGCAGGTCGCCCGCCGAATCGTAGGTGAACGCGCCCTCGCGGGCACCTTCCAAGCACCCGGCGTACCAGAGGAAGACGCCGAGCAAAAGCCCCGCCTGGCGGACCGAGTCGACGTTGTGCGGCAGGAGCACTTTCCCGCCGCGCGGGGCCCCGATCCCGTCGGCGAGGTCGAGCCCGCAGGCGTTGCCGGGCACGGTGATGTGCTCCGGCCCCCACTCCCCGCCCGCCACCCGGACCGCCAACGGGTCGTCCGTCTCGAACCCGAACGCCTTGAGCCACACCGGGGCCAGTCGCCGGGCCGCCGCCCGGATCAGGTCGGGGGTGAGCCGCGCCCGCGCGACCTCGGCCCGCCACGCCGGGTAGAGGCGGACGGCGGGGCCGCAGACCCCGCGGGCCGCGTCCGGGTGCCAGTCGATCCCGTAAAGTTGTTCGGGCACGGCCACTCCGCCTTGTACACCGCCCACGCCGCACGGGTGGTACGTGACCACCCGGGCTACCGGTTCGCGTCCCGCCACTCGTCCACCCCACTGTTCGGGGCCACCGGGTCGGGCCGGGCGGCGGCGAGCAGGTCGCGGAGGTCCGCGTTCTCCCGCCGCAGGGCGGCGACCTCGTTCTCCAGCCCCAGCAGGTACGCCCACAGGTCGGCCATCACCGCCCGGGTTCGCTTGACCAGGTCCGCCCCGTTCACCGCCCCGTCCAGCCGGACCCGCTTCTTCTCGGCGGTCTCGGCCTGGGCGAGGCGGTGGACCGCGTCGTTCAGCCGCCCCAACTCGCTCGCCTTCGCCGCCAGGGCCGCCGTCAGCCGCCGCCGCAGCGGGGTGTCCGCCTTGGCGAGCCCGGCGACCCGGACCTGGATCTGGCGGTACTCCTCGCTCGCCCGGAGCCGGCGGGACTTGGCCTCGTCCTGGGTCGCGGGCTCTTTCCAGTCGCAGGGGTCGCCGACGTCGGGCGTCTTCGGGGTCTCGGTCACAACTCGTCTCGCTCGCAGGTCCAGCCGAACAGCACGCGCAGCACCAGGCGGCGGAGCCAGTTCGGCCGGGGCAGGAGTTCGCTCCCGGGCAGGACGACCGGCCGGCCGGCCGTGTCCCGGCCGGTCACGACCACCCACCCGGTCGGCCGCGGGGGCCGGTCCAACCGGCCCCCGGCGTGGGTCATCGGGCCGGCCGGGTCCAGCCCGACCGTCGCCCCGGCCGGGTCGGCCAGCCCGGCCGACGCCAGCCGCCCCCGGGCGAAGTCCTCGACCAGCCCGACCGTCTTGTCCCCGCACGCGGGGCACGGGTCGGCGGGCGTCGATGCGCGGCAGGTGACGCACCACCGCGGCGAAACCGGCCGCGGCGGGACGGGGACTTCGGGGCTCACGGGGACTCCGGGGCGACCGGTTGGCGAATCACTGGCGGCCGGACTGGGCCCGCTTGAGGCCGGCCTCGAACTGCTTGACCGCGTCGATCGCGAACGAGATGGCCGGGCCGGCCCAGTCCGTCACGTTCGCCGAGTAACCGGCCCGGACCCCGGCCTGGGTCACGTGGGCGAGCAGGGCCCCGGGCTGGCACAGCCTCTGGCCGGCCAGCTTGGAATCGTAGTCCCGCAGCCGGGCGTGCAGTTCCTGGCCGGTCGACGGGGCCGCCCCGGGCAGGCCGGGCCTGGGGAACTTCCGCCCGAACTGGGCGAACAGGTCCAGGACCGCCTTGTCGACCGCGGTCGACACCAGCCCGCGGGCCTTCTCGCCCTCGAACGCGTGCCACAGGGCCTCGAACCCGGGCCGGTCCCGGAGGGCGGCGAACTGGTCCTGGTAGGCGCTGATGGCCAGGCGGTCGTCGTCGCTCATCCCGCCCGCGGGCGCGCCCGCCGTCGCCCCCTGGGCGGCCGGGTTCGCCCCCTGCCCCTGCCGCGGCGGGCCGGCCGAGTCGACCGCCCCCCTCCGCTGCTTGCCCGGGTCGGCCCAGTCGGGGAGCTGCGGGATCTGGGTGATCTGCTTCTTCTGGGGGTCGTAATCGACCCACACGGGCGGCAGGCGGTACAGGTACCGGCCGATGCCGAACTTGACCGCGGCCCGCTTGAGGGCGTCACTGAAACTCGCCTTGAGCCGGTCGCCGCCGTCGGGCTGCTCGCTCGGGGAACCGACGTCCTCCTTGGTCACCCACTCGCCGTCGACCCGGACGGACAGTTGGCAGACGACGCACCCGTCGTTCAGGACCTCGTAGTGGTCCTTCCAGTTCTCCGCCCCGAGCACGTCATCCAGCCGCTCCTCGACCAGCCGGGCGTCCACGTACGGGACGGCCATGGCCCGGTTGTTCTTCGCCGCCTGCGGCTTCCACTTGAGTTGCCGGGCGTCAAAGAACGCGGCCAGGGCCCTCATCTTCTCGGCGGTCGTCGTCCCCTCGCTCATGGCAGACTCCCCTGGGCGGCCCGACGCAGCAGGTCGTCGAAATGCGTCCCGATCGCGGGGCCGACCGCCTCGGCCAGGCCCGGGATCTGGAGCCCCCGCGTCCGCACCGGGCCCTTCGCGTGCCGGAAGACCACGAGCCCGGCCCGGTCCAGGGCGAGCAGGTGCGTCACCACCGCGTTCGGGCTCCGGTACTCCAGGGCCGATTGCAGTTCCCGGACCGTCGGCGACTGCCCGCCGGTCCGGACCATGTAGTCCCGGACCGCCAGGAAGACCCGCAGCCGCGGGCCGGTCAGCCGGTGCTCGTCACCCACTCCCGACACGTCGACCCCTCCGCGGACACCAGAATCCTACGGCGGGCCTGTCGCTTTGTCCAGATCGGGAGGAAAGATTTATGCAGTCGGGGGCGCGGGGCCGGGGGACGGCCCGGGGGGCGGCGGCGGGTCGGGCGGCTGGCCGTCGGGCGGCTGGTCGTCGGGCGGGGGCGGGAGGTCGGGGACCTTGGGCTCGGCGGCCAGGGCCTCGCGGGCGGCGTCCCGGGCGATCTGGTGCAGTTCGTCCTTCGACGCCCCGCCGCCCCGGGCCGTGCTCTCGGCCAGGGCCCGGTCCGACGCGTCCGGGTTGTCCAGCCCGTGAATCCGCCGCTCCAGGTCGGTCACCCGGACGAGGGTCGACACGAAGTCCATGACCGTCATCTGGTCGATCTTCATGGCCAGGCTGTTCGGGGCCTTGTCGTCGAGCACCCGCTGGGCGAACTTGGCGGCCATCGCCTGCCCGAGTTCGGCCATCCGGGCCTGCCGCTGGACGACGGCCCGGGTCTGGCGGACCTGCTCGGCCGTGGCCTCGGCCGCCATGAACGCGTCGTACGCCCGGGCCCGCTTGACCCACTCGTAGTCGCCGGCCGTCCGGTACATGGTCGAGTGCACGTACGCCGCGACCCGGGCGTCCTGGTCGACCGCGGCCAGGGACCCGAACCCGGCCTCGGTCTGCTCCAGGTACGCCCGGGCGGCCTTCGGGATCGTCCGGACGAGCGGGTCGATCCCGAGGTACAGGCGGAACTGGGCGAACGCCGTGGACGGCTCGTTCGGCTGGATCTGCCACGGGTCCAGGGCCGGGTCGTACGCGAACTTCTGGTTCCGCCGCTTCCGCGGGCCCGGCCGCGGGCGGTTACTGGGCAGTCCCTTGGGCACGGCTGTCACTCGCTGGGGTCAGTGCCAACGGGTTGGCGGGCTAGAAGTGGGCCTCGCCGCCGCCCGCCGGGGCCCGCGGCCGTTCGGCCTCGCGGGCCAGGACGGTGGCCTCGCCCGGCTCCGGGGGCGGTTCCGAAACCCCGTCCTGGCCCGGGTCGGGGGGCGGGGCCCAGCCGATATCTATGGCGATGCCCCGCCGCATCAGGTCGGCGACCAGGGCCCGGCCCTGGACCCACTTGGAGTTCGGGGACAGGTTGAAGAACGCGCAGAACTTCTCCTTCTCGTCGGGCGTCTTGAACACGAGCCCGACGTAGAACCCGTCCTTGGCCGCCTCGCCCGAGACGTCCTTGTACTCCTCCTTGGCGGCCTTCATGGCCCGGACGGCGTCGGCGTCGGCGGCCGCCGGGTCGTCCTTCTTCGGGAAGATGTGGGCCAGGTCGATCCCGCCCAGGTCGGACACCTGCGAGTCGAGGATGGACTTGAGCCGGGCGGTGTCGAACCCGAGCAGGTCGACGTCGATCTGCGGGTCGACCAGGACGTCCTTGGCGAGCTTGTTCCAGTCGAAGAACCCCTGGGCCTCCGGGTTGTTCAGGACGACGTTGAGCTCCTTCTCCTTCGTCTCGTCCAGGTCGACCACCTTGACCTCGACCCCGTACCCCTCCTCCCGGCCGGCCTGCTGGTCGAGGATCGTCAGCCGCTGGTGCCCGCCGACCAGGTTCCCCGTCCGCTGGTTCCAGATCAGGTTCTCGACCATGCCGAACTCGCGCATGGACTTCTTGAGCCGGGACTGGCCGGACGTGTCGATCTGGCGGGGGTTGTACGGGGCCTTGTTGATCCGCTCGCGCGGGATCACGGTGGTCTGCCAGCGGGCGAACAGCGGGTGCAAGGGGGGCGGTTCCGGCCGGGCGGCGGCCCGGGCCGGCTCGGCGGGCTCGGGCGGGGCGGCGGCCTCGCGGGCGGTGGGCGGCTTGGTCTTGGCCATCGGTGCGGGTCGGGGGCTAGGGGTGAAGGGGTCAGCGCTTGACCTGGTTCTTGGCCCGCGGGCGGCCGGTCAGGCCGAGCTCGTGGCGGAGCAGTTCGGCCTCCGCGAACGGGAAGCGGGCGAGCACCTTCTGGTAGTCGGCCGGGTAGTGGTCTCGCAGGAAGACCAGGTCCCCGCCCTCCAGCCCGCCGCCGTACGAGTGCCCGATGTGGGCGTACTCGGGGGAGAGCGGGATGTCGTGCAGCTTCAGGTAGGTGACGACGTCCGCGTTACTCCACTCCGAGAGCGGGTAGCCGCGGCACGACACGAGCATGATCCCGTTGGACTGGTTGAGCATCGCCCGCCGCTGGAGGCTGTCGCACTTCTTCAGCCCGTGGGCGAACCACTTGATCCCGGTCTGCTTGTACACCGCGACCTCGACGTCCCGGATGCGCAGGTCGGGGATGCGGAAGTTCGAGGGCAGGTCGTCGTCCCGGAGGGCGGCGGCGGCCAGCCGGCGGGACAGGGCCCAGTGGGGCAGGCGGATGATCCGCCCGAGGGCCAGTTTCGCCCCCGCCCGCTCCTCCCAGTACCGCATGTACTGCTCGTGGAAGGACAGGCCGGGGGTGATGTACATGTAGAACGCGCCGACCCGCTTGAACCACTTCAGACAAAGGTCCATCATGCAGACGGAATCTTTTCCGCAACTGAACCCGACGTTGATCTCGTCGGTCTCGTAACGAAGCCGCCGCAGGACGTCCTGGGGGTCGGCCTGCGGCGGGACGGGCGGCATGTTCGTTCACCGGCCGGGATCAGCCGGTCTCCCCACTCCCCAGCATCCGGTTGACCCGGCGCCGGACCATCCGGCTCTGCGACGGCGTCCTGCCCGGGATGCCGGTCGCGATCCGGCCGGACTCCTGGACCGACCGGCGGGCGGCGGCGAACCGCTGGCTCGCCGCCTCGGCCCGGTTGACGCCCCCGGGCCCCATCCGCCGCGTCTGCCGGCGGCTCGCCGCGTCCGCCTTCTTCGTCGGCCGGCTGTTGCCCGGCGTGTTCCGACGCGCCATTTCCTGCCTCCGTCCCGATTCAAGCCATCGGGTGGCTTGGGCCGACTTGCGGGCTCTCACCCGCTCACGCGCCCAGCTTTGTTGGACGGATCGCCGCGCTCCCGGCAGAACGGCCCCGGGGCCGCCCCGGGGTGTGATCGTTTCGACCGGTTATACCGCGGCCGGCTCGCGGTGTCCAGACGGGTTGGTTTCGGGCGGCGGTTCGGCCAGGGGGGCCGCGAACTGGAGCAGGTCCGGGAGGCGCCGCCGGGCGAACCCGCCGGCCCGCGCAACCTCTGCCAGCAGTTTGGCTTGCCACTCGCCCCGGGGCAGGCGGAACAGCCAGTCCTTGACGTCCTCGTCGCGCTTGAGCCCGGGCAGGTCGACCGGGGCGACGGCGGCGGCCTTCGAGAACATGAGGGCCCCGGCCACCCAGGCGGCGTATTCGAGCCCGACCTCGTTGTGGTCGGGCAGGACCAGGACGACCCGGTGGCGGAACAGGTCGACGAAGTCCGGGGTCCACCGCCGGCACTTGGCCCCGCCCTGGGTGGTGGTCGCCAGGAACCCCAGCCGGCCGAGCAGGTCGGCCTTGCCCTCGCCCTCGACCCAGAGGCAGGGGCGGTCGGGGTAGGCGGCGAGCAGGTCGGCGTTGTACGGCCACCACCGGACCTCCGGCAGGTCGACCGCCCCGGCCGCGTTCTCCTCCGCCCGGACCCGCCGCCAGCCCCACCGCCCGCGGTCGGCGTACTGGCCGCCCAGGAGGCCGTACACCCACGGGCCCTTGGGGTCGCCGTGCAGCCGCCGCCGGGGCTCGAACCGCTTCGGGTCGAACCGCACGACCTGGTAGGCCGGCTCCCCGTCCGGGTCGCGGTAGTCGTACCAGGCGACCTCGACCACCGGGTCGTCCCGCCGCCTCCGGTCCGGCGGGCCGATGTCGGCGAACGTCAGCCCGACCGCGGCCAGGACCTGCCTCTTTTCACACTTGCCGCGGCACGAAATAATCAAACGACCGTCCCGACCCAACATCAGGGCGAGGGACGGGTCGCGGTCGCCGTGCTTGTGCCCGGCCGCGTTCGGGCAGTGGGCCCACGCCTGGTTCTGGCCGAACGTGCGGTACCCCTTCAGGCAGGAGGCGAACCTCGGGAATTGCGACATCAGCCAGTCGGCCACGGGCGGTCCCTCGGGTGGGTGCCAACGGGTTGGCGGGCGTCAGTGCCCGGCCCCGATTGTCTCCGGGTGGTTGGATTTAATCCAGTCCTGGGCCGCCCGGGCGGCCAGGACGTACTCGCGGGACGGGGTCATGTTGACCTCCTGGCCCGGGCGGTACGTGTCCCAGATGGCCTTGCGGATGTTCGCCGGGAGCTTCTTCCAGCAGCCGGCGCACCCCCACATGGCCGGCGGGACCTGCCGCCCGCAGCCCGGCCAGTGGCACGTGTGGTCCCGCGTCTGCCCCTGCCGGGTGACGTACTCGACCTTGTCCTGCCGCGGGGTGAGGGCCGGGTCCAACTCGCGGAACACCTGGACCAGGAAGGACGCGACGAACGCCTCCAGCCCGCGGGCCCGGTGCTCGGCGTTCCCGGCCACGTTCAACACCTTGACGTTGTTCGCCCGGACCCAGGCCGCGACCCGGGAGGGACTCGCCGTGGTCGGGAACGAGACGTCCAGGAACGGCTTCTGGTTAGCCCGGCACAGGTCCGCCGTCAGCCTCTCGCCGGCCGAGTTCCAGTCGGCCGCGAACCGCAGGGTCCCGTCGGAGTCCCGGACGTTCGCGGCGGTCCGGTCCGGGTACTTCTCCGACTCGTGCTCGCGCATCCCGTACAGGGCCGCGAACTCGGGGTGCGGGCCGTCGAGGGCCGTCCACCCCCGGGGCATCCACCCCCCGGTGGGCAGGCCGCACGACCGGGCCGCGACCAGCCCGCCCCGGTCCGCCCCGGTCTGGCCGCCGGAGACCACCCTCGCCAGTTTGTGGACCGCCCGCACGCCCCCGCCCTCCTCGGCTTGTGCCCGGTCCTGCCACCGGACGAAGACCAGTTTGTCGCCCGCCTCGCCCCGCTCCCACGCCCCCCACGGGGCCCGCCAGTGGGCCTCCCCGAGCCACCGCCAGTGCCGGTCGCCGACCGGGAAGTCCTTGTCGAACGGGTGGGCCGCGTCGTGCACCAGCCAGTGCCGCGGGGCCGTCGCCGCCGGGTCGGCCTCGCCCCGGTGCGAGCCGGGCTGGACCTGCAAGAAATGGTCGCGGTCGGCCGACCGGGGTTTCAGGTGTTCCGTGAGCCGGTCCCAGAGGGGCTTGCACCGCCTCCACCACGCCGCGAGCGCGTCGCTCGGCCGGTCCGGGACGATCTTCAGGCGGCCCTCGGCCGGGACCCACTTGAGCCCGTAGCCGATCCCGTACAGGTCGCGGACGGCCTTCTCGGCCTGGTGGTCGAACGGGCCGGCCGCCTCGGCCGCGGCCGCCTTGTCGCCCGCCGTCTTGACCTGCTCCGGCATCCAGCCGGCGGCGGCCAGCCGGGTCAACTCGACGCGGTGGATCGCGACCACCCGGGCCAGCGCGTCCGACACCTCGCCGGAGGCCCCGGGGGCCGCCGCGAGCGCAAAGGCCCCGTCCTCACCCACCCTCGGGACCAGCCCCCGGTTCAAGCAAATCGCGAACACGCTCTTGGCGTCCAAGGCCCGCGCCCTCCTCCGGTTCCGGGGCCATCACCACCTTCCGGTACCCGGCGTGGACGAGCCCGTCGTGCACGTCCCGGACGGCCTTCGCCCCGGCCGGGGTGTACCGGACGTAGATCGTCGGCTGGACCGGGCTCGACGGCCTGATGACCCCGTTGACGGTCTCGACCAGCCGGCCCGCCGGCCACGCCCGCAGCCGCTTGCCGCCCGGGGCGTCCCACTCCAGGCGGACGCCGTCGGGCAGGGTGTCGTGCACGTGGGCGTGCTTGCCCTTCTCCGGGCAGCCGGCCAGCACCTCGGCCATGACCGCCTTCGCCGCCTTGGCGGGGGTCATCTGGCCGACGACCTCGCACGTGCGCCCGCACCGCGCGCACCGCCCGGTGTGGACGATGCCGGCGGACTCGATCTTGACCGGGACCAGGGGCATACGTCACCCGACCTTGCTCAGGGCGGCGGCGACCCGCTCGCGGGCGGCGGCCGCGTACTCCGGAACCCGCTCGACGCCCACGCACCGCCGCCCGCCGCCCTCGCGGACGACCGCCTCCCCGGTCGTCCCGGACCCGTAGAACGGGTCGAGGACGAGCCCGCCCGGCGGGCACAGGTACCGGACCCACCACCGCACGAGGTCGAGCGGGGTCTCGGCCCCGTGCCGCCCGGCCTGGGTGTTCGGGACCGGGATCAGGTTCGGCGGGGTCACCCCGCCCCGGCGAACGGCGGCCGCGTAGCACGCCGCCTTGTCCACGCTCTGCCCGCTCGGCCCGGCCACCGCCACCCGGGCCCGGTGGTACTGGCGCTCCCCGGCCGACCGGGCCGACTCGGCCCACAGGACCGCGCCCTGGGCGCGGTAGCAGTCGGGCGGGCCGAGCCAGACGCACGCCTTGACGCTCGGCCGCAGGAGCCCGGCGGCCGGGGCCCCGCCGACCGGCAGGCAGGCGAAGTTCCACCACCACGCGTCCTGGACCAGCCCCCACCGCTCGGCCCAGTCGAGCATGAACCGCAGCCACCACGTCCGCATCCGCCCGACCCGCTCGCTGTTCGGCTGGATCACGAAGACCGCCGACCCGGTCGGCCTGAGCACCCGCCGGCACTCGGGGACGACCACGTCCATGAGGGCGAACCACTCGGCCTCCGTCCACCGCCCGTAGTCCCGGTCGACCTCCGGGTACGGCGGGTCGCAGACCACGCAGTCGAACAGCCCGGCCGGGCACTCGCCCAGCACCGCCCGGGAGTCGCCGCAGATCGCCCACACCGGCCCGCCGCCGTCGAGCATACGTCACCCGTGTTTGACCGACCCGCCGGCCCGAACGCTCCCGCCGACCGCCCCGCACGTGACCGACCCCCGGGCGTCGACCCCGCCGCCCACGTCCCCGCACGACACCGACCCGTTCGCGGACACTCGCCCGGACACCGACCCGTGGACCGTGACCGCCGCGTCCGAGTGGACGTCGGCCGCCGGCCCGGACCACTCGACGCGGACGACCCCGGACAGGCCGGTCACGACCTGAGTGTCGCCCACGGTGACGGTCCCGCCGTCGACCCGGACGCTCCTGCCGTCCGGGACCTCGACCCGCGTCCCGTTGACCACGATCACCGATGCCACGTGAGCCCCCTGCCAACTGGTTGGCTAGTCGAACACCCGTTCCCGCTCCATCCGCCGCAGGCACGCCTCGGGCGACTCCCCGCGGCGGAGTTCGTAACTCGCCCCCACGCACCCGCCCTTCCAGCTGCCCGTCCGCTCGCCGACCTCGTCGGAGAACGCCACGTCGATGTACGCCCGGGTGCGTTTGGGGAACCACAGCCCGGCCTTCCAGAACAGCCGCCAGCACCAGGTCCGCCGCTCGGCCGTGACGGCCGCCTCGCGGACCTGGACCTCCCCGGACTGGAGCGTGTAGACGTAGGCGAACGTCTGCCGGTACGCGCCTTCGGGCTCGTCGTGGTACGGGTAGCGGAGCCCGTCCCGGGCCTGGTCGCCGCGGACGAGTTTGCCGCCGCGGAGGTAGCGGTGCCACCGCCCCAGCCGCGGCCGCCACGCCCGGGTCACTTCCTCGGTCACGACGAACCGCCCGTCGGCGAGCATCACCTCCCGCCGGACGTGCTCCATCGCCCACGGCAGGTTCACGATCTTGCACCGGTCCCGCCAGTTCAGGTGCAGGCACCGGGATTCGGGGTCGAGCGTGAACCCCCACGTGTCCAGCATCGGGTCGCGGGGCGGCGTGCCCGCCCGCCGCAGGTCGACCCACAGGCAGAAGAGGTGCAGCACCCACCGCGGATCGTCGTCGAACTTGTGCAGGGCGACCGACCACCGCCAGGACGCGACCCGGACCCGGCCCCAGAACGTCCCGCGGGCCCCGAACCGGTACTCGCGGCCGTCGCGGGTCGCCGCCCGCACCCGGGCCGGCCAACTCAGGAGTCGCTTGATCGCCCCGAACATCGTGCTGCCCCTTACCCGGCCTGTTGTTTCGGCTTGATCCGCCCGGCCCGGATGCCGGCGATCACGCCGCTGGCGTCCTTCTTCGTCATCTGCCGGACCCGGTCCCGGTCCCAGCCGAGCTTGCCGACGATGGTGTCGACCTGGGCCGGGGTCGCGAGTTCCAACTGGGCCGGGGTGTGGGTGGCGGCGGGCGCGGCCCCGCGCGGGTCGAACAGGTCGAGGTCCGGCCCGACCTCGTACTGCACGGCCACCGCCCGGAGCTTCCGCCGCCGCTCGACCTCCTCCCGCAGGAGGGCCACTTCCGCCTCGGCCCGGCCGAGCACGTCGAGCACGTCGGCCGGGTCCCGGCCCGGGGGCGGGTCGCCGGCCAGGAGCTTGTTCGCGTACTCCCGGACGCCCGGGGCGTAGTCCCCGCCGAGCACGTCCACGCTGGTCAGCACCTTGCGGGCCCCGGCGGCGACGAAGTCCAGGGCGCACGCCCACGGCTTGGCGCTCCCGGCGATGGCCGCGAGCCGCGGGCCCGGGTCGTCGGACCACAGTTCGTCCCGTCGGGCCGGGTCGTCCAAAAGACCGTCGAGGGGCCGCATAACTCGGCCAATAATTTGACTGATAAGGACGATGGACTGGGCCGGGCGGCAGACGGCCGCGACCGCGGCGTTGGGTAAATCAATTCCGACCGTGACGACGTTGCAGTTGACCAGCTTCCGGTACAGGCCCGCGCGGAAGTCGGCGAACGCGGCCCCGCGCTCGACCTGGTCCTTGAGGTCGTCGGTCACCCACCGGACGTTCCCGGGCTCGTACGCCTCGAACGCCTCCCACGCCCGCTTGACCCACCGCTTGCCCGGCCCGTAGACCAGGGTCGGGCGGTCCCCGGCCAGGTCGCGGACGGCCAGGGTCAGTTGGTGGAACGGGGCGGCCTGGGACAGGGCCTCGTCCAGGGCCTTCTTGTCGAAGTGCCCGAGCGCGTCGACGGCCACCTTGTCCCACTCGATCCCGGTGACCCGCAGGGGCAGGGACCGGACCCCGCACAGCCACCCGGCCCGGACCATGTCGAGGACCTTGAGGTTGACCGCGACCGAGTCGAACCCGCACGCCCGGCCGATCCCCTCGCCGCGGTCGTCCGCCCAGGTCGCACTCACCCCGCCCTGCCGGCACCGCTTGTTCTGCCGGAAGTGCTTGAAGATGTCCTGCCACCCCTTCGCGTGCGACAGGTGGCCCTCGTCCGCCAGGACGGTGTCGAACTCGTTCGGGTCGAAGCTCTTGAGCCGGGCCTCCCCCGTCTTCGTCCCCAGGGTCTGGACCATCGCGACGACGTACGGCGGCCGGTTGGCCCGGGTGTCCGCCCGGCTCTCGGCCTGCTCGCGGCCGATCCCGGGGGCCTTGAGGTAGCCGTTCTCGTCGGCGAACGGCTCGCCGACCGACGGGTCGAGCCGGTGAATCCAGCGGATGATCTGGTCGGCCAGTTCCCCGCGGTGGACCAGGTAGAGCGTCCGCTTGCGGGTCCGCTCGCAGCGGGTCTTGCCGATGTCGGCCAAGGGGGCCGTTTTCCCCGCCCCGGTGGGGAGGCTGATGAGCGGGTGCCGCCCGCCATCCATGTGCTCGCAGAAGACGCGGCTGGCGGTCGCCTGGTACGGGCGGAGGACGAAGGCCACGGGACGACTCCGGAGGGACCGCGGAACCCGATCTCAGATCCCGCCGCCGTCGGCCGACAGCGGGCAGTCGAGGTGCCGCTCGCGGAACTGCTCCGCCTGCTGCTCGAACCGGGCCGGGGAGAACGGCCCCCGGAGGTACCACTCGGCCCCGCACCGGGCACACCGCCCGGCCGGCCCGACCGGCCCGACCGGCTCCGGGGCCTCCCGCCGCCGGATCTCGGCCTTCAGGGCGGCCAGGGGGACGATCGACAGGTCCATCAGCGCACCGGGGGTCGGAACACGGCCGGGCCGTCGACCCCCGCGATCACGACCGGGAAGATCACGTCGGGGTCGAGGCACAGCGGGATCAGCCACCGCAGGTTCGGCACCACGTTCAGGGTCGGCAGGTCCCGGAGCGGGTGCCAGGCGGTCGGCTCGTCCGGGGCGTACGGCCGCATCGGGCAGATCTGCCGGGCCCGGCCGACGAAGAAGTGGACCGGGGACCCGCCCCGCCCGCGGAGGACGACGGCCTCCCGCCACTCCCCGGGGGTCGTCGTGTTCCCGGTCTCCTCCCGGAACTCCCGGACCATCGCGGCCAGGGGCGTCTCCCCCGGCTCGGCCGCGCCGCCGATCCCGTTCCACTTCCCCCGCTGCCACGCCGGCCGGGCCTTCTTGACGAGGGCGACCGACAGCCCGGAGTCGCCGATCAGGAAACCGGTCACGAACCGAGTCTCGGGGGTGGTCATCGGCGCTCCCGCGTTAGCCCCGCATCCCGTGCGGCGACCGGACCACCCGGCCGCCCGCCTTGTACTTCCCGGGCCGCGGCCGGCCCAACTTGTCGGCCGGCCGGGCGTCCTCCGGGCGCGTGTACCCGGTCGCCTTCCGGCCGGCGAACGCCGCCTCCAGCGCGAGCCCGACCGCCTCCGCCCACGACAGGCAGACCCGCACGGCCCCGGTCGGGCTGGTCCACTCCCGCCGGGCCGGGGCGTAGGTGCCGACGACGACCGCGACCGTCTCGGGCCCGACCGAGTACGCCCGGCGGGCCACCTGGAGGGCGTGCCGCCCGCCGCCGAGGTCGACCACCCCGCCCCGGAAGTCGCGCATCCGGGCCCGGGCCGCCCTGACGTCGTCGCCGGTCATACCGCCGCCCTCCGGGACCCGCCAACCCGTTGGCTACAGCTTCTCTTCCAGGTGCCGCAGGTGTTCGGCGGCCAGCCGCTTGAGGGTCGCGATGGCCGGGTCCCCGGCCTTGTCCAGGGCCTTGTACTGGTGGTCGCCGACGTGCCCGGTCCCGTGGCACGTCTCGCACCCCTTCGAGAACTTGCCGAGCCGGCCGTGCTCCTGGGCGCACACCGGGCACTGGGCGTACGGCCGGGCCTCGGCCAGGGTCGCGGCCATCTCGGCGAGCCCCGGGCACGAGTAGACCGTCTCCAACTCGCCGTCCTGCTCCTTGGGCCGGGCCTTGAGCAGATTCGGGTGCTTGTCGGCCGCCCGGGCCAGGCGATCCCCGCCCGGGGCGGCGGCCAGGGCCGACACCGCCTTCATCGCCTGGCGGACCAGCCCGAGGGCCCGGTCGAACTCCTCCCGGGCCTTGAACTGCTCGATCAGCCTGTCCGACCCGAGCGGGTGGTCGGCCTCGTCGGTCTCGCCCCGGGACAGCTGGATCACCGCCCGGGCCGCGGCCGCGACGGCGATCTTCCCGTCGTCGAGCTTCTTCGCGATCTCCTCGGCCTTGGCCTTCTTCTCCGGGGACAGTTCGTCGGACTTCGCGGCGGCGAACACGAGCCGGGCCTGGCGGAGGGACTCCGGGTTGGTGTTCAGGGCCTCGGCCACCCGCTCCCGCTTGGCCTTGCCGCCGACCGGGGCCCGCTGGTACACCCGGTCGAGTTCCTCCTTCCGCTTGACCTTGTCCGACCACTTCGGGTCGACCCGGTCGTCGTTCTCGGCCATCTCGGCCGCGAGCACCCAGGCCAGCCGGTCGGCCTGCTCCAGGTCGGACGTGTCGACGATCCGGGCCGGGATCGTGTCGAACTTCAACTCGTCCCGGACCGCGACCGTCCGCCGCCCGCCGGCCGTCAGCCGGTAGGACCCGTCGGCGTCGGCCGGCTCGACCACGATCGCGTGCATCAGCCCGTTCTTGCCGATCGACCCGGCCAGGTCCCGGATGCCGGGCATGTCCGACCGGTACCGGTTTTCGAGCCTCACCTTGTCGACCGGGATGTTCACGACCGGGAAGTTGCCCCAGTGCTTCTTGACCCAGTCGGTCGCCTCGACCCCCTTGACCTCGCCCGGGGCCGCCGCCGGGGCGGCGCCGTCCGCCGGGACGGCCGCCGGGGCCGGGGCCGCCTCCTCCGGCGTCCTGGCCTTCGGGGCCTTGCCCCCCTTGCCCGGCTTGGCGGCCTTCGCCTTGCCGGCCTTGCCCTTCTTGTCCGGCTTGGCGCCGGCCTTCCCGCCCTTGCCGCCGCCCTTGAGCGCCCCGAGGGCGTCCCTGACCATCCCCTTCCCGTCCTTCTTCGCCTTCGTCGCCGTGGTCATCGCCGCTGTCTCCCGCGAACTGGGGCGGCCGCGCCGCCCGGTGTTTAAGCTAAAGAAGTGTACGCCCCCGGGGCGCCCGGGGCAAGTGCCAAGATCTTGGCACGCCCCCTCAGAAGTTCGTCCACAGGCAGTGTACTAACTTGCGCTTGGCATTACCGCCGGCCGCCGCGTTCGGGACCTGCTTCTCGTGCCGGGTCCAGTGGTGCAGCCGGGCGACGTCGTCGTACAGGTCCGACCGCAGGCCGGACAGGGCGAAGTGGGCGTTCTTGAGCCCGCCGAGCGTGTCGAGCAGGGCGACGTGCTGGGCCCGGGTGTACTCGAACCGGTACACGTCCGGGGCGGCCCGGGTCTCGGCCAGCCACGGCGGGTCGAGGTAAAAGACCGCCCCGGGGACGTCGTACTTGAGGCACACGGCCGGGGCGTCCCGGTTGAGGACGAGGACCCGGATCAGGCGGGCGCGGACCTCGGGCAGGCGGTCGACCGCCCCGAGCAGGGCCGACACCTGCTCGTTCATCCCGCCGCGGAGGCGGGACTTGGTCAGCCCGGCGAACGCTTCCCCCGTGTCCGTCCGCCCGGCGAGACACTGCCGGCAGCGGACGAAGTAGCTGACGGCGGCGCCGACGTGCGGGGCGGGGAACGTCCCCTTCTCGGCCAGGAGCCGCCGGTACTCGTTGCTCGCGGCGACCGCCCGCTCCCAGGCGGGCTCGGAGAACGGGGTCAGCTGGGCCCGGCGGAGGAAGTCGAGGAAGACCGCCTCCGGCCCGCCGAGGACGGCCCAGAAGTTGGTCAGTTCGCCGTCCAGGTCGTTGACCACCTCGGACACGCCCTCGGGGTCGAGGGCGAAGAGGACCGACAGGCCCCCGGCGTACGGCTCGACGTACGTGGTCCGCGGGACCCGGCCGACGACCCCGGCGATCCACTGGGCGTTATAGTTCTGACCACCGTGAGTCTTTAAGGTAGTCTTGATTCGCGTGTATTTGGGCTTGGTCTTAGTCGGCATCGGGGGCCTCGTGGGCGATGCGGATGCGGCAGGCACAGCGGTAGGCCGGGGCCTGGAGGAACACCCACCGGACCCGCGGGTCGCGGCCGGTGTCCTTGACCCCGAGCCAGGCCGCCACGGTGTCTTTCACGGCCTTGAACGCCCGGGGTAAATTCTCGTCTTCGTCTAACTGCTTGCCGCCGAGCCGGGTCATCGTGACGACGGCCGGGAGCGGGAACGTCATGACCGGGAGGGCGGCCCGGACGGCCTCCTTGACCGCCGTCTTGCGGCCGATCTTCGCCCGGAGGCCGCCGCCGACCGCGGACCCGGCGTTCGCCTCGGACACCAGCCGGACGTTGACGTCGACCTCGACCACCAGGCGGGCCAGGGGCGGGCGGGCGGGCGGCGGCGTCTTGCCCCGGCGGGCCGGGGCGGGGGCCGGAACTCCCCCGCCCGCGGTCGCCGCCGGGCCCGCCGCCGGGGGAGAACCCCCGACGGTGACGGTCGCGGTCCCGCGCTTCAGGGCCGCGATCATCTCGTCCACGTTCCCCCGGATGGTCGGCACGGTCAGCCTCCCCCGCCGAGTTCGGCCAGTTCCGGGCCGACCGCCTCGGGGTCGCCGGTCAGCCGCCACAGGTGCGAGCGCAGCTTCGGGAACATCGCCAACGCCTTGTCGGCGTACTCCGGGTCGTCGGCCAGGGCGACGGCCAGTCCGCCGAGGATCGGCCGGCGGTACGACGGCGGGCAGTTCCGGGCTTTCTCGGTCGCCTCGACCGCCTGGAGGACCTGGCTACACTCCGGACACCGGGCGTACGTGTCCTCGCGGCCGTGGTCGCACTCCCCGGGCCGGCACCGGCAGGCGCCGTCGTCGTCCGCGTGCGCACAGGTCTCGCGCTCGCGGTGGTAGACCTCCCGGTACGTCTCGCCGGGCAGGATCGGCCGGGCACACTCGCCGCAGGCGACGGGGGACGCGGCCACCGGGTCGGTGACCTCCGTCACCTCCGGGACGTACTCGTAGTCGTCGGCGCGGAAACACACGGCGGAACTCCTAGACGATTCGCGGCAGGGCGGCCCGCGGGGACGGGACCCGGTCGACCGGCAGGCCGAGGGCCAGGAGCCCGCCGGCCGTCTCGCCGATGTCGACGAACCCGGCCCGGCGGTAGGTCCAGCCCCACGTCTCCCTCCCGCGGACCCGGGTCGGGCGGACGAACGCCCGGTCGATGAACGTCACCATTGCGACGGGGCCGGCGGCCGACGCGACGGCCGGCGGGTCGCCCCAGACCGCCCGGGACGCCGCCACCGCCTGGACGATCAGGTCGGACGCCCGCCGCGGGGACTCGTTCCGGAAGCACGAGCACACCCACGCCCCGGCCCACGCGTGCTTGACGTACCTCGCGATCGGCCAGGACGACACCCACAGGGCGTCGGCCCGGTAGGTCAGGAGGACCACGCACCGCCCGGGCGGGACGAACTGCGGGGCGCCGACCTTCTGACGGTTGTAGTGCGCGTCGGCGAGCCGGAGGGCCCGCCGGTCGGCCCGGTGACTGGCGAACCAGTTCATCGCCCGCGGTTGCCCCGGTCGCGGTGCTGGTGCTGCTGGTGCGCCGGTTGCCGGGGCTGGTTGGCGACCGGCGGGGCCGCCGCCTGGAGCGGGGCGGCCCCGCCGGGCCCGGCGGCCGGTTCCGGCGGGGCGGCCGGCGGCACCTCCGGCGGGGGCGGGTCGCCCGCCTCGGCGCCCGGGACGGCGTCCCGGGCGGCCGCGTTCGCCTCGGCCGCCGCCGCCGCGTTCGCCTCGGCCCCGAGGACGAACCGCATGGCCGGCCGGTAGTCCTTCAGGAAGACGGCGTCCCGCGACCGGTTCCACAGGTCGGCCATCTCCTCGAACTTGGCGACCGTCACCCCGGCCTCGACGAGCTTCAGCCCGCGGCACAGGGCGCACGGCGTGGTCCGGGCGAGCCCCGGGTGGGGCGACAGGCCACCGCCCTTACAGTGCGGGCACTGGCGGTACAGTTTGTCGGCGCTCGGGGTCACGGCACGCTCCGAAAAGTCGACCAGATAAAATGGTTCCGGGGCTTGTCCGGGGTCGGGGTGAGCGTCCCCTTGCCGAACTTGGCCTCCGCCCACCGGGCCACCACCGGCCGCAGGTGGGCGGCCGCCTTGTCCGGGTCGGCCAGGTCGTCGAACGGGGCGACGAACTCGACCGCGTCGTGGTGCAGGGCCTCCGACGAGGTCAGGACCGCCACCCCGCCGCCGGACGGGGCCCGGGACGCGGTGTGGCGGTGGACGACCACCACCACCCCCTTCAGCCGGACCGTCCCGTCCTGGTTCCGGTACACGTACCCGTCCCCCCGGTCCGGCCGCAGGTCGGTCGCCCAGAACAGCGTCCCGGGCCCGTGCAGGAGGCGGGCCTGGGCCGCCACCGCCCGGTACTCGGCGATCTCGTACGCCTCGCTCCCGGGCCGCTCCCGGGCCAGCCGCCCGGCCGCCGGGTCCAGGACGACCCGCCGCGGGAACCCGTTGAGCATCACTCTGACCGTCGCGATCTCGGGCATGGGAACACCTCGGTTGGGCCGGTCGGTCGGGGCCCGTGCAGTCTACCCGCCGGCCCCGGCCCGATCCAGCCGAGCCGCCCGGGCCCGCGTGGTTTAGTCTAAAGGAATGGTACGCCCGGACAGGGCCGGCGTCAACGGCGCGGGGGCGAATTTTCTGCCAAGCCGTTGGCTAGAACCGGCCGGCGTCCTGGAGTTCTTGCAGCCGGTCCTTGAGGGCCCGGGCGGCGGTCGCCTCCCCGGCGAGGACGGCCCGGGCCAGGGCGGCGGCGACGGCGTCCGGGTCCGGCCGCGGGGCCAGGCGGGCGGCCTGGTGGGCGCGGACGGCGGCCAGCAAGCGGTCGGCGTCGTGCCGGGAAACGACTTTGGGGAGGGTAACCCCGGGCGTGTCGGAGGTCCCGTCCGGGACGTACGTCCCCATCCACACGCCGGTCGCGTCGTAGATCAGGGAGACGGCGGCGGCCGGGTTGTTGAGCCCGGGGGAGCCGTCGGTCTCGCACCGGAACGGCTCCCACTCGTACCACCGGTCGACGAGGGACCGGCAGACCAGGTCGACGGCGTCGGGGGCGGCCGCGGGCTTGCGGCCGAAGAGAAAGGCCATCGGGCGTCCTCACTGGTGGTCGTCGGGGTCGGCCGCCGGCTCCTGGACGCCCCAGATCGCGGCGGCGGCCGCCTGTTCGCACGCGCGGGAACAGAACGCCGTCTTCGTCTCGAAATCGGGGCGGAGGGCCTTCATGGGGGTGCCGCACCAGCCGCACGGGCCCTCGACGAGTTGGGCCTCCAGCCAGGCGGCCTCGGCGGCCCGGGCGGCCTCCCGCTGGCCGGCCTCCCACTCGTCGTGCGCCGCCACGCACACCGGGGAGCAGCACCGGTTCCGCGGGTCGGACTCGTCCTTCGGAACCCGAACGCCGGCCAAACACACGGGGCAGGTGTCGTCGACCACCTCGGCCGGGTCCGGGTCAACGTCGTCCGGCCCGAGCCCCGCATCCCGCACGTGGTCCGCCCACTCGCGCCAGCCCATGGCAGTCCTCCCGGTTAGTCGATCTCCCCGTCGTCCTCCCGGCCGAGCAACCGGACGGGCGGTTCGGCGGGAGGAGTCTCGGCCGCCGCCCGGCGGGTGTTAATCCGGGTCCACAGGGCACCGGCGGTCCGGGCCAGGGCCCGGAACTCTTCGCCGGGGTGCTCGGCGAGGAAGGCCCGCGCCCGGGCCGAGTCGGGCCCGCCCGACTCGTTCATGACCTCAGCGTACTGCCCCAAGAGTTTACCCACGGGCGGGGGCTCGTCCGCGTGGGCGGCAACCGCGGCCCGGATCTCCGCCCGGGCCGCGACCACCCGCGGGTCGGTCGGGTCCACCCCGACCGGGAGCACGTCCGCGGCCAGCCGCCAGAACGCCGAAACCCCCCGGCCGCCGCCGAACTCCCCGGACTCCTTCGCGGCCTCGAACGTCCCCAGCCAGTCGGCGGTGATGTCCGGGTCGCCGCCCCGCTCGCGGTCTTCCCGGGGGCCCAGGAACGCGTCCCGCTCGGCCCGGGTGTCGAACAGGACCATCTGCCCGTTCTCGACGATCCGGGCGTTCCAGTACGCCCCGGCCCCGCTCATGTCCACGTGACACATCCGCGGGATCTCCGCGCACCGCCCGTACCCGCGGAGGGTGAACGGCCGCCAGTCCAGCGGGGGCAGGGCGGCCTCGGGCACGACCCGGGCCCGGCACTCGCCCTCCTCGCCCACAAATTCGACGACCGTGACCGGGCTCGGGACGGCGGGGGCCGCCCCGGGCAGGTCGGCCACCGCCCCGGGCAGGTAATTCCCTTTGTACGCGTGCAGTTTTCTCATGTTGGCCTGTTGGGGTCAGAGGAGGATCAGGCCGGGGGCCACGTTGGCCCCCGGCCGCCGCCGGGGCCGGCCAGCAGATTGCCAGCTACCCACCGGCCCCGGGCAGTCTCGCGGTCGCCGGATCGCCGCCGTCACAGTTTGACCCGCGACCGGTCGCACAAAATCGTCAGGGCCCGGGCCGAGAAGTCGGCCGGGTCCTCCGGCTCGACGTCGGCCGGGTGGTCGGCGTACGGGAGCCCGCACTGCTCGCACACGCACCGGGCCCCGGCCCGGGTGAAGTTCCGCCGCAACTCCCGGACCTCCGCCGCCGGCATCGTCACCGCCTCGACCCGCAGGGCGACGGCCACGTACCGCTTGAGGGGCGGCCGCAGGGCGGCGGCCATGCGCAGGAGCTCCGGGATCACGACCCGGCCGCCCCTCCTCGGCCGCCGCAGGCCCCCGGTCGCGGCCAGGCGGGCCGCCGACCGGACCATCCGCTCCGTGTCGGTCATCGAAACACCTCCTAGAGCCCGTTGTCGCGGCCCAGGGGCGAGGGCCGCGGGAAATCGGAACAGCACGTCGGGCACGGGACGGCCGCCCCCATAGTCGACCGGGCCCCCTCCCCGTCCCCGGCGCAGTCCGGGCACACCACCTCGATCGCCCTCGCCCGCTTCCGCCCGGCGCGCGAGTTCCGGCACAGCAGTTCGACGTCCCCGCCGACCCACCGGATCGTCGCGAACAGGTCGGGCCCGCGGCGGACCGTGCCGACCCGGAACGTGTCCCCGACGTCCTCGCGGACCACGTCGCCGGGATTCAGGGCCGTCAGTTGTTCCGGGGTCATTTCGGTGCCTCCGGCTTCTCCGGCCCCAGGGCCCCCAGCCCGGCCGCGGTGATCGTCCATTCTTCCGCGAAATCGCCGCCCTTCCCGTCGGCCGGTTCCACCAGCTTCCGGTCGATCAGCCGGTGGGCGGTCTTCCACCACACGAACACGTTGTTCTTGGGGACCTTGTCGAGCACCGCCCACCCGTACCCGCCGCCCATGTTCACCAGCCTCCGCCCGGATCGCATCGGCCCCAGGGCCGCGCGGTCGAGCGGGGTCAGCCGGGCCTTCTGGCCCGGGGCCGGCGGGGCCAGTTTCTTCCGCTTCGCCACCGCCCACCTCGCTTTCTCGGCCAACCGGTTGGCGGGTCACTCCGCCTCGAACACGGCGACGATGGTCTCGTTCAGTTCCGCCGGGCCCGTCATGAGCCGGTGGAAGGCGAACGAGTGCAGCCGGTACCCCCGGCGGCGGTTGACCTCCAGGACCTCCTCGAACTTCTGGCGGACGAACTCGGACGGGTCCCCCGCCCCCGGGCGCGCCCCGAACCAGTTCTTGGAAATCTCCGCCACGATGTACCGCTGTTTTCCGCCCTCGCGCATCGCCGTCCTCCGGGGTGTGGGTGGGTGGGGTCAGTCGGCCAGGCGGCCGAGGGCCTGGAGCAGGGCGGCGGCCGCCCCGGCCCGGGCCAGGGCGGCCGCCCGGTCCTCGGCCAGTCTCCGGGCCTCCTCCAACTGGGCCTCGGCCGCCGCGAGGGCGGTCTTGGCCGGCTCGTGCCGGGCCCGGGCGGCCTCGCGGGCGTCCCGCGCCTCGGCCGCCTCGGCCGCCCGCATGTCGCGGACCCGGACCGCCGCCCGGAACTCCTCCTCGGCGCGGGCGGCGGCGCGGGCGGCCTGGGCGGCGGCCGCCTGCCGGTCCTCGTCCCAGGCGACGGCCTCGGCGTGCGCGGCCGCGAGCGGGCCGGCCTGGGCCCGGGCGGCGGCGGCGGCGGCCTCCAGTTCGCCGACCATGTCGGCCCCGGCCCGGCTGTCCCGGGCCAGCCCGAGCAGGCGGTCGAGCCCGGCGCGGATCTTGCCCTCGTCGGCCGCCAGGCCGGCCACCAGGGCCGCCAGGTCGGCCGGGGGCGGCGGGGCCGGGGGCGGCCCGCCCGGGGGCGGGTCGGCGGGAATCACCCCGGCGGCGCGGGCGACGGCCTCGTTCAGGTCCTGGGGCTTCACGTCCGTCCGCCCGGTGTTCAGGTCGATGTCGAACGTGTACGCGTTCCCGGCGACGGTCAGTTCCCACTGGCGGGGCCCGCGGAAGGCCCGGACGCGGACCGGGTCCTTCCGCTGGCTGGCGTTCCTGGCCCGGTGGCAGTCGCGGACGAAGGCCCGCCAGCCGAAGTCCCGGCCGTACGGGGTCCGGTCCAGGAAGGCGATGAGGGCGGCCTGCCCGAACTGGTCCCAGTCGTCGGCGGCCTCGTGCCGGACGTTGACGTTGGTGGTGACGAGCGCCTGAGCGGGTATCGCGAACGACACGTACGGCCCCCAGATGGACAGGAGTTTGTCGAACAGGCCGGCCGGGTAGGTCCGGTCGGCCGCCGCCGGGGGCGCCCCCCGGCGGCACAGGTCGCACGACTTGGTCGCCCCGTCGGCCAGGACCGAGGCGCGGAAGACGGCCATGAACCCGCACCGGCTGACGCACTTGTACACGGGCTCGGCCGCGAGACGGCCCTGGGCCCGGGCGGTGACCATCCAGTGCCCGACCGCGGTGAACGCCCAGTCGTACGCCCCGGACTGGTCGGGCGGGTTCTTCGGCGGCAGTCGCGGGTGCTTCTTGATCTTGCCCCGGACGTCGCCCAGGGCGTCTTTCCAGTTCATCGGTGCTCCCGGAGAGAGGACCACGGAACCCCGTCGCGGCCCGGAACGGAACGGTCAGACCCGGGTGACGACGTCGGCCCCGAGCATCCCGGAGGCGAACGCGACGGCGATCCGGTCGGCCAGGGCGGCGGCCTCGCCGCCCGCCCCGGTCGTCAGGTACAGCCGCGGGGACCCGTCCGGCCCGAGGACGGCGACCCGGTAGAACCGGGTCGGGTTGGCGCAGACCTCGACCGACACCTCGCGCCCGTCCGGGCCCTTCGCCTCGTAGTACACGCACGGGACGAAGACCCCGGGCGGGAGTTTGTCCACCGGCCCGACCCACCGCCCCTTGGGGAAGTGGCCGGGTTCGTCCGGCTTGACCTCGTACGCCTTGGCCAGGAAGTCCGCCATCGCCCGCCCTCGTGAGGAATGGATTTGCCAATTCGCTGTCAGATGACCGCGTTGTCCCGCGCCCACCGCTCGACCACCTCGACGTCGATGTACCCGCCCCGGTCCCGGACCCGGCCGAAGACCGCCTTCGGCACCCACCACTCGTCCCCGTCGTGCCGGACCAGGGCGGCCTTGTCGGTCTGCCGGACGACCGCCGCCCGGCACAGCCACACCGTCCGCGGGTCGCCCGTGTCGGGGTCGACCGCGTCGTACGCGTCCGCCCGCGGGAGCGGCCCGTCCCCGATCACGCGGTGGGCCCCGGCCGCCCCGGGTCGCTCTCCCCGGGTGGCTGTCTCCTGTCTTTTGTTCGGTCTTGCTCGCGCCATCGTCGCACCGATTCACCCCGGGACTCGGCCGGCCCCGGCAACTCTCCCCGGACACCCCACCGGCACACCCGGGAGGGCCACTCTTGGGGCGAAGGGGGCGGGCTGCGGACCGACCCCTGCCCGCAGGACAGGGGGCGGCCGTCTCGTACTCCCGGGTTTGAAGTCCGGCGGTATGAGACCGTCCCCGGTGTTTGGTTCGCGCATCCGGGGCTTTCACCCTGCGCGCCGCGGAGGTTGGAGCCGGCAAGGGTCGGACACAGTCCGGCTTTCCGCGGTACGGCAACCCGCGACCGGGCCGCCGGAACGTCTCTACTGGTTCTTCTGTCCGCCCGAGACGCGGCGGTCCCCAGTGCCCGCAGGCCGCCCGGGGTCGGCGTCTTGCCATTCGGAGGCTGTCCCGCCAACTGGTTGGCAGGTCGCGACGGTTTTGGGCAATGGGGTATTGAACCGACGGACGTGTGAGGCTAGAATTGCCCTCGCGTCGGTCGGTTCCCCTGCCAAGGGACCGTCGCACTCAGGACCGCGGTGGTTAGCGCCACCGCGGTCTTTTTCTTCCCAAACACTTATACCCCGGTCTGAGCGGACCGGCAACTCGTTTTCCCGGAAGGCGCGCCTTTGGGCCGCTTCGGTGGGGTCATTTTCTTCGCCGCCCGGGCCCCCGCGGCCGGGTCGAACTCCTCGGCGTAGTACCGGCCGCCGCACCCGCGGCAGTCCAGGACGACGACCTTCTTGTACAGGCCCCCGGTCACGTTCTCGCCGGCCCCGCCGCACGCCGGGCACGGGGGCAGGTCCGGGTAGACGCCCGCCCACCGCCGGGCGGCGGCCAGGGCGGCGGCGAGGTCCGGGAACGGGGCGACCGCCGGGCCGGCGGTCGCGGGGGTGCGGTCGGCCTTGGTCCGCAGGTCGGTGATCCGGACCGTCCCGTCGAGGGCGTCCCAGACGGCGAACCCGCCGACCAGGGCGCGGAGTTTGGCGACCGGGAGGCCGAGCCGGTTCAGCGCCTGGCGGGCGGTGCGGTGGACCATGGCTTTCCGGGACGGCGGGCGGGGCGAGGGCACGGGTTACTCCTTCGGGGGGTCTCCGGTTTCGACACTGTGGGCGATGGCGTCCCAGATCTCGGGGTTGGGGTAGGCGTTGAGGTGGGCCAGCGGGGTCCCGTCCGGGGCCTCCGGGGCGGCCGGGCCGCCGCCCCAGTCCCGCCCGTCCCACGCCCACCCGGCGTCGGACAGGACGCCGGGCAGGTCGGGCAGGTAGTGCTGCGGGTACCCGGGCAGGCGGGCGGCCGACGCGTTCCCGCCCGGCGTCCCCCGGCTGGCCCAGACGAGAATCACCTTGTCGTACCCGAGCGTGTACTCCCGCAGCCCGACCCGCAGGGCGTGCTCGGCGTAGCACGCCTTCCGGCCGGCCTGCCCGCAGGCGGGGCACGCCGGGCACTTGCACGACTCGGGCGGGTGCTTGCACACCGCGCACGCCCGCTCGGTCAACTTCACGCGCCACAACGCGGCGATCTCCGGGGCCCCGCCGACCGAGACGCCCAGGGCCCGGCCGCCGGGCTCGTCGGCCTCGTACAGCGTGACCGACCCGAGGCCGTCCTCGGCGAACATCCTCTCCAACTCGTCCGGCGTGGCGGCCTCGCGGGGCGGGTCTCCTTCGTGCGCGCCCCGGCCGATGTACCTCGCGTAGTAGATCACAGGAACTCCAGGGTGGGGGCGACTCTCAGGCGGCCGGCGCCCGGGCCTTGCCCGGGAAGTCGACCAAAGCGGCATTCTTAGCGGGATCGGCGTCGATCGTCGCCTGGTCCCGCCGGCCGGCCGCGGTCCGCCGGTTGATCGTGGCGGGGCAGATGAGACCGAGTTGCCGGGTCAGGTAGAAGTGCCCCATGTCGAGGGTGTGGCACGTCTGGAGCCCGCACGTCGGGCAGGTGTTGACGTGCTGGTCGGCGCAGGCGCACCCCGACCGGTTGACCCGGTCGCAGAACGGGCAGGCGTTCTCCCGCATCCACACGGACCGCGGGGCCCCGCACCGGGGCTCGTACCGGGGGCGGGCGTGGGCCTCGCACTTCTGGTCGCGGCGGCCGTCGGTGGCGGCGAGCTTGGAATTGTCGACGCACCCGCAGGGCAGTTTCGGCGTGGGCATAAAACCTCCGTGCTCGGGCGGCCGGCGGGCATGATACCCGGCCGGCCGCGGGGGATGGAAGGCCCGTCGTCAGGCCGTCCCGCCGTCCTCGCGGCGGACGAACGACCGGCCGAGTTTCGGGGTGACGGCGTCGGCGGCGGCCTGCTCGGGGTCGGCCCGGGCCGCCTCGGCCGCCGCCTTGACGGCGGCCTTGACGGCGGCCTTGAACCCCTTCTCGTCGCGGACGAGCTTGACCCCCTTCATGATCTTCGTCAGTTCCTCCTGGAACTTCCGGTCGGCCTCCGCCCGCCGCCGGTTCAGGTCGGCGAGTTTGGCCAGGGTCTCGTCGTCGGCGACGAAGTAGTCGTCGTACTTCCGCTTGAAGACGCGCTTCCCGTCGGCGGTGACGAGCTTGTTGTCGTGCCACTCGGCGGCGTCCACGACCTCGGCGTTGTTGCTGTAGAAGGTCAGGGATGTCGACACGGTGAACAGCCGGACGGTCGGGCGGCCGGCCTGGACCAGCCGGTCGATCGTCTGGAGGGTCGCTTTCTTGACCCACCGGCCGCCCCACTCGACGCAGAACTTGCCGTCCGGGGCGAGGTAGCCGGGGTGCGGGCCGTCGCGGAACAGGGTGGCCGTCTGGCCGTGGATCGTCACGGTCTTCGGTGCGGGCATGTCGGGCCTCCGGGTGAAGCGGGCGAAGGGGCGGCCGGGTCAGGGGGCGGCGGGTGCCGCCTTCCCCTCCTTCTCGGCCAGGTGCTTGCGGATCTGCTTGTCGACCCGGCGGAGCCGGGCCCGGGCCTTGTTGGCCGCGGTCAGGGCCCGGCCGAGCCGGGCGTACCACCGGTCGAACTCGGCCCCGGCCTTCGCCTGCTTGTCCTTCAGGGTCGCCAGGACCGGGTCTGCTTTCTTGGCCACGTGCGATACCTCCGGGGATGGGTGGGCGAAGGGGCGGCCGGCCCGGGTGGGGGCCGGTCGCTGGGGGCTCAGCGGTCGACGACGACCAGGCACGTCTTGACGCCGGTCGAGCGGAACGCCCCCTCGAACGCGCCGTCCGGGAGGTCGTACCGCTCCCCGCCGACCTCGTCGAACCACTCGCGGAACTCCGCCGCCTTCCGGTCCGCCCGGAAGAACGGGCCGGTCGACATGACGGACACGAGTCGTCCGCCGGGCCGCAACAGGGCGTGTGCGTGGCGGACGTGCAGGATGTCCTGGCCACTTTCAAAGGGGGGATTGGCAAGAACCCGATCGTACAACTCGGCGCGGGCCGTCCAGCTTCTCCCGGTAGCGTCCATTTCAGATGGCAACTGTTCCGGGGCTGGCAACTGAAGGAAGTCCTCACCGATCACCGTGTGCCCCTTCGCGGTCAGGATCTCCCGCAATTGGTGGTTGATCTCGCACACGTCGACCGCCGCGTCGGGGAACGCCCCGCGGACGGCGTCGGCGATGTCCCCCTTGCCGGCCGACGGTTCCAGGACCCGCAACCCGGTCTTCCCGAGGACGTCCGCCAGGTCGATCATCCGGGCGATGACCGGGGCCGGGGTCGGGAAGAACCCGGGGATCTGGGCGAACCGGACGCGGGCCTCCAGGTCGCGGATCTTCGCGACCCGCGCCGCCTCTTCCTGCGCCGCCTTGTCCTCCGGCGACTGCCGGCCGTCCAGCCACTCCCGCAGGGCGACGGCCGTCTTGCTCGTGTCGTGGAACTCCCCGGTGTCGCGGAGCGAGTAGTGCCCGCCGGAATGGTCGACGCGGGTGGCCAGCATGGCCAGGAGTTCCTTCTTGCCGGCGATCCCGCCCAGGGCGGGCGGGCACCGGCCGGCCTCGTGCGCGTCGGCCAGCTTGAGGAGCGCGCCCCGGACCCGGGCCAGGTGGTCGGCCTCGATCCGGGCCGACGCGGCCTGCATCTGCCGCTTCGGGGTGTTGTCGAGGCGGGGGTGGCGCTTGTCGGCGATTTGCTTGGCCAGCGTCTCGGCCAGCTTGCGGAACCGGGGGGCAATGCTCGCGGTCTTCGGTGGCATGGGAACCTCAAGGAAGGGTGGGCGGAGGGGCCGGCGGCCGATCTCTCGGGCCGCCGGCCGGGGTCAGGACAGCCAGGGGGTGCCGGTGTCGGTGGCCACGTGGGGCGCCGGCCGCGGGGCCGGCGGGGGCGGTTCGGTCAGGGCGGCGCCGACGTCCCGGCCGGTCCGGCTCAGGTAGGCGGCCCGGGAGATGGGCCAGAACCCCTCCTGGCCGTCGTTCTTCTCGGGGATCAACTCGGCCCGGTAGTGGGTCACGGCCGTCCGCTCGCCGCGGACCTTGCGGCCGGTGTGGGTGCCGGTGGTGAACCGGACGCGGCCGGCGGCGGCCAGGGCGGCGATCGTCGTCACCTCCCCGGTCGCGGCGAGGCGGACCGGGGCGGTCAGGGCAACGGGCATGGGGCCTCCGGGGTCGGGTCGGGCGGAGGGCCGGCCGGGCCCGGTGGGGGCGGCGGCCGGCGGGTGCCAGTCGGTTGGCGTCACTCCAGGTCCTCGCGGACGTCGGCCTCCAGCGTTTCCAGGGCCGCAATCGTGCCGCCGACCTTCTCGGCCACGGCGGCAATTTCGCTCTCCAGGGCCTGGAGGGCCTTGCGGTGCTCGTCGGCCGCGGTGCTGTCCTCCGGGGCGTCGGGGACCTTGATCGCGGTCAGCCGGTCCCAGGTTTTGTCGAGGTCCTTCGCCAGCCTGTCGGCGCGGGTGGTTACCGCCTCGAACACGTCGTCCGCGCCGGCCGCCTGGCCGGCGAACTCGTCGGCGATTTCCAGCAGGCGGCCGACGTTGACGGGGCGGCCGAGTGCGTGATTGGTCTTCTCGTACTCCAGGTCGTTGAGGAGGGCCTGGTGCTCAGGCGACAGGGGCCGCTTGGGTTTGCTCGGCTTTTTGGCCGGCTCCGGCGGGGCCGCGCGGCGGGGTTTGGCCGGCCGCTTGGCGGTGGCCGGGTTCGGGGCCGCGGGGGCTTTCTTGCGGGGCATGTGGGGGCCTCTCGGGGGATCGGGCAGGGGCCGGGCGGTGCGGGTGGCACCGGGCCGGCCGGTCAGGCGGCGGCCGCCGGTTTGCGGCGGCGTTTGCGGGGGCAGAGGGCCAGGGCGGCGAGGTAGGCGCGGACGTGCTCGGTCGGGTGGCCGTGCTCGTCGAGCCAGTCCGCGGCCGCGCCGATGCCGGCGGCGTCGTCCCAGGTGACGTGGGCCCCGCCGCCGGGGGCCGCGAAGAACGCGGCCCGGATGGCCGGGGTGAGTTCGGCCATCACCTGGGCGGCGAGCAGGGCCCCGCGGAACACCTCCGACGGGGTCGCCTTGGCCCAGCGGACGGCCGCCGTGCCGTAGCCGAACGGGTAGGCCGAGCGGTCGCCGCGGAGGCTCCGCGGGGCCGTCATGCGGGCCACGTGGATGAGCACGTACCGGGTGCGGGTCGCCGGGTCGGTGAGCCACGCGTAGCCGGCGACGGTGCACGTCCGGTGGGGGACCGGGAGGTCGGCCGCGTGGGCGTGCCGGGTCGCGACCCCGTGGCCGCTCGACGCCATGTGGAACTCCGGGTGCCGCCACTCGGCCGGCAGGACGTCCAGGGCCGCCAGCCGGTTGGCGTGGCCGGCGTTGGCCAGCTCGCACATCCGGCGGAGTTCCGCGTTGACGGTTTCGAGCGTCGGATTGACCAGTAGTTTCACCATGTGTGGACCTCCGGAACACGTTCAAGACAGGCGACCGGACGGCGGTAAGGCGGTGCGGTCGGTGCGGCTAGGCCGCGCAGTAAGGCTTCCAGTTCCTGACTTGCTCTCCGTTGAACCATCGTCCTTCATCGTGGTACAGATCGAATAGCCAACCGGATGACTTGAGAGATTCGGCCTCTCGCTTCGTATCGACCGTGGCCAGAGTTCCGCCGGACTTGTTACGCAGCCTCCATTTCCGGCCGTGTTTTTGGACGGTCCAACCGGACGGCGGATCGGCGTCATGTTCTTCCGGTGTTGCGTGCAACGCCATGTGTGGACCTCGCGAGGAAGAGAACAGGACCGGCCGGCGGACTTCTCCGCCGGCCGGCCGATCACACTTGCTCGAATCCGAAGTAGTCGGCGCCGCCACGGCCATCCTGACAGTCCACTACGCTGTACGTCTCATCCGGTTCGTCCGAGTTGAGGTACCGGATGATTAACCACCAGCGGCCATGTTCAAATAGCGTGTCGAACCGGCGGTTTCTGGACTGGCGGCCGAACTGCGCGACGGCGGCGCGTCGGACCGCGGTTTCCGTCTTCCGGTCGTCAACTTCCGACGGTAGCGGCTTGCTGGTCGTCATGTGCGGACCTCGCGAGGATAGGACCAGGCGGCCGACCGGCAGTGAGGCACGGCCGGCCGATCGGCTAGTAACCGGCCATGCCGGTCGTATCTCGGCCGAGTCGGTTCAAGAGGTGATAGACCGCGTTCGCGGCATAGTTCGGTTGCATCCAAACGCCTTCCTCCAGGAAGCGTTCGGTAGCGTACAACTCCGGAAGGACGACCGTTTCCGGCTTCTCGCCGATTCGGATGTACAAGTCATTGCACCAGTCGGCAACCGTCGGCGCCGACCGTTCGTAGTATTCGGCAATCGCGGTTAGCTGCGCTTTGATGGACTCTATCCAGTGTTGCGCCATGTGCGGACCTCGCGAGGATGGAACGAAGTCCGGCCGGTCCGCGGTGGCGGATTCCGGCCGGTGCGGTCATTCGTCGGCCTGGTCGTCCGGTTCGTCCGGTTCCACCAGGTCCGTTTCCGCGGTCTGATCAATCAGGACAAAAGAGGTGTCGTCGTCCGTGGCGCAAATGTGCAACTCGCCGGAACCGGTCCGCGAGTTGTACCGATAGGTAATCCGGATCGAAACACCTGAAACGGTGGCGCCGTCGGCCGTCCGGAACGGCAGGAAATCCACTACGGCGGAGCTGTCCGGCTGTTCGACCGTCAGTCGCGGACTCTTGCGGTCGTCTGGCATGTGCGGACCTCGTGAGGAAGACAGGCGGACGCACCGGCCGGCGGCCGGACGCGTCCGAGGACTCAGGCCACGCAATCGGCCGGAATCCGGAACTCGGACCGGAACGGCGCGTCGTCCAGGTCGGCCGACCAGTCAGACCGGCTGACGTCTCCGGCCTGGTTGCAGTGCGCGACGCGGACGGTCACACCGGCCGCGATCAGGCCGCGACAATACCATTCACAGTCACGAAATGAGCCTTGTACCAACCGCCGCGCGTGGCGGCCGGACGCCTTGAGGCGGTCGCCTTTGTTCACGGCAAACACGTTGGCGATGCCAACCTGGTAGACCAAATAGGCGGTGTGGACCGGCATGACGGAACCTCCGGAACGGAATCGAAAAAGGCGGCCGGCCGGCGGCGAGGCACGGTCGGCCGAGAAGACTACTTGCGATACTGGCCGAGTTCGCACACCACTTGCCTAGTGTGATCGGTCAGGCTCGCTTTACACGTCGCTTTGGTTCCGGAGACGACCAGGACCGGCTGACCGTCACGCATTTCCATAAGCGCGAACTTGTGCGCGGCCGGAATGGTGCCGATGTTCTCGGACAGCCACCGCGCCGGAGAATTCGGAGCGCCGACAGGCATAGCGAACACCTCGCGAGGATAGGACCAGTCGACCGGACGGCAGTGAAGCCGGTCCGGCACAGGCGGCCGGCCGGCGGTGAAGCCGGTCCGGCCGAGAACTCAGACGGCGGCCGCCATCAGGACCGCACCGGCCGCGGCACGTGCCGCGAGGTCGGTTTCGCGCCAGGACCACGGCGCCGCCTCCAATTCCGGCCACGGCTCGCGGCGCCACTGACGCGCGGCGCCGCTCCGGCACCAGGCCGCGTACTTCGCGGCCGGTTTGTGCCGCGCGTGGATTTCCTCGATCACGGCATCGCACAATTTCTTGGCGGCACACTCCGACCAGGCCGGATGCTCGCACGCCTGGTAGGCGTAACAGCGCGCGAGGTTGTACAGTTCGGCCGCGGTCGGCCGGTAGCCGCGGTCGGTCCACGTGTACGCTTCCAGGTGATCCGGCGATCCTGGCAGTTCGTCCGGCCGGTCGCGCGGATACCGGTAGGCCACGGACCGGACGTTCTCGGCCGCGAGCATCGCGCCGAGCGAGTCGCGGCCGATGACGGCGCGGCGGTCGGCCGGCCGGATGATTCCGTCCGACGTGCCGTCGAGGATGCCGGTCACGAGTAGGTCAATGTGCACGTTGCTGACGACGAACGCACTCACGGCGGAGACCTCGCGGAACACCGGCCGCCGGACTGGCGGCCGGAAGCGGCCGGCGGCACTCCGGAGAGCGCCGCCGGCCCGGTTTTGGGCCGGCCGGTCTAGTTGTCCGAAACGACGTGCGCGAACGCCTCCGCCACGGCCGGCGGCCAACCGGACCACGTGGCGAGCGCCGCGAGGTCGGCCGGCTTACCGGACAGCGCGGCGCGGTAGGCCGCGTTCACCTCCGGAATCGAGCCGGTGAAGAACCGCGCTTTCTCGGACTGCCACGTGCGGCCGTCGGCGCCGGTATAGCTCGTGTGCGTCGGCACGTCCGGCGCGTCGAATACGACCACGGCGGCCGCGTGGCCGGACCTCTCCGGCCACGCGGCGATCGACCGGACGGCGGTGCCGTCGTCGGTCGGAACCACCAGGATCGTGGCGCCGTACCGCGCGTCCGGATTCTTCTGGCCGTAGATTTCTTTGACGGCGGCGCCGGTCGCCGTGGTCTTCTCGCGGATGATCACTTTCATCGGACGGACTCACCAGGAAGGAAAGGAACACCGGAACTGGAGGACTCCGCCACGTGGCGGAAGGCCGGACGGCCGGCCGGTAGGCCGGACCGCCGGAAGTGCCGCCGGTCCGCTGGCGCCGTAGCTACGGCGCCGTTGGACCGGCCGGCCGATCGGACCTGGAGCCGTCGCCGGACTGGCTCTTTCTAGACCGATTGCGAGAGAAGAACGCGTTGATTTGCGCGAGCGACCGGCCGCCGTCGCTCTCCGGATGGTAGACGCCGGAACCGAAGCAGGCCGGACAGTCCGGATCGCCACAACACGGATACACCTGGTCGGCCGGTAGCGTCTGGTCGTCCACGTGCGGACCTCGCGAGGAAGGAAGGACCGGCCGGCGCGACTACTTAGCGCCGCGCGTCCGGTCCAGGAGCTTCAAGGCCGTGTCGATCATGCGCGCCGTCGGCATCGCGCGGTATCGCGCCTGATTGTCCGCGCCTAGCTTGTCGTGGACACCGACCACCAGGCCGGCCGTTGTCAGGTCCACCGTGATACCGTCGATTTTCGCGTAACTCTTGCGGTCCACAACCGACCGGAACGCGGCCACGCGCTCCTCTCCGGTCGCGCACGTATGGACCGGCGTTCCGCCGGTCCGCTTGACGGTTGACATGTGTTCACCTCGCGAGGAAGGAAGCCAGGACCGGCCGGCGGACTTCTCCGCCGGCCGGCCGGTCCGGTCAGTTCCGGACGGCCGCCGTGGCCAGCTGGTACGCGGTCTGTTTGATGTCGTCTCCGGCGCCGGAGATGACGCTTTCGAACCGCGCCGACCGCTTGGCTTCCTCGGACCTCGCACGGCTCTTGCCGCCGAGTTTGCCGTGGTCCACCGATTCGGTTACCGCGTTGAACGCGGACCAGGCCGAACCGCGGATGCCGCCGACGCCGTTGGTGTCGGAGTGGTAGCGGTCGAGCACGTCCTCTAGCAGTTCCTTCCGGTGCTTGGCTTCCGCCTCCAACCGCTTCTTTTCGTACTCCTGCTCCGCACGCGTCACCTTCAGAGTTCGCGCCACCGCGTCAATGCCGGTTTCGAGCTGCGCCGCCGTGATGTCGCACACCGAATCGAGTAGGCCGTTGAAGTAGGCCAGCGGTTCCATCGGCGTTCGCGCCATCACTTCGGCCGACTCGCGGAACTCCTCGAACTCCTCCACCGCGAGGCCGAGCGCTTCGGCGGCCGCCTTGCGCTTCGCCTGGAGGTTGCCGGTGTGGCGGATCGTAATGCCTTTTGACCGGTCATCCTTGTCGGCCATCCGCAGCGTGTTCGCGCAGACCACGCGGTGCGCCGTCGGAAAGCACTTCGCAGCCTCCGTGCCGTCGTGCGCGTTCGTGAACAGCGCGAACGGCTTGATTTCGTCTCCGGCCGTGACACGGAACGCCTGCTTTGGCAGGTGTACCAGCATCCACACTTTCTTGCCGCCGTGGATCGCGCCGGCGGTTTCGTACCTGGCGCCGAACCGCTCTAACAGGCCGTCAAGGAACTTGAACGCGTCCTCGTTCTGGAACGGTTGGTACCGGCCGCCGACCGAACCGAGATAGGCGCCGGTGTCGTCGCGGCTGATCGCGAACGTGTCCGGCGCCTGGATGACCTCGCCGCGCGCGTTGGTGAACGTCATGTCTCGCTTGCTCACCTTCCAGTTCAGGCCGGCGAGCGTGATTGCGTCGGTGGACGTTACCGCCGACTCGACGTTCACGCCGAGACCGTGCCACGGCGCCGCACCGGCCACCATCACCGATATCCGGCCACCGGACGTGTCCAGGCCGGCGCGGCGGATGGCGGCCGACATGATGACGGCGCGGTCATTCTCCGGTAGCGCCATCACCAGCGGATGGATTCGCGCCTGATAGACCGCGTCGGACTCGCCGGACTTCCGGCGCAGTTCCTGGTACGCGCCGCACCGGATCATTTCGCCAGGATCGGACAGACCGGCGACGTAGTTGATGCTGGTGATGTCGCGGTTGGCCGTGATGATCCGCGGCCCGGAGGCGGCCGGACCGGACGCCGGTTCGGACGTGCGGCCGGCGACGGTCGCGGCGAGCGCGGCGTTAATGAGATCGGACATTGTGGAACCTCCGGATAAGGACCGGCCGGCCGGTCCGCGGCACCACGCCACGGTTACCGGCCGGCCGAGTGAGGCGACCGGCGATTAGGCCGGTCGCGACCTCGCGAGGAAGGATACAGGCGACGGACCGACCGGCCGGCCGGCCGGCCGAGTCCGCCGAGTGGTCAGACCGCGACCTCGCGCAACCGAGCGTACAGGTTGCGGAGTTGTCGGCGGTATTGCGTCTCGTTCGGCCGGACGTCCGGCGAGCGGACGGACCGGAAGCCGCCGTACTCCATCGTCCAATCGGCGAACGCGCGGACCATGCCGTCCGCGTGCGCCAGGTACACTTTCGGCCGGTCTTTCAGGTCCTGGACCAGGTGTTGCATTTCGTCAAGGTCTTGGTTCGCGTAGGTGTGGACACGCGTAACCGGAATCGCGGTGAGCATCGGTAGACCTCCGGAGGAGCGAGCAAGGCGGCCGGTCCGCCGGACTGGCGGAGTCGGCCGAGTGCCAACCGGTTGGCAGTTACCGCACGTGCTCCAGAGTGCAGAGCACCGGCGGAGTTCCGAGGACCACGGCGGCCGATATGCTCTGACACTCGATCCATTCGTCCGAGTGCCACGGCTGCACTCGGATCGTTCCGTCCGAGTGCCGGAGGACCGGCCGGCCGTTGTCCAGTGTGTGCACGATTTCCATGACGTTCACCTCAGTATCCGAGGACTCGAAACCGGACATAGGCTAGGACCTCCGGAAGCGTCACATAGCGGAACACTAGCACGGCCGAATCCTCCGGCGGACCGGCCGCACCAGGCGACCGCGAGCGGACCGGCCGGCCGGTAAGCCGAACCGGACCAGGTTCACACCTCTTTCGCTTCCGACCGGCCGACGTTCTTCCAGGATTGCACGTCTAGAATGCAGTCGCGCGACCGTTCCGACGGCGGATAGATGCGGAAGAGGCGGCCGGAATACGGATGCTCAAACATGCCGTCCTTCACCGTGGCCACGAAATCGTCGCGGTGGAAGTAGGCCGAACCGGTCACCTGGTTGTTGGCGATTTCGAACGTGACCGTGATATCGCGCCGCTCCGGCGCCGTGATACCGTCGTCGAACCGAACTACCAGCATGGCGGAACCTCGCGAGGAAGGAAGGCGGCCGGCCGGCGGTGAGGCACGGTCGGCCGATTGGTCAGTTAACCGCCTTATAGCAGTTGCACGGAAACTGATGAGCGATCCGGTTTAACCGGTCGTACTCCGCCTCTCCGACCAGGCGGACCAGGCCGGCGGCCGAAATCGTGTCAGACGTGCCGTCGGAGAACTTCACCGAAAAACCGGACCAGGACCAGGACCAGAGGATATGCGTAACCGTCGGAGTGGTCGGCATGGCGTACACCTCGCGAGGAAGGAACGAAAGCGGACCGGCCGGCGGCGAAGCCGGACCGGACCAGGTTAATCAATCGGAACGACCTCGGTTTCCGCTCTCCAGTGTTTCCGGTAGAACGCCGATAGCTCGTTTGCTTTGTCGGCATCGAACCGGACTGCCGTTTCGCTGTTGCCGATCCGCTCGCCTCTCTCGTGAATGAACCACGTCTGTCCTTCAGCAGTCACTTTTACGATGAACTGTCGCATGAAACGGACTCTTTAGAGTGAAGGAATACAGGAAAGGCATCCGTTCCGGAATCGAACCGGACCGGCGGCCGAAACCGCCGGAGCGCCAACCGCTCGGATTGCTCGCAAGCGAGCGTGCCAGACAGGCGACTCACCGGCCGCCTGTCTTGTGTTGTGGACGTCGTATCCGGCCTGTGGCGCCGGACAGCGGACTAGAGGTTACACACCTGATTTGCCACCGCACGTGATTCCGCAGACTCTTTCCGGACCTGTGCGAGCGTCCGGCCAACCGACCGGTTTCGAGCAACGCGGCACACCTCTACCGGCTCTTGTGAGCCGTCTTAGTGTGTTCCACAACCGGCGGACCTGTGCGAGTGGTTTCGAGATGTCAAAGATCGGCGTGCCGACTGGCGGTTACCGCGTGCGGCCTACTCGGCCGGTCCTGTCATTCCGACCAGGCCGTTCGCCGCACCGGTGTAGAGGAGTTTATACTAAACTCTCTCTCTCGTGTCAACCGGTCCTGCCAATTTTTTGTCAGGCCGGTTTGTCGCGGCCGGCCGGTTTGCGGACGGCCGGCCGCGGCGAGAGAAGACAAAGCACGGCGCGTGCCGTTCGGCCGAATCTTGCCAATAAATTGTCGGACCGGCCGGTTTCGCGTTATACGCTCGTCTGGCGGCCGACCGGCCGCGGCCGCAGCTGACCACGGTCCGCGGCCGACCGGACGCCACGCGTGCGTTAAACGCGTCCGCCGCCGGTTCACCGCCGGCGCGAATTCCGGCGGCCGAAACCGTGGCCGCCGGACGACCAGGACCGTGTACTAAATCTGTACAGAGTGACAGCCGGACGACCAGGCGGCCGGCCGGTTGCCAAAAAATTGTCAGGACCGGTTGATTTCCGGACGGCACCAGTTTAGACTAAACAACCGGCCGGCGGACGGTCCGCCGGTGCATGTAGGTGAGGACTCGCAAATGGCCAGATGGTTCCGCTGCGAGAGTCCGGAGGAGCTTGCGAAGCGCCGCAAGGCGCTCCGCCGGTTCCGGACGCAAAAGGAAGTGGACCGCGAGGTTGACCGGCTGATCGCGCTCGAATTGAGACACGAGGACATCCGCGACAGCCTTCCGCATGAGTCGCCGGAATACTGGAAGGCGCACGATACCGCCGTCAAGTACCGCGAGCGTGCGCGGCTACTCATGCCACCAGGAAGCTAATCGGCCGAAACCACGGAAACCGGGCCGGAGACACGAAATGAACCTGCCGGACAAAATCACCGAACGCGTCCGAGCGTGGCCGCACTGGTCACGCGCCGAGCGCCGCCGGTTGGATGAGATTACCGACGAAATCCTGGGCCACTGCGCGAACGGCACCGGTAACCGGTTCGTCCGCGAGTGGTGTAGCCGCGTGCTCGCGGACCTCTTCCGCGCGGCCGGCGGACCGGAGATTCCGCCGGCCGACCGGATTCCGACGCGCGAGAATGAGGAAGTCTCGTTCGCCGCGCACGGCCGGACGTTCGTGGTCAAGAAGTTGTACGGCGCCGTCTGGTTCCTGAAAGCGACGGACCAGACGCGCGGCCGGTTCGGCGACAAACAGCAAATTCGCGAGGATATCGAGCATGCAACCGAATTCGGAGTCCTGCCGAGTGCCACCGGCGCCGGCATCTACTGACGAACCGGTCGTTCTCACTCGCGGCGACGGCCGGACGCTTCCGGCCGTGGTCCTGGTGGCCGAGAACGGCAAACCGGATGTGTACCTGGTCGCGGCGCTGCCGTGCGACCAGGCCGGACACCAGTTTTTCGAGCTGATCGGCTACCGGCCGAAAGATGCCGGTTATGAGTCCGGAGTCCGCCGGTATCACACGATGGTAGCGGAACCGACGGCGGACCGACCGGCGGCCGGCTTGTGCGACTGCGCGTGCGGCACGTACGGCCACCGCGCCGGCTCCGACCGGACACCGACCGGTAAACCGTGCCGCCACGTGCGATTTCTTTCCGCTCTCTGGTCGCGAGGTGAGTTGCCGTGTCTACCGCAACCGAAACGATCCGCTCGGTAGTCGGATTCTGGAAGCTTTATCCGGAACACGGCTTGCCGGCCGAAATCGAGGTCCAAGACTGGAGTCCGGTTCCGGAACCGCTCCGCGGCCGGCGCGACTCTCGTATCGTCGTCGTCATCACGTTCGGCGTCTACGATCCGCCGTCGAACACGTGGCAACCGGCGTTCCTGTGCGAGTGTGACGACCGGACGGAAGCCAACCGCGTAGCCGGTCAGTGGACCAGGTTTGTCGATCGTCTCTGGCAAGAATTGCCGTCGCGCCACGACATCGCGGCGCGGAAAACCGTCCGTCTCACCTAACCGCGAGGTCCGCTATGAACGCCAAACCGCCAGTCCTGCCGATCGCCGTGGCCGCGCCGCCGGACGTCCGGCCGGCCGCCGGAGACACGGTTCTATCCGTGCGCCAGCCGTTCGCCTGGCTCATCGTCCACGGCTTCAAGCCGTATGAGAACCGATCCTGGAATACCAACTTCCGCGGCCGGTTGTGGATTCACGCGTCCACCAGGCGGCCGGCTATCTCCGACGATGAGGTTCGCGAGGAATTGAGCATGACGTACGGTCTTCCGCCGGACCTCGCGGCCGCCTACCGGCCGGTGTACGGCGCCATCATCGGCGCCGCGACCGTGGCGGAAGTGTTCTTCGGCCACAGCGTGCCGCGGCGCGATCTCGGTAACGTCCACGTGGACGAATCCGATTACCACTGGCTTCTCGAAAATCCGGCCGTCCTCCGGACGCCGGTGGTGATGACCGGCCGCGTCGGACTGTTCAAGGTGTGAGACGGTCCGGCCGGCGGTCGGTTACCTGAGAGCGGACCGGCCGCCGGTCGGCCGGTCCGCGAGGTCCGCAGATGACACGGTCTGAGGCGAACCAGGTGCTCTCACGAGCGATGCAGCCGGCATCCTACCGCGTGCGGAAGGACGGCCGGTTCTGGTTCGTGACTGAGGCCGAAACGCTCGGCTTGTGGCCGAGCACGTTCAAGACGCGCAAGGCCGCTCTCGCGGCGGCCGACCGGAGCGGCGCCGCCGGTGGCGCCGGCCGCCCCGGTCCTTGCATTCACGGAACACTATCATGGGGAAGCCGACCGGGATCGCTTGTGAGTCCGACGAGTGCGACGGTCGGGACGTCCCGACGGAATGCGGCCGGCCCGAAGAGTACCGTTGACCCCGCGTGACTGGCCGCCGACCGCAGTGGACGGCGGCTCACCCCGAACCGGAGACCTGACCATGACGACGACCCAGACGACCTACTGGCTGATCGAGTCGACCGGTGACACCCGAATGGTCTGGAAGGCGAAGTCCCCGACGCTGGCCGGGGCGAAGAAAGAGGCCGGTGCCCGCCACGCAGTCTGCACCGGCGAGGGGCTGGGCGACGGCCAGACGATGCCGCGAGGGCAGCTGAAAATGGCCCTGGAATCGGGCCGCATCCGGATCGCAGACGGATCGAGTGCTGACGGCCTCTGCTAACCGTACACCATCCGCCGTGGCCACCAGCCGGGAAGCACAACCGGAGCAAGCTGGACGAGTACGTGAAGGTCGAGCAGGAGGTGGGGAGCCGGTTCCGGGTCGAACTCTCCTTGCTGGAGGTCCGGGACGCCCTGGAACGGGGGGACGAGCCGGGCCCGGTCCAGTCGTGGGAAATGTGACCGACCGAACCGGCCGGCCCGGTTTTCCTCCGGAACCCTGACATGGCCAAGTACCGCCGCCCCGCACGCCCGACGTACGACCTGGTCCTGGCCGCCGGCCGGGTCGAGGTCTGGTCCAACCTGGAGCCCGACCCCGTCGTCCTGACCGACCAGGAGGCCGGGACCCGGATCATCCACTACCCGGCGGTCCTGGCCGCGTTGCAGGGCTTGATCGACCCGGCCGGGAAGCCGGCCGACCCCGCCGGTCCGGTCGCGGCCGCCCAAAAAGCCCTCGCGGACGCCCTGGTGGCGTCCGCCCCGGTCAAGAAGCCCAGCAAGAAGAGGCCGAGGAAATGACCCTGCCGCCGATCGCCCGGGATGCCGCCGGAATCGCCCACATTGTCGCCCTGTCGGGCGGCAAGGACTCGACGTGTATGTCGCTGGCCCTCAACGAACGGGAGCCCCGGCCGTACACGTACGTCTGCACCCCGACCGGGGACGAGCTGCCGGACATGCTCGCCCACTGGGCGGACCTTCAGGTCCGGCTCGGCCAGCCGATTGTCAGGCTGACGAACGGGACCCTCGCGTCCCAGATCGATGCGAACCGGATGCTCCCGAACGTGTTCGCCCGGTGGTGTACCCGGGTCCTCAAACTCCGCCCGTTCGGGGCCTTCCTCGAACGGGCCGCCCCGGCGGTGGCCTACGTCGGGCTGCGGCACGACGAAGAGGATCGGGAAGGGACGCAGCCGGGGGGGGGACTCGGCCGCGATCGGGACGGCAGTCGAACACGACTTCCCGTTCCGGCGGTGGGGCTGGGGCCTGGAGCACGTCCTGGACTATCTGACCAACGTCGCCCGGGTCCGCGTCCCGGTCCGGACCGACTGTGCCCGGTGCCCGTACCAACGACTGGGCGAGTGGTACAACCTGTGGCTCAACTACCGGGAAGTCTTTCTCTCCGCGGAAGCCGACGAGGAGCGATTCGGGCACACGTACCGGACCAGTACCCGGGACTCCTGGCCGGCCGCCCTCAAGGACCTCCGGGCCTTGTTCGAGGCCGGGACGATCCCGGAGCGGTCGCTGAAGATGATGGAACGCCGCGACATGTGCCGGGCCTGTACCTTGTGAGGGTTCTGCGATGGCCGTCCGCGAGAAGATCCCCCGCCTGTCGGCCGCCGACCTCGTGCCGGGGTTCGACCCGCCCGTCTGGCACCGCCCGCGGCTCTACAAGGGGCACGGGGGCAATGCGTGGGGCGACCGGATCGAGCGCCGGGACCCGCACCGCCAGATCGCGGGCCGCCTCCCCTCCCCGCTCGGGCCGGCCTGGTGCGTGTCCCAAAAGCTGTGGGTCCTGAAGTGCCAGGCGGCGGCCGCGAAGGCCGTGTTCCACCGGGCGATCGGGACCGGCACGGCCGAGGACCGGCACGACCGGTACGATATCGCCCGGTTCGGCTGGGTCGGGGTCAAGTGGTACCGCGACGGGATCACCCTCGGCCGCGTCCTGGCCGACCTCGCCCGCCTGACGGTCGCCCCACCGCCCGAGGAGAAGACCGATTTCGCCTGTCTGTTCGACCCCGTCCCGGCCGCCCCGTCCGGGTGCAACGGCCGGTCCCGGAAGGACCCGCAGGTCGTCCGCTGGCAGGCCGGTCAGCCGTGGCGGTACGACCCCGATGTCGGCCGCGTCCCCGTCGAGCCGTTCACCGACCCGACGTACCAGGAGTTCGCCCGCGGCCTGCTCGGGGACCTCTTCGAGACGGCCCGGCTCAACGGGGCCGCCGGGGTCGCCCCGCCGGCCGGGGCCTGGCACGAGCCCGTCGCCCTCGCCTGCGCGGCCGACGAACTCGACGCGGCCGGCGACCGAACCGGCCTGGCCGCCCTCCTGCGGCACGCCGCGAACCCCGCCCACTGGACTTGATTTTGTCTAAATCAGGCCATACTCTTTAAGCGGACTTGCCAAAGTGTTGGCAGGCCGACCCCCGAGGAACCCGACCGATGGACAGTCGTCCGAGTGCCCGCCCGCCGGAGGCCCGCCCGCCCGCCCGGTCCGGCCCCAACCCCCGCCCGTGGGCCGGCCTGCCGCCGGCCGCCCGCCCGTCCGACGCCGCCGAGGGCGTCCGGACCGGGGTCTTCGTCCGCAGGTGGCAGGAGCAGGGCCGGGCCCACGGGGTCGTGGTCTACCTGTCCCTCGGCAAACTCTTTGCGGTCAAGGCCCAGGTCCCCCGCGGCGGGTCCGAGTGGGGTCCGGTCGGCGCCTCGACTTCCCCGGACGACGCCGACCTGGCCCGGGCCCTGGTCGTCCTGGTCGGGCCGGACGAGCAGTACGGGCGGGTCCGGGTCGGGGCGATGGGCCGGCACCCGGAGCACGACACCCTGGACGTCCCCGGCGGGCACGTCCGGGTGGTCGACCGGAACACCGGCCGGGCCCCGGCCCGGGAGATCGCCGAGGCGTACGTGCTCGAACTCCTGCGCGACCGGGTCCGCGAGCTGAGCCCGTCGGCCCGCGCCCGGGTGGCCGCCGAGCGGGCGGCCGCCGGGCAGTAACCCCGTCCTTTCCCCAACGGAGATCCCATCGTGAGCAACGACCTTGACGCCCGCGTCGAGCGGGACACCGGCCGAGGCGCCGCGGAACCCGAGCGGTACGCGGCGGACGGCCAACTGCCCCCGGCCGTCCGGGCGGTCGTCGACCAGGGCCGCCGGGTCCTGGCCGAGCGGGCCCGGGCGGCCGCCGACCAGGCGCGGCGGGAGCGGGAGCAGGTCGAGACCGCCGTCCGGGAGTGGCTGGGGCCGATCGCCGCCCGGGCCCGCGAGATGGTCGGGCCCGACCTGGCCGGCTACCTCGCCCTCCCGGTCGCCGACCTGGCCGACGACGTGCAGAAGGGGTGGGCCCTCGACCGCCGCCACGAGGACGTGATCGTCGCCCTCCGGGCCCCGGGGTGCGTCGAGGTCAAGATGGTCTTCCAGCGGGACGAGACGGGCCGGTTCCGGCCGCCCGCCGGGTACGAGTTCCAGATCGCCCCGAACCGCGGCCGGTGCGGGTTGGCCTGGCCCGACCTGGCCGTGACCCTGGCGTGTGCCCGGGAGCGGTACCTGGAGCAACTGGAGGCGGACAAGGTCCCGCTCTGAGGTGTGCGGGGTGTGCGGAAGTGAGGCAGGCCGGCGGGGCAACCCGCCGGCCTCGTTACTTGGCCCGGGACTTCGGCCGGGCCTTCTTGCCCCGGGCCGCCAGGCCCAGGCGGAGGAGGTCACGGATCGCGGACGGCCGCTCCATCCCGGTCGCGGCCATGTGGTCCTGAATCCCGCGTTCGATGGCGTCGTCGACCACGGCGTGCGCGATCGGCCGCAGGGTGACGGGGTTCCCGGTCGGGGTCCGGGCGGTCAGGGGCCGGTCGTGGGTCAGTCCCTGGACGAACGTGTCGTCGGCAGGCTTGGAGGTGTTCATACCGGCATTTTATTGCAAACCCGGTGCCGTGATCAAGCCGCCCGGGCCGCCCCCGACGCGCCCGTAAGGGACTGCCCGACGGCCGGTTGCGGCGGGGCCAGGCTGTTCCGCTGGTAGGCGGTCAGGACGGACACGAGCAGGGCCGCCCCGGGCTGGACGAATTCGAGCGGGACCGGCGGGACGATCCCCTCCTGGATCAGCTTGTCGGCGGCCATCACCCGGTCGCGGTGACTGCCCCCGAGGGCCCCGCGGACCGCGTCCTGGACGACGGCCACGGCCTGGTTGAGGGCGGCCGGCGGGACGGCCCGGGTCGGGTCGACGACGGCCCGCTGGAACTCGGCGAACGCGACCCGGACGGCCCGGAAGAACGCCTCCCGGTTGCGGTTGGCGATCCCCGACGCGAACTCGGCGGCGGTGGCGAGGATGGGGTGGTCGGTCACGGACGGCATTGGTGAACCTCCCTGCGGCGGGGTCGCCAGGGTCGCGACCCCGGCGAACCGAACGGAAAGTACGGGGACCCCGGGGCCTGGCCGAGCGGGCCGCCCCGGGCCCACGCCCACAGGGGCAGGCCGGGGGTGGCCGGCATGGCCGGCGCGGGCCAGGGGGCGACGACCGGGGGATTGGGGCCGACGGGATGGGGGCAGGCCGGCGAGACGGGCGACAGGGGCGATGGCGTGGAGAGGGCGGCGAAGGGGAGCACGGCCGGGGCTCCGGGCGAAAAAGGGCGGGCGGTTCGGTCGGACAGGTTCCGGGCTGTCCTCCCTCCCCGCCCGCCCGGGCTCAGCCGACGTACGGCGGGTCACCGAACCCGCCGAGCCCGTCGGGCGACGGGGCGTAGTCGCCGTGGTCGGTCCCGTCGTACCCCCACAGGGTCGCCGACCCGTCCGGGTCGTGCACGGCGAAGACGTAGTCGGAGTCGACCAGGGGCCGCCCGGTGGCCTTCGGGTCGGCCACCGGGCCGCCGGTCACGTCCAGGGTGTACGAGGCCGTCGCCGACTGGCGGAAGCCCACGGGGCCGACGAAAAAGTCCGCCAGCGGATTGCCGTCCGCGGAGTAGATCCCGACCCGCGGGCCCCCGCCGGCCATCGGCAGGACCGTGAACACGTCCGGCCCGCCCGGGTACTCGGCCCCGGCCTGGACGGTCAGCCCGCCGCGGAAGGTGAAGTCGCCGTAGGCGATGAACGAATACTGCGCGCCGGTGGCCGGGGTGAAGACGACGACCTGGTTCCCGCCCCCGGGGCCCGGGGTGATGACGAGCCGGTCCGGCTGGCCGGGGACCCGGATCGTGGTCAGGTCGCACCCGCCCGTGAACGCGGGCGAGTAGACGAACCCCGAGTAGATGACCTGCCCGATCCCGGGCGGCTCCATGATCGGGGTGCTACCCGCGTAGCGGCCGGACGGGACCAGCTGGACGCCGGTCAGCCCGCCGTCGTAGATGATCAGGTGCGAGGCCCCGCCGGAGCCCGCCTCCGGGATGTACGCCGTGCACTCGGCGTGGCCGGGGTAGAAGTTGCCGCTGGTGGTGACCACCGCCCCGGCGAACCCGGGGATCGGGGTGAACCCGGACACCCAGGCCGCCGGGTCGAACGCCGCGGGGGTCAGCCGGGCCTCGGCCTCTTCCGCCGCGAGGCGGACAGGCCGCGGAACCCGAACGGACTTGGTGGGCAGGGGCCGGAACATGGTAGCGAGCCGGAACATGGGGACTCTCGCCGAACTCAGGTGTGGCGGGCCGCGCCCGCCTGTCACCCGGTTATACGCACGCGACCGTCAGGTCTTGCAGACCCCGGACGGTTTCCGCCTATTGCCGGAACGACTCGGGCCCGTTCAGGCCGCCGTGCGTCTGGCCCCAGGACGGCCCGGACGCGTCGGCCGGGTACTCCGGCCGGGGGGCCGGCAGGACGACCTCCTGCCCGCCCCCGGGGAGCGGGCGGCCGTCCGCCCGGAACCCCGCCTCCCGGATGACCTCCCCAGCGGTCGGCCCCTGGGGGCCGACCGGGACTTCCTCCCCGACGGCCCGGTGGACCCCCGGGCGGGTCTCGACGACCAGTTGCCGGGCCTCGCCCGACGTCCGGTGGACGGTCACCCACCGGTACCGCGGGTACGCCGGGGCCGCGGGGTCGGCGACCCCGGCCCCCCGGCACGCCGGGCATGGCACGGGCTCGCCCGGGCCGGTCCGGATCGCCCGGACCCCGTCACACAGGTCGCACGGGTCGGCCATAGTTTCTGTTCAGTCCAAAAAGTTACCGCGTCGGAACCGGGTTGCCAAGGGGCTGGCAACCCGGTTACCAAAAATCCGGTTAGAACCGCGTGACGATCCGCCCGCGGACGCGGGCCGGGGCGGCCGGGACCGCGACCGCCGGGACCGCGACCGCCGGGGCGACCCCGACGCCGGCCCCGATCCCGGAGAACCGGGTCCGGGTCACGCCGTGGACCCCGCCGATCGCGTTCGCGCCGAACGCGTTGAACCCGACGCCGTGGGCGCCGATCCGGGGGCCGAACGCGTTCACCCCGAACGCGTTGAACCCGACGGCGTTACCGGCCACGCCGTAGCTGCCGTAGGCCACGCCCGGGACGAAGGCCGGGGCGACGACGACCGAGGGGACGACGGCGACCGAGGGGACGACCGCCGTCGACTGGACGACGGTCTGGCCGTAGGCCACGCCGGGGACGAGGGCCGGGGCGGCGGCCACCCCGGGGACGGCCGGGCACGCCGGCTGCTGGGCCGGGGCGGCGGCGGCGACGGCCAGGACGGCCGCGAGCACAAGCATTACGCGCATGGCAAAACTCCTCCAGAGGGTGCGGTCAATGGGCGAATGCGGGCGATCACTTGCCGGCCGGGTCGGCCGGCGGGATCGGCGGGATCTCGGGGGCCCGGGGCTGGACGCCCGGCGGGGCCGGCGGGTTCGCGGGAACCGGCGGGGTCGCCGGACTCGCGGGGGTCGGGGCGACGGCCGCCGGCACGACCTGGACGCCCCCGACGACGGGGACGATCGCCGTGGCGTAGCTGGCGGTGTAGCCCGCGACCTGGTAGGTCGGGGACACGGTGAAGTTCACCGCGATCGTCGGCGAGCCCGGGACGACGAAGACGGCGGCCGGGACGACGACGGCCGGCGCGGCGTAGGTCGGGGCGGCGTAGGTCGCCGCGGAGTACGTGTACCCGCTCGCGTAGCCGGACGAGTAGCCGCCGCACCGGTGCTGGGCCGGGGACGTCCCGGCCCAAGCGAGCATTGCGACGATCGCGAGGGCGACCTTGGTCACGAGCTTGGAGTTACAGGCCACCATCGGCCGGTACGACTCGCCCGAGTTCGCGACGTCGACCGCCTGGAGGCTGACGTTACACGCGGTCTCGTTCTGGGACACGCTGGTCACCTCGAACTCGACGGTGACCCGGTCCCCGGCCCTGATCTCCTGGCCCTTGCTGTCGTGCGGCATGACGCCCTCCGTTACCGGACCTCGAACTGCTGGAACTGGGCCTTGACCTCGGGGGCGAGCTTGCGGCCCCGGGGCATCGACCCGTCGGCCACGGCCTGGCGGACGCGGGTCTGGACGTACAGGGGCATGGGCCTGAGCGGCGCCCGGCCGTCGTCGTCGGCGAACAGGACGAGCCCGCCCCCCGAGTCGGCCGCGACCCCGGGGGCGTGGCACTTGCCGCAGTTGCCGGCGGCGAGCAGGGCGGCCGCGTCGGGCTTGCCCGGGGCCGGCGGGGCGACCGCCCGCGGCCGGATGCCCACGGCCTCGCGGATCTGGGCGACGTCCGCCTGGATGGCGGCCATCTTCGCCCCGATCCGGGCCTCCAGCGCGTCCCCGTCGGCCTTCGACATCATCGGGTCGCTCACGAAGGCCCCGTACAGGGGGACCGTGACCGTCGGGGCCGGCTGGCCGTGCCCGGGCGGGGACGACCGGACCGGGCCCGAGCTAGTGGCGGCCATCGCCCACGCGCTCATCAGGAGGGCGGCGAACGAGGCGGCGCGGTTCGTCATGGGGTGGCCCCCGCGAGAATCAGCATCACGACGGGGAACCTCTCTTCCCAGTATTGCCGCGGGACCGCGATCGGGTCGTCGAGCATGAGCCCGACGAGCACCGGGTCGATCACCCGGCGCTTGGACGGGTCGGCCGGGTCGGGGTTGGCGTAGGCCCGGAGGCGGTGCCTGAACTCCCCCGGGGTGACCCCGCACTCGGCCGCCGCCACGGCCGGGGTGACCGGGTCGAGGTACCGCTGCCACACCCGCCGCCACGCCTGAGCCAGGGCCGCCGGCTTGAGCCCGCTGGCGTCATGGGCGGCCTCGGCGTGGTCCTTCTCGGCCCGGTCGAACTCGCGCTGAAGGGGAGCCAGGTACCCGCTGCGGATCTGGCGGGCCCGCTCCGGGTCGATCGCGTCCGGGGTGGCCAGGCTCGCCCCGGTGTTCGCCGCGTAGATCCGCCGGGCGTAGGCGGTGAACACCTTCAGCCCCGACCGGTCGTGGCACCCCCAGCACGAGTACCCGGCGTGAACGCGGTGGTCGGTGTTCGTCGCCCCGGTGTCGGTCGCGATGTCGTCCGGGGCACTGTCGACCAGGGCCCCCTGGCCGTTCGCGAGGACCCCGCACGGCTGGCCGTTCGGCAGCGGGAAGATCACCATCTGCGCGTCGAACTTGAAGTCGTCGAGCAGTTGCACGGTGACGTTCCGCTGCCCCTTCTTCGTCTTCGCGTCGCGCGTCTCGAACCAGGTGCCCTTGATCGTGCGGAGGAAGATGACGAGGCGGTCGACGTCCGGGTTCGCCACAGCGGATGCCGGGACCATCTCCAGCCGTTCGAGCCGTAGCTCACGACTGCCCCTCCGGTCGAGCCGGGCGAAGTCCTCCACCGTCTTGAGCTTCTTGTCGCCGAACCCGAGGAAGTCGTAATACCCGTGCCCGTCCCGCCCCGCCTGGACGCCCGTCTGGAACAGGAACTCGTCGGCCCGGACGACCGGGGTCCGGCTCCCGGTCGCCTGGGTCAGTACGGCGAACGCGGCCGCGTCGGCCCCGAACATGGGGGAGAACGATTCCTCCCCGGCCACCTTCACGGGCACGAGGTGGTAGTGGTTGACCGGGGCCAGGGCCCCGAACACGCCGCGCTCCCACCGGTAGTCGTCGAGGTTGACGGCCCACAGCCACGGGGTGACCGGGCGGGGGCGGGCGATCTCGGCCTCCCGGGACAGCTTGTTGACGTGGTCGCTCGTGACGGCGTACAGGTCGGCCAGGGCTTCGGGGTCGCCGGCCAGGTGCCGGGCGTCGAGGTACCGCGTCTGGCGGGCGACGTCGGGCGGCAGGCGGGAAATGTCGGCGGCCGCCGCCAGGGCCGTGGCCGCGAACGCGGGGGGACCGGCCGGCCGCGGGGCCGGGGCCGGCTCGACGGCCGGGACCAGCCCCGCGGCGGCCGCGAGGGCGATCAGGATGACCAGGGTGCGGCTCACGACCACTCCGGAACACCGGCAACGGGTTGGCAGGTCACGCCGCCTGCGGGGCGGCGACCGGGGCCCTCTGGCCGTCGACCGCGGCCTCGATCCCGGCCAGGATCTCGGCCACGACCACCGCCGCGTGCTCGGCGTCGGCGATGACCTGGCGGATCTGGTCCAGGGTCGGGATCGCCAGCCGGGCGGACGCGGCCCCGGCCCCGGTCAGCAGTCCGGCCAGGGTGGCCAGGACGATCTGCTGGATCGTCTGGGTGTTGCCCGGGGCCAGGTACTTGAGCAGGACCTGGAGGGCCAGGCCGATCAACTGCCCGCTGCCGACCTGGACGCCCATCCCGGCCAGGACGGCCTTGAGGGTGTCGAGCAGCCAGACGAACAGCCGGCCGCCGCCCGCCGACGGGGGCGGGGAGGGGACGACCGGCGGGGCGACGGGCGGGGGGACGGGGGGATTGGGGCTCACGGGGGGGCTCACGGGAGGCGGGGGCGGGGAAACCGGCGGGCCGACCGCCCCGCCGAACAGGGCCGCCCACCGGCCCCCGTTCGGCACGCCGAGACCGGTGCAGGCGTCCGGGCCGACCCGGGCCTGGTAGTCCACGTTGTTCCCGGCGACGACGTCGGTCCAGGCGGCCCGGTTGGCCGGGGCCCAGGCGCTCGTCAGGAACCCGTCGGCCGCCGGGCCCTCGGCCGCGAGCAGCCCGGCGTACAGCGGGGCCACGGCGGACGTCCCGCCGACCACCTGCTGCACCCCGTTGACGTAGATCAGGTACCCGGTGCTGGGGTCGGCGTTCGCGGCCACGTCCGGGACCATCCGCCCGAGGCCCGCCTTCGGGGGCGCGGGGATCTGCCCCTGCTGGCGCGCCGGCACCGGGAAGATCGCCGAGAACCCGCCGCCGGTCCCCTCGCCGCCGCCGCTGTTCCAGACGATCTCGGAGTTGGCCGCCTTCGTCGTCCCCCCGCACGCGAGGACGTTCGGGTCCGAGGCCGGGTAGTCCGTGTTGTCCCCGGGGCCGCCGTCGCCCGAGTTGTTGTCCCCGGCGGCGGCCGGGTAGGTGCACCCGGCGGCCGCCCCGGCGGCGAACTCGGCGGAAAACGCGGCCAGGGTCGCCCCCGGCCACGCCCCCTCGTACTGCCCCCACGAGCAGGAGATCCGCTTGCACCCGTCGGCCCGGGCCCGCCGGAACGCGGCCAAGAAGCCGGCGTCCGAGTTCCGGGCGCAGTACACCCGGATCTGGGCCGGGCGGTTGGTCCGGTAGGCGTACGAGCCGGCGGCCATCTGCACGTCCAGGGCGTTCTCGCCGTCCGCCCCGGGGTCGGGGGCCGGGACGGCCCCGTCGACCGGGACCAGGACGACGACCGGGGCCGGCAGGCCGTCCCGGGCGGCCGCCAGCCTGGCGTCCTGCGGGTAGACCGTCCCGCCGAGCGAGATGATCGCGACCGGGGCGGTGTCGCCCGGGGCGGCCCCCTGGGCGAGGCCGTAGGCCGAACAGATCGAGGCCGGGGTGAAGGTCCGGGACACGGCCCGGGACGGGAAGTGGATGCGCGGCGCGAACCGGACGGGCATGGCCTCGTCTCCCGGACAGACGGGGTGGCGGGCCGCCAAACGGTTGGCGGGCCGCGGGGTGGTCGCGGCCGGACGGCGGGGCCCGGAACTCCCCGCCCGTCTCGTGTCCGGTCCGACCGGGTGATCTCGATTGGTTAATCAGTGTACCGCCGCCGGGGCCCGTGTCAAACCCAGTCGACCGGGGTTGCGGGCGGGGCCGGCGGGCGGGAAGGTGGGGGTACGACCGTCCGAGGGGGTTCCGCCATGCGCCGTTTCGCTCACCTGGCCGTCTGCCTGACCCTGGCGTGCGGGCCGGGCGGGCCGCCGGCCGGGCCGCCGGTCTACCTGCCCCGCCTCCAGGCCGTGGTCGCCGCGTACCGGGACCGCCGGCCCGAGGCCGACGCCGCCTGGACCGGCCGCCGGGTCCGGGCCGCCCTGCCGGCGGACGCGTACGGGGCCGGGGCCGGGGCGGTCACCTGGGCCCTCGGCCCGCCCGGGACGCCCCCGGCCGTCGTCTTCCGCCTGGCCCCGGGGGCCGGGGTCCCGCCCGGGCGGCCGGCCGTGGCCGTGGTCGGGGTGTGCCGCGGGGCCCGGGACGACGGGCTGGCCCGGGGTCACGGGGTCGGGTTCGTGGTCGAGGTGGTCGACTGCGAGGTCGCCCCGGCCTCGCCCTGATCGTCCTTGGCCCGGGGCATGGGGGCGAGCCCGGCCGGGTCGCCGGCCGGGCGGGCGTCGACCCGCCGGGTCAGGGTCTGGATGGCCTGGCGCAACTGGCGCATCTCGGCCTGGAACTCGGCCATCTGCCGGGCCCGGGCGTCCTGGTCGGCGGCCGCCTGCCGGCTCTGGGCCTGGAACGCGTCGAGCACCCGGTCCAAAATCAGCCTCGTCTTCTCCTCCGACGTCTCCCGGTCCTTCCACATCCGGTTGATCGCCTCCAGGGTCCGCTCGTTCGTGTCCGAGGCGACCCGGAGGGAGTCGCCCTGGCGGGCGTCCTCGCGGTGGCTCATGTCCCGCATGGTCAGGCCGACGATCAGGATGAGGAGGACCAGGATGGCGTTGACCATCCCCTGCCCGGTCATGGTGTTCATCCGCCCGAGCACCCGGTCGGCCGCGGTCCCGCTCTCGCGGACGAGGGACGCCGTCGCCCCCTGGGGGGCGTCGGGCGGGACGGCCGGGACCGGGAAGGTCACGCTCGGGGTCGACCCCGGGCCGACCGGGGCGGGGACCGGGACGTGGGTCCCGGTCGGGTCCGGGACGGGGTCCGGGGCGGCGGCGGCCGGCGGGAGCGGGTCGGTCGGCATGGCGGCGGTCCCGGTCTCGCGCCCGGAACCGCGCGGAGGAAGGGTGAGGGGTCGTTCGGGATGGGGTCATAGTGTACCCGCCGAACGGTCGGCCGGGAAGCCGACTACCCGCCCGGGCAACCCGAACAGGGCGGTCGGGGCCCGGGCGGGCCCGGCGGGCGGCCGGCGTCATCGACCTCGGCCGCCCAGAGGCCCCTTGGGCAGGACTGCTCGCTCCACTCCGTCTTGAGCGCGAGGACGCACCGGCAGTCGGCACACCACCCGGCCCGGTACTGGCCGCACGTGTTGGCCCGGCAGGTGGCCAGGCGGGCGGCCCGGACCTCGGCCGACACGGTCGGCGACCCGAGCTGGACGTGCCGGGTGAGGGCGGCGAAGAAGTCCCAGACGGCTTTAAGGGTCAAAGTCGACCTCCACCCGGATGCAGTCGGAGACCCAGGTGGACGTCCCGTCCGGGTTGGGGATCAGGGTCGGCGGGTACGGGGACCCGTAGAAGAACCCGCCGCCGCCGAGCAGGTCGGCGGTGAACGCCATCGTCTTGCCGGACGGGTCGGTCTGGTACTGGGTTTGGGGGTACGTGCTGTTGTAGACGAGCGGGTCCTGGCCGGTCAGGTACGTGCCGAACCCGGCGTAGTGGTTGTCGACCCCGCTCGTGGTCGGGGCGAACCCGCAGTCCGAGCAGATGTCGACCCGGATCGAACTGTTCGGCCCGTCGATCGTCCCGGCCGCGCGGACGCCCACGAACCACCCGTCGTACAGGGTGCCCGACCCCGTGATCTGGAAGACCGCGTCGTACGGGAACCCGTACGGGACGGGCGGGGTGCCCGACTGCCCGTTGGTCGCGATCTCCCCGCGGTAGGCGAACTCGGCCGGGACGAAGAGGGACCCCGGGCTGATCCCGAACGCGACCCCGCTGGGGTCGCACTTGGCCGGGGCCGGGAAGAACCCGCTCTGGGTGTGGAGCGGGACGCGGCCGGTGAAGATCAGCGGGCCCGGGGTGACGGTCCCGTAGAACCCGCCGAACCCGGCGTACTGGTACCGGTACAGGCGGAAGGTCACGCCCGACACCGCTCCGGCGACCGCCGGGTTGTTCCAGATGGCCGACTGCATGTAGAAGCCGACCCCCGGGTCCCCGCCGTTGACGAAGAACCCGGTCAGGTCCCCCCGGTCGTCCACGATCTGGGACAGCCCGACCGCCCGCCCGGCGAACCCCGGGTTGTAGTTCGGGGTGGTGACGACCATGTACGGGGAGCAGTTCCGCACGTCGAGGAAGACCTGGTACTGGACCGGCCCGACCCGCTTGTCCGGGTAGCACGTCGTCCCGTCCGGGACGACGTCGACCAGGGCGAAGTACCACGGGACCCCGTTGCGCAGCGGGTTCGGGTCGCCCGGGCCGTTCAGGTCCTTGACCAGGACGACGGGCCCGATCGACCCGTCGATCGTGCTCTGGCCGTACAGGACGTCCGGCGACGAGATGAGCAGGGGGACGAAACAGCACGTCTTGCAGCACGGGCTGCACGGGTTGAGCATCATGTGAGTGGGCAGTCGAGGGCCACGAACTCGTACCGCGAGCGGTTGGCCATCCACCCGATCGCGCAGTACGTCCCGGCGGGCATCGTCTGGTGCCAGCGGTTGTCGGTTTCAACCCGGACGGTCCCGAACGCCCCGGTCACGTCCACGAACCCGGTCGCCCCCGGGTTGACGGCCGACACGACGGTCCCGGTCAAATTCCACTGCCCGCCCTCGAACAGGAGGGCGGCCCCGTCGGCCGTCGGGAAGACCCGGGCCTTGGTCCACGGCCCGATCCACCGGTTGGAGTTCACCTCCCGGGCCGGGTGCTGGCTGGTCGTCCCGACGTACGGGTACCCGGTCAGTTTCGAGTCCGGCAGGAGCGGGCTCGACTCGTCCAGCCGGACCCACGGGTAGTCGGCCGTCCCGGAGGCCGGCAGGCCGGTGATCCGGACCAGGAACGACGGCCGGACGGCCGCCTGGGCCAGGTACAGCCCGCCCCCCAGGTCCTGGTCGACCCGGACCAGGTCCCCGGCCACGACCGGGCCGACCCCCGACGACACCAGGGCCTGGGCGACGAGCGGGTTCGGCGGCGGGGCCAGGTCGCCCATCAGGTCCCCGGCCCCGACCGGGGCCGACAGCCCGGGCGGGTTGACCGTCTGCTCGATGAACCAGACCAACTGGCCGTACTTGATCTGGACCGGGTCGGGGTACTGGTCCGCCCTCCCGAGGACGACCGCCCACGCCCCGGTCGCCGGCCGGGCCAGGACGCGGCGGGTCCCGGCCACGACCCGGCGGGCGAAGTCGGGCAGGTCGAACGGGCTGTTGTCGGACACGCCGGACACCGCGGAACTCCTCCGGAGGCGGGGACCCTGCCAGCCCTTTGGCTACGGCGGGAGCGTCGTCGCCGGCATGAAGATCTGGGACTCGTCGGTATACGGGAAGAGGCCGTACTGGGCGATGGCGGTCGACGGCGGGACGACCAGCGGGCCGCCGTTCTGGCTGGCCGCCTGGGCCCGGGTGGCCGGGTACCATAAATTATTGCCGCGGAACGGGACCAGGTTGTGGCCGCGGATGCCGTACCCGGGCTGGGCGGGGCTCGTCACCCCCGGGGGCGGGTTGAAGTACACGAACGGGACGTCGATGTCGCAGTAGTACGCCGGCCCGCCGACGAACTGGAGGGGGGCGACGTACTTCTTGATCTTCGGCGGCTCGAACAGGCACGTCCCGGGGTAGAAGTTGTCCAGGAACCAGCCCTGGTTGAGCTTGTTCATCGCCGTGTACAGGTTGGTCGGGATCATCGAGTAGAACGCGTAGTTGTACGGCACCCACCGCCAGTGCAGGACGTACCGGATCTGGGAGACGATCGTCCCGAACGGGGCCCGGAAGGACGACGCCGTGGTCGTGTTCGTCCCGCCCTTCGGCCCGCCCGAAGACGTGTAGTCGTCCGCGTACCACATCTGGGCGGCCCCGCCCTCGGCCGCGAGGAACTGGCTCGTCGGGTCCTCCTCGACCCAGGTGTTCCGCAGGTATTCGTACTGCGGGCCGGCGATCGCGCCGTCCTCCAGGAACCGCCACGGGTAGTTGGTGAACCCGAGGTTGAACCGGGCGATCTGGTAGGTCGCGCTGCCGAGGGCGGCCGAGATGCCCGGGGCGTACGGGTTGCGCTGGACGAACCCCTTGCCCCGGAACCGGACGCCCTTACAGGAGCACCGGGCGACCCGCAGCCACGGGTAGTACGGGTGGGCGAGCGGGTTGACCCGCCGCAGGTTCATCCCGGGGTCGACGTAGCTGAACCCGACCGCGTACGCCATGAACAGGTACCGCTGGGCGAACGGCACGTCCACGACCAGGCTCGTCTCCTGCTCGGTGACGGAGAAGACGTCGTCCCACGGCGAGTAGTCGCCGACGCGCTCGTGCCAGTTGGCGAACGCCTGCGTCTGGCTCCCGGGGATGACCAGGTTCGACAGGCCGTTGTCGCCCGGGCTGACGGCGAGCGTCCCGCCGCCGGACTGGTTGTCGATCGTCCCGCCCATTACTTGCCCCCGGCCGCCAGGCCGCCCCCGATCGCCCCGCCCTCTTTCCGGTCGAAGTACCCGGCCGCCCCGGCCAGCCCGCCGAACGCCATCCCGGCCACCCCGGCCATGCCGCCGACCGCCATCCCCTTGAGCACCCCGCCGACCCGGTCCCGGACCTGCCGCTTGGACGGGATCGCGTCGACGATCTTCTTCACGTCCCCGGCGATCCCGCCCAGGGTCGTGTTGATGGCCGAGACCGTGTCGGCGACCGTCGGCCCGGTCTGGTACGCGGCCGCGTACGTCGTCTTCGCCAGTTGGTCCGCCCCCATGAAGTGGGCCTCGGAGATCGCCGTCGCCCGGTGCCCGGTCGGCTTCTTGGCCTCGATCCCGAGGGCCCGCAGGGCCTCGGTGATGGTGTTGACGATCCGGGTGATGACCTCGGCGAACTTCACCGCCAACTGGACGAGCAGGTTCATGAGCCCCATGACCGCGTCGTTCATGACCAGGGCCCCGGCCAGGGCGACGAGGGCCGCGGTCAGCTTGGCGACGGCGACGACGACCGGCATGAACGCCCGCATCAGGTCGACCACGAACCCCATGACCATCGACAGGGGCTCCATGAACGCCTCCAGGATCGACCCGAACGCCTCCATGAGTTGCCCGGCCTTGTCGAACATGACGGCGACGACCCCGCCGGCCGCCGCCAGCCCGGTCAGCCCGCCGAGGGCCATGCCAATCACTTGGCCGATCGCCGCCAGCCCGCCCGTGGCCGCGTCCAGGGCCAGGGCGAGCAGGTTGGCGGCGACGACCCCGCCCATGATCGCCCCGGCCATGATCCCGGCGGCCACCGCCATCGCCCCCATCAGGACCTTCGCCTTGTCGCTCATGCCCCCGAGGGCGTTCGCGAACACGTTGACGATCTGGGTGACGACCTGGAGGGCCGGGGCGAGCATCTGGCCGATGGTCGCCCCGAGGTCCTGGAGGGCCCGCATGAACTGGAAGGCGGTCCCCGGGTCGATCAGTTTGACGAGTTCGGCCAGCGCCGCGAACTGGCCGCCGATCCCGGCCAGGCCGACGACGAGTTCGCCCGCGAGCCGCGCCCCCTTGGCGAACCCGTCGTTCAGGCTCGCGAGCACCCCGTTGAACTCGGCGAACGGGCCCTTCTTCTTGTCCTTCTTGTCCTTCGGGTCGGGGGCCGGGTCGGGGCCGGCGGGGCCGCCCGACCCGCCGCTCGGCTGGTTGACGACGGTGACCGGGAGCGGGCGGGGGGCGACGACGACGACCGGGGTGGGCATCGTCCCCGGGCGGCCGCCGCCCGGCTTGCCCGGCCCGGGGCCGGGCGGCGGGGGCGGGGGCGGCGGGGGCGGCGGCGGGGGTGGGGGCGGGGTGGGTTTGGGGTTGGGGGGCGGGGGCGGGGGGCTCGGGCCGGGCCCCGGGTTGGGGTTGGGCGGCGGCGGGGGCGGCGGCGGGGCCCCGGCGTCCGGCTCGACCCCGAAGTCGGCCGGGATCGGGA